CTACCAGTCGCTCGGCACATGATTGCGCTTCCCGTTATTTTTGTACTGCTCATACATGCGCTCAAAACTTGTTTTAGTTGCCATCGTAATCGGGTGATGCTCTTTCCCATAATGGATATACGCCCAGCACAATTTTTCATTCTGAACTGTTGCAATCTGTTCTTCTGTGAACGCCTGCTTTTCAACGAGCGCCTCAACCTTTTGCTTAATTTCTGTCAACTGCTCTTTATGTTCTGCATTGTGCTTGTCCATCTCTTCCCTCAATTTCTGTATCAAATGATACGTTTCTTTGGGCAGGTTCTCTCTTGTGTGACGCTCTTCTCCTCTTGCGATGATCCACCGTTTTAGTGCGCCGACAGCTTTCGCGAATCCCCAGAAAGTGGCGGCAATGCCAGCGAATGCTGCGAATCTCCCATAGGCGCTCTGCAAAAAGCTCTCTATCATGGTCATCGTAATCACCCGCCTGTAACATTTAGCACAATACCGAGTTCTTTCGCGTAACCCGAAATTTTTTCTGCCGCTTCTTTGTCATCTGTTTCGCCGGAAATTTTGTATAAATATAGCATCAGATTTACATATTCTTTCATCACATATCCTGTGTAATTTTTGTAACGCGCTTTGTACCAAGCGCCGTTTTCCCCGATAATTGTAATAGTTGCGCCGTTGGGAATCGTTGTAATTCGTGCACTTCCTTTGTCCGCCCTTCCCCTCATGTTGAGTGTACCACCCTTCACCATTCCTCTTGTTTCTTCGGAAGGGGCATCATCTGTGCTTGGAGTCTCCGCAGAACCGCTTACATCGTACTCTGTGTACTTCAATTTGGCGGCATATCCCCAATCGCTGATGCAGCTTGTCACGCAGCCGTACTTCGTCCCTTTTGCCTCAACGACTTTTCCATCCCCGATATATAGCCCGACATGGTAAAAGTTTCCTTGTCCATCATTCTTGAATGCTGACGGTTCTGCTCCATCTCGCCGCATCTTAAAGACCGCCATGCCGGGGATGAGATTGACCTCCCCTATCTTCCCTTTCTCTGTTGTGTACTTTCGCCACATCGTGTTACTGCCGTGATACATGTAGCTCCCCGCCTGTCGATACCAGTAAGTAAAAGCGCCGGAACAGTCCACCGCACCCTGTGACGCCGCATTCGCAACATACTTCCATGCCTTCCCCGGCTCGACCATTATCAGGAACTTTTCGATCTACCAGCTCGCTTTTACTGTTTTATAAGCCATACTGAACACCTTCCTTTTGCAAGGGACATCACAGTGTTCCCATGATGTCCCTTATTATTTATTCCTTCTGCACCGCCCGACCTTGATATTCCGCAACTTGCACGCAACTTAAAAAAATGCCGAAAAATCGGCATTTGCGCGCTGTTAAAACTAAAGATTGCAACTTGCGCGCAAGTTAGATTGTTGCCGCGTCTTCCTCATTTTCCGCCGCGTCCAGCGAATCATAGTACGCCTGCGCCAGCTTCTCGATTTCCGCGATGTCGTCCTCGACAAACAATCCGTTATCGAGGTGCGTGTACGCCTTATCGAGCCAAAATGCCACATCGCGTCCCGCGGAAATCTCGCGCTTAATTGCGCGCAGCGTCAAATCATGCCGTGCCTTACTACTAATAGCCATAAAGATACCTCCTTAGTTTTGCGTAAGGGATGCAATCGCATCCTCAAGATTTTTGATTACAACGTTTACATCACGTTGGTACGTCGCCGTCGCACCTGCACCGTCACTCACGCTGATGGTAGTCGTTGGGGCGTAGGTGGTCAGCGCTTTGTACGCGGCAATTTCAGCAGCGGAAAGGGCGGTTTCGACGGGTGTTGCAAGCGATGTCAAAACATATACCTCGTTCGCGTCAAGGAATGCTTTGAAGTCGGAAACGGTCGTCGTACCCTTTTCCGCGTAAGCGAAACCGATAAGGTGATTCAGGTTGGTCATGGCGCCGCCGACAACTTCCGAACCTACGCTGGTAGAAAAATGTGTGCAAAGAACGTTTGTCGCATAAGTGCCGTCAAACTGCGCGAAATAGCGGTCAACTTTGTTTCCAGTCTTCATCCAATTCTTCGAGGATGTCAACTTGATTTTCGTGACGTGTTGCACATACACCCCGCGCGTCAAATCCACTTCATCGCACACCCAATGCTGCCCGCTTTCATCCGTGTAATTGCCGCCGGATGTGACCGGGATGCCCGGCAGCGCATTCGGTGTTTGCAGCGTCAGCGTCTGCGACTTGTTCGCGCCGTCCGACACCGTGACCACCACCGTTCCGCCGTCACCCGCGCTAACAATCGGCACGGGCGCGGTCGGGAGGGGCGTACCATCCTGCGTGCTTTTGCCGCAGACGCGCAAGCCGACAAAAGGCGCGGCGAAAGAATCCGTCGTAGTAATCGACGCGCCGGACACACTGCCAGACAACACATTCGCGCGCGCGGAAAGCGTGTTGGCGGTATTCGCAACCGCGCGGATAGCGTCGCCAGCAGCTTTCGCGTCCGCCGCGCGGTTCTCCAGCGCCAGCGTTTTGTCCGTCACCAGCACTGTAGGAATCTCGCCATTCACGTCTGCGCCATACAGCGCCAGAATCACACCAATCGTGCTTGCGTCAACCATTATTAACCCCTCCAATCTGGATCCATTTTCCTTCTGCATTCTTTTGCCACAGCTCTTTATATCCGGCTGTATACGCAAAACTGCTGATTGACCCAGAGTTTTTAGGTTCGCTGCCGTTTGTTATATCCTCCGCAGAGTCAACCATCCATTCTTTGTTGTCGGAATAGATTGTCTTTCCACTGTTTTCCGAAATCAAATGCCACATGATTAAGCCTCCTTTACAGAAATAGTAAGTCGCGTTGATTCCATGCCCAAATTTCCATCGGCATCAACTGCTTGAAACGCAATAATTCTATTCCCTGCGTTTTGGAATGTTTTTGAAAAACTGATTGTTTCCTGCGTTACATCGTAGATTCTTTCGTTTACCTGTTCGTCCACGATAAAGCGGACACTCTTTGCATTCTTCTGCACCACCGTAAACGTAATGCTCTCACCAACCGTGATGTTCGTTTTATCAGGTGTCACACTGATAATTTGCGGACGCGCATTCGCGAGTGCAGAAACCTCTTCTTGCCATGCAGATAACAGTTTGCTGTAGTTTTGGTTCGCTGTGTTTGACTGATAAACCGCTGTTTTTAGCAATTCCAAAAGTAATAGTTTTTCTTCTGAAGTAAACATACTTGAAATGTTGTCTTCGATTTTCATCAAGCGGTCGCCAACTACTTTTGCGTCAGCAGCGTAGTCAATTTTTGTCTATGTTTTATCTGTCGTCACTTGCCCTGACGCAGCGTTGACTGCGCGTGCCTTGGCAGTAACGGGGATAATAATTTCGTATATTGTCGCTCCACTTGTTTCATTCTTCGCGAAAATATAGCATCGAATGTTTTTGCTTTGCTTCAGCATCGCATCAGGAATACCACACACTACATTATCATTTTCGTCTATATATGGTTCACGCACCATTGCTTCGCTGGCTCCGTCAACGGAAAAATGTACTTCCGTCGCCGTGCCATGAACGCCAGATATACACTACTCAAGCCCATAATCATATTGGTAAACAGTGTTTGTAACGGTCGTTTGCGTGCTCGAAACCACATTCGCATAAACAACATTTGTTCTCTCCATTATCATCACCTCCTGTTTTATTCTCCAATCGCAATCCAGTCAGCTGTCCGAGTTCCATCGAATCCGCCGACTGTTACTTTTGCTCCCGTCAATGTTTTTGTGTGCACTTTTAATGTGCCTCCTCCCCCGTTCCAGTTTTCCTCCGTTGTTGCATACGTCACCGTAACACACGGAATCTTCGTAAAACCAGCCGTAGAGTAATCAATCTCAACATCGCTTCCTGCTGCCTCGATTGTCCCACATGCCATCTTATAAGGGAGCCGCGCCATCGGTACTGTTCCGCTGGTCAGTTCACTCGCATTGCCAATGCCAAGGTTTTCCTTCGCCGCTTCCGCCGTCACAGCACCCGTGCCACCGTTTTTAATTGGGATAGCCGTTTCCATCCCTTCGTGGAAAACACGATGTGAGGTATATACATCGTTCTCAATGCACTGCATTATCAACGCATTGTCCTTTGTACTTTCCTTCTTTGCCGTACTAATAACAAGGGCACGGCGATTCTTGCCATCCGCATTTTCCCATGCAGTAATTTTGATAACACCAGTAGATGTCCCTTGCATAGATGCGCGGAATGTCCTGTTTGTACTTGTTGGGATAAGGTAAAAACCCGGTTCTGACGCACCTTCAATTTTCAGAGAACCCGTCATGGTATCTCCTTCTTTGTTTACAGCCCCAATGTTTTTACAAGCGTCTGCCGATGTTGCCCCTCCTGTGCCACCATACTCAAGCGCCAGCGGCTCTGCCAGTACAATCGGCCAACCAAAATCAACCTCGTTCGGTCTTTCTGCACTCTTGCCAAACGCGATGCCAGACCCATCACGATAAAAGTCAATCAACACTCGTTTTGTTCCGATGGAAATCGTCTGCTCTACTGTCGTAAAGTAATCCGTTATCGAAACTTTCAAGTCGTAGCTTGACAGTGGATTAAATGTCTGCCCCAACAGCAATTGCCCTTCTGAAATTGCGTAACCAACAAATGTCAGCTCTTGCGCTTCTATCCAGTCCGTGTCCCCACGCACTCGATAATAAATCTTCCCAGTAAGTAGATTCTTCCCATCGCAAGCCGACGCTGTTGCCACGATTCCAACACGAACCTTGTCGCCATCTAACTGCGCGGCACTACCGTCTGTGTTGCAGCGTTCCGCCGTGAAGGTTGTAAGGCTCGGTGTCGAATAATCAACAACAACAAACTTTTTTATTGCTGTCGCAATTCTTCCACGCGAATCCGTAACCGTGACGGTCATCTGGTTTTCTCCGGCCACATTTAGAAAGCCGCTGCGAAAGGTATCTCCTGTGTACGTCACGCTATTCAGTACGGAACGATAGGAAGAAATCGTGCTGCCTTGCGTACCAGACGCCGAAATCTTTGTTGTTAGCGCACTGTGTGTTCTTATATATGCGCCAAATTTTTCCGCGATACCCGCCGATGCTTCTGAGATTGTCACGGCGGAAATCGTCGGTACAACAGTGTCTGGAATGGTTAGCGTTAGCATTTTTTGCGTTGTTCCAATCATATTCGACCCAATGTAGCTATCACACAAAATAGTACATAGCCCAGTTGTTGCTGATGGAATCTGCGAAGCTAATAAAAGAGGCGGCGTCCATGTTGCTGTATCTGTTACATTCTCCGCAATCGTTCCGCTTGCCCCACCGAAACTGTATCGCAGCGTGTGCGTTACCTCTTCGCTTTGGCGGTTTGTCGTAATTACCACAGGTGTTTCGAGTGCTACTTCGTCCTTATCGAACGTTGGCTAACTGGTATTTTCCTGATATGTGATGTCCAGCGACACCGCCGTCCAGATAAAATAGTTCGCCGAAAATGATTGGGACGTTTCACCCGGCGATGGGTTGTAAAGCGTGAGCGTATTATTTCCAGCCGTTAAATAACTGCATAAATTTTCCAGTAGTGTTCCTGTCAGCGTGTAGGAGGTTGTGTTACCATAAAACTCGCCGCGAAACGTGCCAAGCAGATCACCAACAAACGCGCTGCCATTTACGTCATTGACGGATGTCGTCTGATAATTAGACTTCCGCAGATAGACGGTCTTCTCTCTCCCTGTTCCGTATCCCTCATAGGCAGCCGTAACCGTTATCTTTATCCCCGTGATTTTTTTGTTGACGAAATTCATTGCAGGGAAGTGCAGCAAGCCAACGCGGTTTGCATTCTTAACATAATATTCCTGCTGCGCTCTGCTGCTGTCCACAATACCAGAAGCCGTGTAGCTCAATGTCCGCAGACTCGCTATATAAGTTGCCGTTAATGCCATTCCTTTTCACCTTACCTTTAACCCGCGTAAATAATTGACATATTCCCATTCGCCTGCGGCTCAAACGCAAAGTGTCCTATCTGCAAGCGCGTCAAAATTTCCGCCTGCGCCACATATAGTTTGTTGTCGCTAAAATATGCCATCGGCGTATCGTTCATATAGAAAACTAAGCGGTTGTTCACAAAGTAGCCCTTTATGGCACTGTCGCTCTTTCCAATCATCAACCCGCTTTCGGTAAACTTCAAGTACGTCTAAAACAGATTGATTTGTTCCTCAGTTGCTTCTTTCATATCAGACAGCGAATCCGAAAGCTCCTTCTGGTTTTTGGTGATTGTCCATGTAATATCTTTGTTGGTCTGCTCAATCATCGTATTCATTTGTGTGGCAAGCGAATCCTCTGTCGTCTTCTACGCGCCGTTTACTTCCTGCATGATTGCTTCTTTTGTCGTTTTGATTTGTGTATATGCGTCGGCAATCTGGTCTTCCACTCGCTGTGTGACGCTCTGGTTACTGGATAAGTCAAGGCTTTCCCCTACATCACTTGCTAACTTGTTGGCTGTAATCGACCGCGCCTCAATCACGTCCGCGCTCAAATAGCCCGTCGTGATCGTATCCGCGACAATGCCCTTCCCTGTTGAGCATGTTCGCCAATTCCAACTGCCATCATCCTTCTTCCCGTCCGCAATCATGAAGCCGTCGCCGCATAGCCGCATAGCAGACTTCCCGTCCGCAGTTTCAAAGATGATGTTCCCATTGTCATCTGTATACCAGTTTGACGTTGACGACATCAGTTTCGTCATCATTATATCAATTGCGCCGTTCAGCCTGTCCGTTTTCAAACTTCCTGCCGAGGTCAACGCCTTCGCTCTGTCAAAGATGCTCTGTTTCTGCTGTATCAAGTCCGCAATCGTTGTAATGCGGTTGAATATGCTATCAAAACTCGCGGAGATGTTGACCTCTTCATTGGTAATCTCCACGCTTCCCTTCCCGTTTTGGTCTATATAATAGGATATTTTGCTGACGTACAACGTATCGTTCAAATCCAATTCCTTATCATATAGGCGGATTTTTGCGTTCACTTCCATCTGGTCGGGAGGGATAGCCATCGCGTCAGATAGTCCTGCCAGCGACACCGTATACTTCGCCGTCGGCTTTGAGATTTCATCCATTACCAAAAGCGCATCATTGTAGAGATACCGCTCCTGCCCCTTGATGTAATTCTCGTCGCTCCAATATCCGTCGCGCAGCATGTCCCCCATTGCTACAGCAAAATCCGCTTCGATATTTTTCTGTTCCGCGTCATTCTTCGTCTGCTCAATTTCCAGCTTGCCGACCTCTTCCGCAATCCTAACCGCCATTGCAAACTGTTCATATAGCCCATAAGCGACCATGTGCGCCGTCAGGGTGAACGTTGTCCCTGTAAATACCGCTGCATGTACTCCGACCGCCGCGTTCGATGTTATCTCAATTTCGCGTTCGACCGAAGAAACATCTATCAGTTCATCCGTCAGAATCTCTGTTGATAAACCTTCGAGCTTCTGCACGTTGCTCTGATAGGGCAATGCCCCGGATTTTGCATAGCGACCGAACGTCAGCGACACGCCTTCTTCCAGCATCGTGACACTTTCGTCTGAGGATAATTCCCCGCTTGTGTCTTTCAGCTTGTATGTCATGCGGTTAAGAACTGCCGACACACTTTCGCGCTTTATCGTCGCCGTGATTGCCTTGCCGCCGTATAGTGCTTCTTCTCCTGTTATCTTGATGGTGTAGGTTTGGTTTTCACCTTTTTCATCGCCCGTCTTAACTTTCTCAATCGCTTCTTTTAGCCGCGCGATTTCTTCCTCGTTGCGCTTCTTCTCGTCCTCGTCGGTCGTTGTTTTTTCGTTCTCTTTTTCGAGGGCTGCAATTGTCTGTTCTTTTGCTTCGATGGAGATTTCTTTCGCACCGATAGAGCCGTTGCAGGATGTGTTTACAAACTTCAGTGCATAGATGATATTGCTCGCCAAGTTTGTCAGCGTGTCCTTTGTAATCTTCTCAACTGTGTATTTTCCATCGTCCGTAAACCAGTAGACGGTATCGCCAATCACAAACTCTTTCTGCTTTTCCGTCACCGTTCCGCCGACATACGTCTCTGCCAATGCCCCGTTTTTTACCACGCGAAGCACATAATTCACACTGCCCCATAACAGCGCCAGATTGCTTTCCTTCTCTATTAGGGCTGCGGACGTCTGTAAACTTTGCCTCTTTATTCTTTGAATATCTTCTAAGTATTTATTCAGCGCCGCCTGATGTTCTTCTGTGAACAACCCAATTTCTTTGTAGTAGTCAAAGCTAAGCAGGAAGTTAAGCCCCGTAGGATTCACGTCATCAATGCCGACATACGCTTCTTCGTCGTAATCCCCTTCCACATAGAGTCGGGTCACGATGGAACTGCTGTCCATCTGTTTCGTCAGCGCCGTTAGATTCCTCCCAACTTCCATCTCCCAAAGTGGACGCTTGTTTTCCAACGCATAGCAGATAACCTTCTTATTCTCCGTGTCAAATACTGGGTATGCTTTGAAGAGGTCGCAGACCTTTGTTATCAATTCATAAGAGCCGCTTTTGCTGTCCACGGAAAGGGAGCGTTTCTTCTCTACTTTTTCCGCTGATTCATCCACACCCCAGTTCTCGTAGAACACATCCGACCGTTCCGAATCGAAAGACCATCCAGTCCCGGCAAGAATCTGTTCCATCAAATAAGGCATCGTTCCAATACCGTTCTCTTCATCAAACACAAGATAGATGTTTTTCGTTTTCAGAATTTCCGCCAGCAGCACACAATCAACCGTTCCGTCAATCTTGTTGCTGCTCTTGCTCTTCTTCGGCGTCGTCACGATATAATATTCCGTTCGGTCGCCCTCTTTGAGCCGCACCTGATATTCCGCGCGAATCAGATTCCAGCGCCAGTTCTCTTCTTCCTTTATGCGGTACGGGAGAGAAAAGGTCTACTTCTGCTCGCCAGAAATCGAAATTGTCTTCTGTATATCAAACGCCTGTCCTGCGTTCTGGACATTGCTGTCGTATAAGTCGCAGATTTTCTTTCTGTTATAATCGCATATGGCGAGACTCTTGTGCATTTCCCTTCACCCCTTACCGCACCATCGGTGTGTAATCTATTTCCAGCCGCGTCAACTGTGCCTCTGTCTCTATGCTGATGATGTTCATCGCAACAAAGCGAACATTCTCGTCCCCCGTGTTCTCCATCTTTGCGTCCAAAATAATTCCTTCATCCGTAACTGCCGCAATACGATGCCACTTGCCGTCTATCCATCCGTACTTTCCAACCAGACTTTTGTTTGCCTGCATCCCTACTAACTGTGCAACGTTGCTTCCCGCAGTGTAGGAAATAAGATTCTCGTCCAGAATATTTCCGCATGGTTCCAGTGTGATATACCCTTCATCGTGTGATTCGTACGATAAAATCTTGTCTGCCGTTGAGGGGTTGACAATATCCACGCGACCGCGCTCTCCGTCTATATCAAGATAGGCAGGGTCAGGCGGAAGCGTTATCACCTTGCACTTGTCGCCGTTCGTTTCGTTTCGTATCAGCACGGGTTTTCCGCTTTCACCGCCGATGCAAATGCGCGTCGCCACACGTTCAGTGCCGCAGTTATACACCAGAAATCGTCTGCTGTCTATGGTTGGGCTTTCCGGCATCATAGATGTTTCAACGATACCCGTATAGATAGATGCGCCGTCCAAGTCTATCAGGTCATAGCTCTTGTAAGCCATCTTCGCAAACGGTTGATAAGCGGTAAACTCAATCGAGAATGTTCCACTGTATATAGAGGGCGCGCCAACACTTGCCGAACGGTATGCCTTTGGATCGCCGATTTTCGATACACGCACCGTGTAGTATTTCCACGGCATCTCATCAAAAATCAGTTCTGCTTCTTTCTCCTGATACAGCCACCGATTCAAACTCGCCAGCGTTCTTTCTGATATATCTTCAAAATAGCAGGACAGTGAAATTGTCTTTTTCTTGACGCGGCTTCCATAATAAACGCCACCGTTCCGCCACGCGATTTCCTCATCGTAGGTGTCGCGTTCTATTGCCTCACCAAATATATTACTCGCGCTCGGCAGGTAATGCACCGAAAACGCGATGCTGTTAATTCCAGCAAATGTAAAAGTATCTTTCACCCTTCTCACCTTCTTCACCAAAAACACAAAGTTTGCGTGTCTTTTGTTATACCCCTCTATATAATATAATATGAAATGAAGTCGCCTTTTTTAAGACAAAAACCCAAAAGAAAAGAGAGCTGCCCCATCCGGAACAGCCCTCTGCTTTACAGGGTAATGCCACCAATCGCGCGACCTTTTGTGATGGACTCCACAATAGATTCCTTCACTTTCTCCGCGATGGTTTCATAATCATCGTCTGTCGCGATTTTGTCCACGTTGATAATCACGTCTCCCATCGTGTACGAGCTATTGCTGTTTCGCTGAATCGTCGGCGTTTCTCCGTAGTATCGCATTGAGCCGATATTCACCTTGCTCATCGTTTCCATTGACTTGACAAGTGACTCGAACAGCGCCGTCTGGAACGGAGAGAGGATTCTTTCAGGCGCGGTTTTCGTACCGTCAATTTGAATCAGTCCCGTGTAATTTGCCACACCGCCATTCTTGTAGGCTTCAAGCGTAAGCCCTTGCCACTTCTTACCATTTATGACTCGTTCTTTTTCCGCGTTATAAATAGCCAGTGCCCTCACATACGCGCCAGACATACCTCCGTATTTTGATGCCTCGAACGTAACCTCTTGATAGCCAGCCAGCGGATGCGTACCGTAGATTTTATATCCCGTAGTTGCCTTGGGCTTTGTGGCTGTCGGGTTGTCGCCGCCTCCGCCTGATGTTTCTTTTTTCGCGTCTCCGTCTGTCTTGCCTGTTGTGACTGTGCTGGCAAAGTCCTTCGTATCCAGCAGGTCGTTTTCCATCTTTTTATGCGCTTTTTTGATGTTGTCGAGTGTCTCCCGCCATCCTTTCAGGTAGGATTCCTGCTGAAGTTTGCTTGCCTCTTCATATTTTGACGCATTCTCTTTTAAGAATTTGATGATAGCTTCGTCTCCGCCCTTGATGATTTCCTGTACCTCGTCCCAATGAGACTCAACAATGCCGTTCATTTCATCCAGTGTATCTTCCCAGCCTTGCCGCATATCCTCCCGGCTGTCGTCAAGAGAGTTCTTGTAGTCCTCGCTGTTCTCTTCCAGCCATTTCAGGATTTCTTCGCGGCTCATCTTCATGACGGATTCAACCTGCTCAATAAAGTTGCGCGGGTTCTCCAAAAGGTCTTCGTAGTATTTCTCGACTTCTTCCTTGTAGTCCTCCAGCGATTCAATCTGCTGGTCGATGGACTTCTGCTGTTCCTCTGCCTCGTTCTCTGTCTGCGACCACGCGATTTCTTTTTGCAAATCATGAATGTCATCAAGGATGCTTTTTGCTTCCTTTGCCCTTGTTGGGTCAGCGGAAATGCGTGCGTACTTCGCTTGCAGTTCTTGCAGTTCCTTCAGCTTATCCTCTTGGTCTGCCTGTTCTTTGCGCTTGTTTAGGATTTCTGATACCGCGTCTTTCTCTTTGTTCAGTGCGTCAATCTGCTTGTCAATGGAGTCTGTGATTTCCTTTTCTGCTTTCTCCGCCTGTTCCTTCAGAATGTCGAGAATCGTTTCTTCCATCGAGATACGCGCCTTCAGCATTGTCTGCTGTTTTTCTTCGCGGTTCTCAATCGCTTCCAATATTTCGTTTTCAAGGCTGATTTCAAGGTCTCGAATTGAATCATGCAGATCTTCAATCTTCTGCTTGTTGGAGATAACTGAAGATGTGTTCTCTTCGAGCTTCTGTGTCCAGTCCACAACTGCGTCTTGTATATCCTCAATGCGCCCCTGTATCTTTTCGTATGCCTCTGTATCGGGTGTCGCGTTTTTCAGCTCTTCATATAATCCGGGCAGCCGCGCCTTTGCCTCGTCGATTTTCTTGCGGAGGATGTCGCTCTGCTCTTCCAACAGCGCGTTCATCTTTTCCAGTGCGTCCGCTTCGGCCGTGTAGTATCCCTGTGAATCATAACGGTCTGTGATGGTACTCAGTTGGTTCATCGTGTCAGAAATGCGTTGGAGCGCTTCATTTGTCCGTTCGACAAACAGTTCTTCCTCCGTCTTTCCTTCACTGCCGCTGCTTCCGCCACCACCACCGCCGCCTCCGCCACCGCCAGAACCGCCAGAGGATTTTCGCCCAGCGCCAGAGAACGGATTTGAGCCAGATGGTTTCAATACCTGTGCTTGTCCCTTAAAGTATTTCTTGCTCCAGCTCTGTGACTTCGCATCCCAGTATCCCATGAATTGGTCAAGATCAACGGTTTCGACCGTCCATTGTCCTGTCCTCAGCAGTGCTTCCAGCATGTCGTCCGCCATGCCTTCAACAACCGCCATTCCTTCTGTGATGTTGGAGAAGTCTGCATAAGATGTGCCCGTAATGGTAAAGAACGCATTCGCATTCAGTTCATCCAATGCCGCCAGTCCATCATTCATAATGTCCTGCATCATGCGCGGAATCTGGTTCCAGTTCGCCAGCACCGCCTGAGGGGTCATATTCAGAAGAGACGCAATTTTCTGTACGCTGTCTGTCGTCAATTCCGTCCCCGCATCATACGCTGCCTGTGCTTCCGCGAATTCATCTGCCGCATCCAGATAACTGTCTGCAAAATCATTCAGGTCGTCATAGGCGTCCATGACCGCCGAAATATTCTTGTCCGCAGACTTGCCGAGGTTGCTGATTTGCGTCTGAAGATTTTTCAGGCTTACCGCCTTTGCTTCCCTGTTCAGACCCCTGATGGCTTTGCGCATATCACGCATCGCATACTCGGCTTCTTTTATGTTTTTGTTTTCCAGTGCTTTCTGATATTTATCGTATGCCTCTGTATAGTCGCGGATTGCCTCGCTGTTTTCCACCAGCCATGTCACCTGTTCGTCAGACTTTGTGCCAATAGAGTCCATCAACCCAAGCGGATTATTCTCGCTTGCGCCATTTGCCAATTCTTCAAGCAGGGTATTTCCTTCTTCGTCCGTGATTGACTTGTTCGCTTCTTTGTATTTTTCCAGTGCTTCTACTGCCGCGTTTGCTTTTGCCGTGACTGTTGTCAAATAGCCAATAATACCGCTGTTTTCTTCACCTGCTTTTCCCCAGTCCGCTTCTTCTCCTTTGTTCCCCTCTTCAAAAATCGTACTGAGCGCTTCCGCCAGTTTGGGGTACATGTTGATAAACGCTTCGAACTGGTCTGTATCCATTTGGGACAAATATTCGTAAAGAGCCTTTGCTTTCTCCGCGTCTGTTTTCCCTTCTGCGGACAGCGCATCCATAATGCCTGAAATCCACTCGCTGTATTTGGATTCAGAAAGTTCCTGAAGCTCCTGCGTTTTCTGCGCATCCGCGAGGATTTCTGAATACTTGCTCTGCTCTTTTGTCGTTCTGTTCGCCGCCGTGTACGGAGTGTACCCTGTCAGTGTCAGCACGTCATGCGTTCCGCTTACTGTCGCATTCCCAAACGCTCCACTTTCAGCGTTCCATGCCGTTACGTCTCCATTGACTTCCTTCGACTCTACCTTGAACATGCCAAACATCGTCAGCAGATTCAGCATATCTTTGCTCATACCATCGACGATAACTGCGCCATCCTTGATGCTCTGGAATGTTTCATCTGTCGCGCCAGTAATTGCCTTAAAAGCGGCGGCATTCAACGCTTCCAATTTGTCCTGCGTGGCGGATACGATAGCTGCAATTCGATTGGGTACATTCTCCCAGTCTGCCAGTACCACTTGCGGCGTCATCCCTAAGTACGATGCGATATTGCTCACATCCTCCTATGTCGGAGTTCCGCCTTCGTCCATCTGTTTCTGCACCGCGTCAAATTCGGTCTGTGCTTTGTACCATGCGTCCGCGTTATCATTGATGGTGCTGTATGCTTCTGAGATGCTCTTCGCACTCGCGTCAGAAACCTTCCCTATATTTTCTATCTGTTCCGTAATGTTTGCCAAGTTATAGTTTGCCGCTTCATCTTGCAGCAGCACAAGAGAGTCCAGCATATCATTAAGTGCGGCGTCTTTCTCTTCGCCCGGCGCTGCCTCATCGTATGCCTTTCTCGCAACAAGGAACTTCTGGAACGCCTCGCTGTGCTTTGTAAGCCATGCAATTTGTTTCGCGTTTAGGTCGTCAAAGAAATTGACGACACTGTTATTTTTATCGAACTGTCTGCTCGCGTAATCCAACACCAGCGCTTTCCCTTGCGCATCCGTCAGTGTTTCTTCTGCCTGCTTGTAATTCTTCGCCGCCTGTGCAATAGAGTCTGCCGACTGCGCAACATGGTCTTGCAATTGCTGGATAGCCGCTTCAACTTCTTCCGCCTTGCCGCCCGCAATCGCTGTATTGATAGCCGCAAAATCATCCGCAAACTCCGTGTAAACACCGATGAACGCTTTCATTTCGTCCTCTGTCTTATCCTCGGACAGCCACGAAATAATATCGTTCCCCATTGCCATCGGGTCGTTTGCAAATTTTTTATTCTCAAAAATGCCGTTCAGTTCATCAATCCATGATTTGAATCCGTTACTCTTCAGCTCCGCAAGTTTATTCGCTTCGACCTGCTTGTCAATTGCGTCTTTGATTTTCCCCGCGAGGGATTCTGCTTCGTCGCCAGCTTCGCCATAAGATTCGGAAAGTGTCTCCATCCCTTCTGCTTGTTCGATTAGCGATGTCTTGGTAGGCATATTTTTGTAGTATGTAGTGAAGCCATCTCCGTATTGTGTCATGTATCCATGATAAGCGACTGCCAGCTTCTTATAGTTTTCATCAAACGCCGTTGTGTCGTCAGGGTTGTATGACTTGATAACGTATTGCATAGCACTGTTCCACGATTCGTACCACGGCTGTTTTTCAATTTGAGCTGTTACACCGCTCATTCTCAAGGCCATGTTTGCCATAACCTTAGATATATCAAGAGAGTCGCCATTCAACAACAGATCTTCCATCAGGGACTCAATCGTATTCCCACTAAACCCCATGTTTATCAGTGTCTGTTTAAGTGTTTCCTTAAACGTGCCTTTATATCCTTCTTGCCCTGCCGCAGTCCCCGTGTAATAATCTGGCGATGCAAGCGCTGTGAACAACGTTTCGTAGAACCCGTCCACATATTGTTTAACGTATGTATCCAGCGACAAACCAGCATCATCGGAAGAGAATACCTTCATGATGAAATCAGTAAGACTAATCGACTCGCCTGTTCTCTTTATGAACGCATTGTATTCGTCCATAATAGTATTATATAGGGTGTCGCTCATACCGACTCTCTTGAACTCTGTTTCGACGTATTTTGCAGCCTCTGCCGCAGCCTCCAGCATATTACCGCCTTTGGCTGCGATTATATCGTCGAGGTTTTTCCCGTCTTGTGAAAAATACTCGTATAGTGTATCATTGAATCTCTTATTATCATAATCATAAAATAATGATAACGCAGCTTGTGCTTTTTTACCATCCTTGTATGAACCATATGAATTTAGTAACTTTTCAATCCCGTATTGACTATTAAACGCGACATTAAGTGACTCCCTCTGTTCAAATACATTATCAAATCCCTTTGCGTTCGCATATCCCGTCTTAAAGTCCTCAGCAATTTCCTTTGCCTTCTGCTTCGCTTCCTCCTGTGACAACTTCTGATAGTTCCCCAGCAGTCGTTCCAGTTCTCCGTTCAGCACCGTGACGACACCCGTTTGATTCTCGTAACCGCCCGACACCTGTGCCAAAGCCAACGCCAGTGTAGGCGAGAAAGACTTCAACTGCTTCCAGATAGCTTCAAGGCGGTCTTGCTGTTCTTTTGTTCTGTTTGCCGTTGATGCCAATTCACTGTATTCATCCCGCAAGCTCTTCAGTGACGCGTAGTCAGTTTTGAGGTCGCTCTTCTCCTGCGAGATTTCTTCCATTCGCTTTTGCAGTTTGGCGGATTCATCCGTCGCGTTGCGAATCGCGCCAACCAGCGTCACAACACCCGCAACAACAGCCGCAATCGCCGTGACCGCCAGCATCAGCTTGCCTCCGGACAGCACACCAAGAACAGCAGAAATCGCCTTCTCTGCCATAAGTGCTTTCTTAATGTCCTTCACAAGCGTGACAATTTGCGAAATCACAAACACCAGAGAAGCCGCTGCCGCCGCAATCGCGATAATTTTCAGAGCAACACCGCCGAACGCTTCCATACCGCTCGCAGCCGCATCCGCCAATCCGGACATCAGGTTGTAGAAATTCTTCAAGTCGTCGCTGTTGACGATAGACGCATACAGCCGTTCCAAAGAGACATTCATCCCTTCCTGCGCTGCCGTCACCGAACGCAGATAGGTTTCGTACTTCGACGCAACTGTGCCGCTCGCCGTCAATGTTCCGTTGTACAGTTCGTACATACGGCTTCCATGCTCGACGCCTTTGGACATATCGCGCATCAACGCCAAGAACACGTTCTGCTGTTTTGTGCCAGCAATTGTTGTCGCGATATAAGACTTCGTAATGGAGTCCAATCCGTTCCACTTGCCAGCCAGTTCATCAATCACAACACCCATGTCGCGCCATTCGTTGTTGGTGTCAAACAAGCTCATGCCGATGTTGCTCAATGCGCGTTCAATATCGTTCGTTCCCGTTACGTTCCCGTTGTCGTCTACATCATACCCCGTCTTTTTAATATTGTGCCAGCGGGCAAAGATGGAGTTAAACGCCGTACCGATTGTCTTTGCTTCCTGTCGCGTTGTTTCAGAAACGGTTGCGATATACGCACCAAGCGTGCGGAAGTCCAGCCCAAATTCGGCAGCAGCCGCAGCAGCTTTCTGCATAGCTTCACCGATTTCAGCGCCGCTGGATGCGGAGTTGTCGCCCAGATAAGTGAACACATCTACGACTTCCTGTGCAGAAATGCCCATTGAGTTGACGGATGCCGTGACCTGTGTCGCCGCTTCATCAAAGGACTGCGCCGTAATTTTTGCGTACATGGATGCCCACTTTGTGCGCGATTTCGTCTCTTCCTCATCCAAGCCTTGACGATAGAAGGTTGTTGCTGCCGTCGCAATGTCGGTCGAAGAAATCTTCAGTCCCTTCGCCATGTTCTTGAAAGTGTTGCTGATGTTTTGCATCTGCGTGTCACTCTTCTGCGTGACAATTTGGATTTCGTTCAGCTTGTCATAATACTCCTGCGCATATGTTGTCGCATTTCGCCACAATGTCCGAAGTCCACGCATAACGACATACATCTTCACCATTGACATCAAACGGTTGAGTGCTTGTGTCTCCGCCTGATTAACTGCCGCCTGTTGTGCCGCCTGCCGTGCTTTTGCCGCTGATATTTCATCTTCGCATTGCGCTTTCAGCTTTTCGTTGGATACGCCTTGCCCTTCCAGCGACGTGATTTGCGCCTGTGCGTTTGCCTGTTGCTGTTTCAGTGAAGCAATTCTTGCCTGCACCTCGGCAGAACCGCTGCTGCTCTTCTTCCCTTCAAGGGAGATTATTTCCTTTGAGACACGAAGGTTTTCACGAAGCGCGTTATTATACGCTTCCTGTTTCGCGGTCGAAGTCGTAACACCGGCATTTCCCTGCGTCTTCGTGACCTGCTTGTTATACTCATCTACAACTTTCTGGGATGTACGCACCGCATCAGAAAAGGACAGAAACTTTCCCCTCGCGGCTTCCGCCTGTCTGGAAAGTTCCTGAAAATTCTGGCTCGACCTGTCCATCCCTGTCATCTGACGGTTTAAGTTTTGCCACTGTTGGAGTGCTGCGATTGCCTGTTGCTGTTGGTGAGTGAACGCTTCCGTTGCCAGCTTCTGCTGTTGAAGCGCTGCGGCGTCATTGGCAGTATCAGTTTTCTTTGCTACTGCGTCCTCGTAACGATGTCTTGCGTTTACGACTTTATCGTAAGACGCGGCCACTTCTGCCAGTGCAGCATTTTCTTTTCGATAATTTTCTATGCTTGCTACCACGCCTTGAAGCCGGTTGTTCCATCCTTCTTTTTGTGCCGTTGCAGACCCTTTTGCGCTTACTATCTTCGTCATCAGGTCATACATTTCCTTGTAAGCTGATACAACCTATTTAATGCCAGCAATTTGTTGTTTCCCGCTTGTATCTGTCACCGTTGTCGTCATCGCGGCTTTTGTTTTGTTCGCAGCTTCTTTGACCTGTTCCGCCATCTTCTTCGCGGCTTCCCCGACGTTTGCCGCTGCTGATGTGAACCCGGTTGTCTTTATGTTGCCAAGTTTCTCAAACCCGGACTGCATGGCAGTCAGCACGCTCGTCGCCGTTGTATTCAGCGACTTCTATTGCTCCTCGATAGAAGTCAGCTTGACACCGTTCAGTTTGCTGAGGCTCTGCCCTGCCTCGCCTGCTTTCTTCGTGGCTTTTGTCAGCTACTCAATCTGTTCAACCGCTTTCTTTACTTCCGTAGTAACCCTATCCAGCCCGGCTGTGCCAATCGTAATGCTGCCAAGATTAAGTTCGCTCATGCCCGCTCACTTCCTTTATCTCATTTACTCATCACTTCTTTTTCTTCGAGAAGTTTACAACCGTGCCATTGCCCGTCCGCATCGTCTTATTGGCGCTCTTCTCCTTGTACGCACCAATCAAATCCAGCATCACGCTGTTGACTTCTTCGCTCTTCGCCAACGTTTCTGCCATATCCTCATCCGTCAGAATAGACCCAAAGGTCTTCAGCAGACGCACCGAAAGAGAGTGCTTTGCCTCGAACGTCTTCTTCAAAGAATCCGAAATATAACTGCCAATCCCAATCACACGGTAGAAATCCTCCTGCACGATACAACGCAGTTCTTCCAGCATTTTATTTGCCGCCAAGTAATCATACAGCATTTTCCAGCTTCGTTCGTCCTGCATTTCCTCTGTGTCAATGTTGGTGTAATACTTGCAAGTCAGCAAAAGCTCAATCAGCTCTGTCTGGTAGCTTTCGTAGACGGCATAGTTTTCTTCGTCCAGTACCGTCGTATAGGCGACATATTCCTTCGCCATCTGTTCCTTCTCTTCATACGGAATCTCCGTCTTCACTTCAATCGACTTGCCGTCCTTGCCTGTAACCGTTTTCGCCTCATCAAACTTAATCATGTCCGCCGTAACCATAAGCCGTTCTGCCATTATCCTTTACTCCTTTTTCTTAATCTTAATTTCCGCGTTCGCGAAGAAATTTGCCAGCGCACTTTCTCCCGCGCGGGTTTCCTTCTCCACATCTACATTAAATGGGTTGCTATCCTGTATCATCTTCCAGCTCTTTTCGCAAAAGCTGTTTCCCGCATAATTCACAACCGCCTCATAATTCAGTCGATACCCCAGTTCCCGAAGCACATCTTCAAAAAAGATGTAGCTCATTTGGTTAATTTCTTCTTCGTCCACAATGCCCAGATGCGCAGCCATAATTGCAACGGCTCGGTCGAGGCTTATTCCACCCCCTTCCTTGCCACTGTCATGTTTTTTAATTTATCTTCTTTCTCCGTGATATGATTGATGCGCTTAAAAATCGTAAGCATCTGCTCCACCACGCCAGTATCAATTTCGTCATAATGTTCTTCTATCAGTTCCGGGTTATCCGTCACAGCAATCAGCCAGTCCATTACCGCTTTATCTCCATCGCGGTCGTCTCCGAATTGCCCTGCTTCCATCGCCAGAATATCCGGCAACGGGTACGAATCCAGTATCCGATAAAAGATCGCCGTTCTGTTTCGCTGATATACAAGTTTCGTCGGTTTGATCTCTATCTATTGCCCGCCGATTTTTACCGTGTTCTCCGGATTCCCGGCGTTTGGCTTTTCTTTCTTCTTTATTTCGCCCGTCGGTTTCGGCTTGTCAAGTGCCGTCGCTTCCGGTATTTCCTTCTGTCCCTGCTCTGTATCGGGAATTACTTTCTTTCTTACTGCCATATCTTTTCACCTTTCTCCTTCAATAAAGACAAAAGGGAGGGATGAATAAAAATCAAATCCCTCCCTTTTTGTTATTAACCCATCGGCTCGAATGTCATATCCCAGAACTTGCCATCGGCGCGTTTGGGGTCGATAGCCGTGAATGTCACGCTGTTGGTAGACGCTGACTTGTAGCTGGTACTGAATCCCGGCAGTGCGGTCACGCGGCAACGGTAGATGACAATGTGCACCATGCCCTTGATTGCGGATTCCGTGCAGTCCGTACCGCTGGAATACACAGGCAGATGCCATGTCACCGCGCCCTTTGCTGTCGTTGAAGTAGTAGACACACTCAGTGTGTGTGAACCCTGATTCACAACTCTGCGATAGGACACGCGAATGCTGTCGCCAGCAGTCACATCGTCACTTGCCAGTTCAATCGTAGCCTTCGCCTCTTCAACCTTCAGTGTGAACTTTCCGGTTGTCGGGGTTGTAGCGCCCTCCATCAGTTCCAAGCCGCGAATCTTAACGGACTTGTCCGTAATCTTATACGGAATCTCAATCTGGAGCTTGCCGCCGTTATCCTTCACGTCAAACCGCTTCGTCTCCAACACGTCGTAATTCGCATCACTGTCCTTGATGTTCTCCGCATTCGCCATCGCGAACATATCCATCGAGAACTGAGACGACTCAAACGTCACCTCAATTCCCTTTGTCGTGTCAATGATTGCCAGCGGCGAGCTGCTCTGTCCGCCAGTAATGGAAACGTTTTCCTGTGTATAGTTGATAGAAGCCGTGTTCACTTCGTCGTAGGAAAATACCTTGCCATCACAGCGCTCAAAGTCCACATTCGGGTTATCAATTATATAACCTTCCTAATTTTTCAAAAAAGTCGCCATGTTCATTCCTCCATTTTGTTTTGTATGTTCCAAGGTCATTGCCGCCTCCTACACAGCAACGCCCTCGTTACACCGTAATATAATAGGTAAAAACGACGTGACACCGTCTGTACCCGATTGTCTTTGTCCACAAGTTGTATGCGTTCTTGTAACTAAAGCGCATCCCATATAGGTAGGTTTCTCCCGTCAGAAGGAAACGAAGCCGTTCGGCTATCATATCGTAACGGTTGCGAAGCATATCCTTCGGGTCAGCATTGTGCAGCACATCCTCGCGGACAAAAATGTCAAACTCTTTGTATCGGAGCTTGACGTCTTTGTTGTCACTGTCCCCACCATCGCTGTCATAGTAGACGACACGGACTTTTTCATCTGTCAGGATTTCATCACCCGTAACATTTTCAAGGAAATATTTATCCACGAAATGTAAAATTCCCGTTCCATCCGGAATCAGCATCAATTGTTTCAATGCTTCGTCTTGAAAAATTTTGTAGCGGAGAATGTCGTTCCAATTGTCCTTCCACGTCTTCGTCTTTTCAACTCGCACAACATTCACCTCACTTGATTGTTATCACATTTCCAAGCCGCTTTTGCAGCTCTGCTTTCAGTTCGTTTTTAATATCTGTGCTGTGGTCTTTCATAAGCCGGGTTTGCGCATTTTCTATCACATGCTGTCCGTCCCGGTTAAAATCAGCCGGAAGATTAGTTCTCTTATAAAGAGGGTAGAATTCTGAGATTGTCACGGTTCTCTCTTTTCCTGTCTTCTTATCTTTAATGACCTTCTTGGCATTTGGATAATTCGTGTTGTGAACCCAAACCACCGCCCGGCCTCTAAGCGTGTGATTCTGCTTGTGCTGTTTTGTCAGGGCTACATTCCATGATACACGACCGGGTTCAGTATACTATGGGCCATTATGATTATTGCCGCCATCCAGCACCATTGCTCGGACGTATGTATAATTCCCGACGTTTGACCTCTACTTCACATAGCCGGTTACTGTCAAACCATTTATATCAATGCGCCCTTTTACAATTTTACTTGCGACGTCCTCGCCCCATTTCTTTTTCGTCGGGGATGCCATTTTGTATTCTATCTGTAATAGATTGATAAATAGAGGCAAGACCATCCTCTTCATTACGGCGGCAATCGCCCCCGTGTAGGCTTCCTGAAACTTCTGCGCGTTAAACTGCACTGACTTAACCATCAGCAGTTCCACCACCCGCAACACGCCGCATGTGCATAGAGTACACGCCGTATGTTTTGTCCATGCTAACCTCCGCCGTATAAGCGCTGACAACACGATACATATAGTCCCCTATTTTGCACTGGTCGCCAATCTTAATTTTCCGCGTCACGTCGTTCCACTGTGTGACACATGTAATTAAATGGTCAGGGACGATACCAGCTCCGTTCTGTGCAGTTGCGTAATCTGGACGCCCTGCATATTCGCTGTGTGAGCACGGCATGTCTTTTACAATAATCTCCATGCCGTTCTCGTCCAGTTCCACATTCGCGTCTTCCTCTATCACAAACCCGAACTTATCCGTTTTCGGTTTATGTTCTCGCACAAACGTCAGGAAGTCGTTGCACTCCAAAATCTGCGTCGCCTGATTGTTCGGATGTCGTGTGACATTCCACGTCATCAGGTAAATCGTTCCATCTTCCCGCACTGCAATATCGCCTTTATGAATCTACTCGTCGTAGGTCGTCTTGAAGTTTGTACTCATATCTGAGTTTCCAATCTTTGACTTCCATTCAATAGGCGTTTGCTGCGCACGGACGAATATCGGTTCATACCCATCCTGCAAAGAATCATACCAGTCATGAATCAACTCGAACGTGTAGTTCGTGTGCGGAATGTCGTGATTCAGCAGCCGCCGGAAATCATCTTCCAACGTGGGCGGTGGTCGAAAGTCGCGTCCGCTTCTCTTGCTCGTCGCCGGAATCGGGTTAAACGCGTTCTTCATCTCTGTCTACTTGTCGCTTGTAATCCATTTCGGTGTCGCCATCATCATCACCATCCCATATGTCATCTGGCAAGCGGGCTATCGCGCCTGCCTTGTCCAGTATCTTGTGCCGGATTTTTTGGTACGAAAGCCATACCGCGTCGTTCCACTCTCCCTTGCTCCGCCCGTTGTTCGCAATATACACAAGGTCTTCTACATCAGAGAGAATTTTCAGCAAATCCATCCGAAACGCATCTGTATAGTCGCGCAGGGCATACGTTCTTTCCGCTGTTGGATTCAGCTCACGGTCGCGATATACGACTTCCACTTTCTAATTCTTCATCATTCCCATCTCCCTGTTACAAAAGATGGTATCGTGTCATCTTGTACCAAATAGTACGGCGTTTCGATTCAAGCTCCGCGATAGTATTTTTCAAGTTCGCGTAAGGCTTGTCACCATGCGACACACTCTAAGCATCCGTCGTGTAGCTTGTCAGATTGTCTACGCTGGTCTGTACTTTGCGCAGAAAATCAACCTGTGCCGTTACCAGAACATATTCCTGCTCGTCCAAAGGAAGCGTCTCCTTGAAGACATATGCCTCCTCTGTCTTTATAATCAAATCATCAGAGAACAGCATCGCCCGCCCGGTCATCACATACAGTGTTTTAATTGCTTCCACAATATAGCCTGTCATGTCTTCAATCGTCACCGGGTCATTCACGCTCTGCCATTCAATGCGTGTAAAGAGTGCTGCTGCCAGTTTCATAATGTCCGTCATCGGCAGTCACCTCAGTCGCCGATAAATTCTCGGTTCGGCATTTTATTTTTCAGCAATTTCAGTTTGTTAATATTGAGATTTTCCATTCCCATTGCGATGGTGTAGATGCGGTCGAGCAGCACAGGTTCTTCAATGCTGTCCAGCCAATCTGCCATCTTCTTCTGAGACGCGGACAAACACTTGCGGATTTCCTCGTCCGTCGCAAAGTTTGGGTTTTCTTTCTCGTCGATGCCCAAAGAAGCTACAACCTATTTTGCAATATCTTTTTCCGCACCAGCAGTATTCTCTACTATCAGCAACCCGCGCTGAATCAAATTGCTCACGCTTGCAATGTAGTTCACATCATCTTCTGATACCGGAAGAAATGAACCGCGCTGGATATTTGCACCCATCGGTTTGTCCGGCGTTTTCACACCAATATCAAATTGCTGTACGTTCGTCAACCGAAGATTCTTGTCTGCCATTCTGTTTCCCTCTTCCCTTAAAATTCTTCAATCGGGGAGAAGGAAAGGATTTCTCCCTTCCATCTCCCCAAAGTATTGATTAGGTTGCCTGATAAACGCCCATATACGGACGGTCGCCCACCACAATACCAGCGCCGACATAACGGTCGAGGCGGACATCATAAGAGCCGTCGTCAATATCCTGATTTTCGCAGGTAGACACGTCACCTTCAAAGACAACCTTCAGCGGACGCATTTCCGCGCTGATGCCGCCCGGAAGAATAAACAGCTTGTTGGTATCAAACACGGGAGCGTCTGTGCCGTCAATCAGCGGGTTGACCAGATTGACCACTTTGCAGCCAATATACGCGCCAATCATACCCGTGTTGTTGTATTCCTCCATAATGGAGTCCGCATACTGCTTAGAAGTGGTCGAAGCAGTGAAACCCGTCAGTTCGGCAAGCTGCTGCGTCATATCCACATCACCAATCAGCGTCGGGGCAGCACCACCGGACATACGCACCCAGTGGCGAATCATCGGGTCGAGCGTCGCCTTCACAATACCGGAACCCATTCCGTAGTACGGGGAAACAAACGGAGCAGCCGCAAGCGCTGCATTCAGCGTGGACTGAATGTACTGGTATATCGCCAGTTCCATCTGGTACGCTGCGTCGTTAATCAGTGCACCCATATCCACCTGACCGTTCTGGAGTTCCACGCGGTTGACAGACGGACGTGCAGACACCGCAACAGTGTCCAGCGTCACGGTCTTGTTCGCAACCTTGCTGCGTGCAGGAGTGCCGCCCTTCGCGCCGATATACGCGCGCACACCTTCAAGGCGTGTCTTAAACTGCGCCTTTTCTCCGTAACCGACGTTCTTCACGTCAGCAACCTGTTCCAGCCAGTTTGTCTTCGGACGAACGATTTCATTCACCGCAAAGCCAATCAACTGTGCAATCTGGTAACGGTTGTGCGGATTCATATCCTTCGCCAGCTCCGCAATCTACTTTGCGCAGCGGGAGGAAACGTCAGAGTCCACCTTCTCGCCGCGAGCCTGTGCGACAAGAACCTTCACAATAGGAGAATCCTTTTTGATATTAACCTATTCCATTATTACTCACCTCTTGCTCTTCATTAGGCAGCCTTGGCAATCGTGCCATTTGCCGCAGGGGTCACAGCATCTCCAACAGCCAGACCTTCATACTATGTAGAATCCACTGTCATAATCAGACGTTCGCCGACCAGCGGGCGCTTCATGCGGACGTAATGTCCCTTCTTCACCGCGTATTTCGCTGTGTTGTACTCGCCCGCGTCTTCATAGACTTCCCACTCGTTTTCAACAAAGTAAACAGCGTCTTCTCCAACCGAGTCAACGTCCAGAACCACAGCGGGAGTTCCCCACAAAGTTGTCTTCTCCACAACTTTCATCTTTGTGTCCTTCGCTGCTGCGGTCAGCTTTACGCCACCATCCGTGTCAATTTCAACAAACACACCATTCGGGAGTGTTTCTTCTTTGGAGACGTGTTCAAAATCGTACACACGTCCATTAAACCGCGTCATGTATCCTGCCATGTTTTCATTCCTCCATTCTGTTTTTACACAAGGTCGCCATACTCGCTAAGCATTTCAAAACCGTCGCCAGCCAAACTTGCGATAGAAAATTTCGGGCTCTGCGGTTCCCGCTTCGCAACACACAGTTCTGCAAGCATCTGATAATCTGCCGCATCAACCGCTTTTGCAACCGTTTCATCCTTCAGGTCAAGCCCCTGAAGTTCCGCAAAGTTCTTCGCCTTTTCCTGCTTCTGCTTCGTTTCGGCTTCAGCCTTTTCGTGCTTCAACTGCGTAAGTTCCGCGCGGAGAGATTCGTTCTCTTTTTCAACCGCCTTGAATGCTTCGATCTTCGCATTCAGTTCCGCGCAGGCACTATCTTTCTGGGCGAGTTCTGTTTCCAGCGCATCCACGTCTTTTCCGTGAGCGTCATTTTGGGCTTCCTTCGCCGCCTTCTCTTCATCCAGCTCCTTCTCCGCTTTCTCCGCGCGAGCTGTCAACGCCGCGATCTGTTCATCCTTCGCGGAAAGAGAAGCCATTGCCTCTTCCAATGTCATACCATTTTCAACTCCTTCATTTTTTGCTTCCGATGCTTTTCCTTCATGGGGCGTACCATGCTGCTGTGCCACAAGTTTTAGCGCGACCGACTCATCGTAAGCCGGGATAGAAACAACCGCAACACCTGTTAGAGCATTCATTTCATTCGCGTCTACATAAAGGACGCCATTTTCCTCTACTGCTGCGTCGCTTGCGTACTGAATCTCGAAAGAGAATTTCAGTATCCCCCTGCTATACAATTCCATCAGTGCGTTGCACACATCTTCTTCCCGCTTCGGGATTCTCGCCTGCCCAATCAGCGATACGCCGTACTCATCATTCACCCTGTGAAGGTTCGTGATGCTGCCGATTTGCTTCGTCCCAAAGGAATTGGTGTCGCAGTCATACATGTGGCCAAGGTGCTGGTACGCTCCCCGCAGCAAGTTCGTAACATCCGCATACAAGGGGAGACACGCGTATTTATCCGGGTGAGTTACAATCTCGTCGATAAATGCTTCCGTCACACCCTCGTTGTTTCCGTTGGGGCGAGTCGAAAGGATGCGCATCTCTATCAGTAGAAAGATGTCACTGTGTTCCTGCTGTGGCATGGCAACATCGGAAGCCAGTATCATCAGCTTGCTGTTTGCCATACGCCTACCTCGTTTCTACTTCTCCGCCTGTGCGTAGGAGGTCGCACTCACTTCAAAGTTTTATCACCAAACGATGTCGGTTCGCTTTCGCGAATCCAACTCGTTCGATTTCAAATTGGCAAAGACCCTTTTTCATTTGAGGGCTTTGGCTGTTTCCCCGTCAGTGCCTTTGACGGATCAGAATGACGTTCCGTATCGTCCAATTCCGGACGGCCAACGTCTCCTTTTGTTTCCGGTTTTTGCGTCTTGCAGTCGTCCTTGTCGGACGGTGCGAGAATCTGGTGAATTCCAGATATTTCTTCTTTCTTCTTGCGTTCCGCTTCCTGCTTCATGTCCAGACCGTAGGCCTGCATCAGCGTCTCGTGCGACAGCACGCCTTCGTTCCAGAGTTTCAGGCATGTTTCCTGAAACGCTTTTGAACCAGACAAGTCCGTAGGCGGGAACGTGAAGCGCGGGATTTTCTCCTCCGCACTGTGTGCCACCGTGTTGCCCATGCGCACATTCACCCTGCGATTGATTTTGTTCATGATGTTGCAGAAAGTATTTTTTGCTTTCTTGATACGCAGCGCTGCTGTCTGCATGGAAACCTGTGCCGACGCGAATGTCGAACCGTCCTCTGCGTGTCCAGAAACAATAATACCGGAGATTCCGCCAGCGGATAAAATGTCTGAATTGACACCTTTGTATTTGTCATATTCAAACACGTCGTCCGTCTTTGGTTGTATCACCTCGGCTTTGCACCAGTTGTTTGTCACAGCCAGTGCCGAGCCTTTCATCGCCGATGAGAATAGGCTTGCGACCTGCCCTAACGCACCACGGTCGGGAAGCACTTCCTGCGTGTTATCTCCGTAGCGCACATGCACGAAAGAACGCGCAGCCAAGTCAATTAACGAATCTTCATAATTGGAAATTCGTTCTTTCTTCTCCAGTGCCTTTAAGCAAGCTGCAATCATGGGGATGGAATAGCGAAGCCATCCTTCCTTGATGTCCTGCATTACGAATGTATTGTCCGGATTGAGCTGCACCCACGGAAGGCTTGCCTGCATAACACCTTCCGCAACTTCCGGAGGATACCCGTGTAGCCGCACAGCTACATCTTCATCGTCAATGAAGTCCTTGATAGAGAGCTTCATTCTTGCCAAGAAGTCGTTGCGAACTGCCTCGCAGTTAAACTCTACAACAGGTTCACCGTTGACCGTGATGTTGGAAATCCGGCAAAGATGTATCGGCAGGACGACCAGCCTGTCATCCGGCATCAGGTACATCACTACGTTCGCATACTTGTAAAATTCCAGAAATACATCTTCCATAAAGTTTTGGAATCCGATGCGTTCGTAATACGCCAGAAACTTTTTCTTCACTCGCTCATCCGCGCCAACCAGCCTGAAATCATCGCAGATACTAAATGGTGTATATACTTCTTTGATGATACCACGATATATAGGGTCTGCGTCGCAGTAATAATCAGATAGCGCGTACAGTTGCCCGATATGTACCTGCTTGTTTTGCAGGATGCTCTGATAATTATAAGCGCCCAAATTGCCGCCGAATGTTATCTTTCGTTCGGTAAAGTTTGTGATGGCGTTTTCTGCCGGAGCAATCGCTATTTCTTTCTCTTCCTCTGTCTGTTTCTGTATTTCAGGCAATGGCTTTGCTTGCCGCTTTAACGGGAATTGCCATTGCTATCCAAACAAACCCATTTCCTTTCACCTCTTAAAATCTTGATATAACGCCGATACATGCCGTGCTGCTGCGTCTTGCAATCCTGCTCTTCCGCTTTTCTTCCAGTTCGGCGATGTACCATAATCCCATTGACAGGGACGACCATCTATCCTTGTGCTGCGTCGCTTTTGCCGTGTCATATACGACAGAACCAGCCGCTGTCGTCTTGGATACCACGTTGCCCATTTCGATTTGCAAAGCGTCTGTTTCCACAAAGATTGATTTTTCCTGTGTCGTCAGCACACGCCCCGGCTTGTTCTTCCCCTTATCATCTGCGTCGTCGTCTGCGCCGTTGTCTTTCGTTGGGTCAACAATTGTGTTTCCCAAAACATATCGGCTGTTGACCGGAATCTGTATCAGCTCGCGCTCGAAGTTCACCGTCGTCTGCGTTACAAGCTGCTGGTTGATTTGATTGTTCGCCGTGCACGGACGAAGCAGAGGGATAGCATCGCGAATGATTGACCGTTCCGTATCAATCACCAGCGGCGGATATTCACGGTTCGTCTCCGGGTCTGTCCATGGTTGCGACATGAACTGGGGGAACGCATCACCAAGCCCACGGTAGTCAAATACGACCTTGACTGTGTTCGGGAATCTCACAAGCAGTTTCCGAATTTCAACCGCCAGCGCATCCAACCGCTTCCCGTGGAAGGAGCGCATGTACACCAGCTTCTTCAAGTATGTGCCATCTTCGCGCTCAATGAGCTTCAAAACACATACCACTGCATTGTCAGCATTTTTGGCTGACGATGTTGCAAGGTCGAGTGAAATCACATATTGTGATGTACTCTTCGCAGGCTGTGCGATTTCAACTTCCGTCAATGTTCTGCACCGCTCCGTCAGCTCATACGGGAAGATTGACCCACTTTCCGCCCCAACAAAGATTGTACCGTACTCCATTTGGAAGTTGATGTCCGGCATTGTCTCCCTCTCTCGCAGGAAGAAGTCAATATTTGTAATTCCAACGCGTGCGGCAGACTCGTAATTCAATGCGCAAGCAAAATAGCTTTTGTCGCCCGCTCCCATCTTTTTTACCGCGTCGCAAAACGCGCTGTAAAAGTAGTTGGATTTCAGACACGCAGACGTAATGCTGACCATCTTCGAGGGGTAATCCTTAATCCCATTCGCCACACAATGAGAACGAGATGTGTTGCGGACAGGCTTAACAACCTTCATCAACGTTGCCTCTTTGACTTCCGGCGCTTCGTCCACAATAATAAATTTCGCGCGGGAACCGAGGAACGTTCCCAATGAATACGTCTCGATTTTGGACATGTTCGCAAACCGAATAATGCCCTTACTTCGGTTGACATTGACCGGGTTTCTGTTGCTCCCCCAATCCAATTCCCTGCGGATGTTCTCATTCATCGCGAATTCGTCTTCAATTTTTTTCGCGATCAACGTCGCCTGTTCCGCTGTGGCTGAAACAACTGCGATAAGACTGTTGGGATACAGGATAGCAATCGCTACCGCGCAGATTGCACAGACCCACGTTTTGCCGTAGCCGCGCGACTGCGTTAGAAAAAGCGTGGCTGCATTGCCAATCGCTCTTGCTTCCACTCGCTGTGTATCTTTCAGTGGAACTTTAAGATAATTTACAATGAACTCATCCTAATGTGTCCGCCAGTACCAGATGAGCTTTGTCCATGCCGCAATGTTTTTGACCTCTCGGACATTGCTGATTTGACTTTCCGTAACCATTACAACTGTGACCCCACCGCCGCCGCAAGGTGTGCGTAATCGTTGTACACCTTGTCAATATCATCCGGCGGGAACTCAAACGGATTTATATCCAGTTCATGGTTGATTTCCAGTGCGTAAATAATTTCGCCCAGTGAAGACAAGCCAGTTGAAGTTCCGGCTTTTCTTGCACACGCCGCGAAGTTGGAAGATTTTGAGAGGTCGTCAAAAATCTTCTGCACTTCTTTGTACTCGCTGACTGATATTTCCCCATGCCGCATTTTGTTTTCGGCAATGTCCGCATTCAGTGATGCCTTTGCAACCTTGCGTGCATAGTCCCGCATAGAAACGTTGCTCAGGTCGAAGTCCTTTTCATATTCCGCGTATGTGGCGTTCTATGCCGCAATTTCGTTCGGTGTGAACGTGCCTCGCCAAACTGGGTCATATTTCGCCTTCTGCAATTGTTCTTCATCTTCCCGTTTGACAAACACGTTTTTGTTGTTCATGTTTTCCGTGTACTCGTAAATACCCTTAACATTCATCATGGAAAAAAATTGCCGACATGTAGCAGCGTCTATAATAGACTTTTTCGTCTCTGCTTTCGTCTTTGTACTGATGTATGTCTTGTTGGTACTCAATGCGTACTGCGCTTTTTTATAAGCTGATTCCCAGAATCGGTCTTCCCACTTTCGATTGTTCTCATAGCAATACTGCTTCAAGGATTCCACATCCGTGCAGTAACGGTTGCAGCAGTCGCGACACCACGCATCATGATTCGCCTGTGCTGCCCATTTGCGGTTTGAGTAGAACTCGCTTAGCGGTAAAGAGCGGTTACACTTGACACACAGCTTGAAGTTTGCCGTTGCTTTCACCATCTTTTGCTCACTCCCTCTACATATATAAATATAAAATGAAGGTGCTGTTTTTAAGACAAAAACTAAAAAAATATGAAAAAGAGGTAAGCATGAACACTTACCTCTTGTCCTCATTGTAGGCGAATCGGATACATACACCTGCGCCCATATCCATCTTCCATCAAGATCGCCGTCGCACCCGCTCGTCCGCCGTAGCCTTTGCTCAACGCGTACTTGTCCAGTCCACACAAAGACGGAGTGCGAATAATCACCGAGTTGCCGTCTGGCGTAACGCCAGTTGGAATCTCTTGTTCGCTGTGCAAGTGACCGCACACAAAGAAGTCAATAGGCTCACCATACACATTGATGGAAGACCTTGCTATATCCTGAATCGACTTCGCCGCATCCCCATGAAGCAGAACAAACGAATAGCCGCAGACCTTCGCCAGTTTCATTTTGTCGCATTTGGCGTCTACTTCAACTCGCTGATTATTTTCCAATCGGTCATGGAGATACCAAAAGATTATCTTTTCCAAATTCTCATCCATGAACTCCCGCGCCTTTGAGCCAAGCGGTCGAATTTCCGAATGATTACCAGTACATCCGACAACTTTCACGCATCCATAATTCGATAATTCATTTATCCACTGCGCGAGGAACTCCGACAAGCGAACGACAGATTCTACCAATCCAAATTCCAACCGCATCAATTGGCTCTGCCGAAGCATCCCATCTATCAAGTCGCCGACAAGAAACAGATTCATAAGCGAAACGTGTTCTCGTTCTGCAATCTGAATAATCTCATCCTTCAGTAAGTTCATCCTTGTTTCAAACTCTTCCGAGTTGTAGAGGTTCATGGTCTCCCCATGCAAGCCCTGTATATTGATGTCCGCGCCGTAGTGGAAATCACCAAGGCAGACCACAAGTTCCTTGTGCTTTTCAGTGCGAAGCATCGGTATATTGCAGGAAGGAATTTTTATCGGGTTTTCTTTGGCGACCTGCCTAATTGCGGCATACACGGTTTCACGCAGAAGTTGGCTTCTTGCTTCGCTTCTCGTCAGCGCATTCAGTTTGTTCCCGACGTCTCGTATTTTCTGGCGCTCTATTTTGTCTGCATCATATTTCCCTGCAATCGCTTCCTGATAAGAAGAAGAGGACAGCATACCCGCCTCTTCCGCCATCTGTACACCAACGCCAGCTTTCCGTAGTGTTTCCGCACTCATATCAAGTTCGTACTCTTCGCACAGCGTTATCCAATCCTTGTCCAGCAACCCGATCTTTTTCTGACGTATCTCCTGTACAAGTCGAATCTTTTCTTCTGTGCTGAGTGCATCAAAGCCTTTTCTCATAACGCCTCCATTGTACTTGTCATTATAAAAAAAGTGTCGGCTGCGGGAGTCGAACCCGCAAGAGCGCGGATTTAGAGTCCGCCGCATATGCCAATTCTGCTACGCCGACACATATCGGGGCGGTGAGACTCGAACTCACGACCCACGGATTAAAAGTCCGTTGCGCTTCCATCTGTGCTACACCCCGATAAATGAGAGAAACCAATTGGGTCACTAAGACTTTTCTGTATACTATGTCATTTTTACTCTGTAAGCAAGAGAAAAATAATCATAATATTATCAAGGCAAATCTTGCAATTTCTGATGGCTATCTGCGCATAAGAGCACGGAGCGTCTTTAGGCTGTTTCATGTCATCGAAAAAAGTCTTAAAATCAAGAATCAAGATAAGAATCCAACACACGACAAGCCAATCCACTTACCGAACCTCCCATTTGGTGCAGAAGTCAAAGAAAGAACCTTCTATGGTATCAGGCGCAGTAGGAGAAATCTTGCGAACTACCACTCGCGAATCTCGTGCAACCATCGCCGCGTACAAACTATTAGCCTGCTCCATAGTATCAGTTCGCGCACGCGCTTCATCCCACAATCCATCCGCCACATTATTGAAATTTTCAAGGACATCTCGTGCGGCTTCAAAACCACGCGCCTTAGCATACTCTTCATCTTCGGTCTCTACTATAAAATCTCGATAAGAACCGGGTGCTTTGCCGTAGCAGTAAACGTCATATGCGTGAACTGCAAACTTAAATGCCGGATGTTCATCACCAAAAGCGATAAAATCTGCATATTCTTCTGTCGTAGAATACTCGTGAATGGCAACTACACGGGGTTCAAACCAATCGAGAATAAAAGCAAGAAAATCGCCAGTAATCACGTCAGGTGCATCATCCCGAATACCGACGATAGTAAAAGGCTCTTTTCCAGCAAGATTGGTCGTATGGAAGTAAACCTCGGCGGCAGTCTGCCGAACTACATAGGAATTATTACCATAATGAATTGCATACTTCATTTCTTTTACCTCATTTTGACACTACTTAAATGAGAGAAGCCACTCGCATCCCACCAGCTTGTTGCGAATTCTTTATTGGTCTTATCGACTTGCGCGTGTCTCCCAAATCAGAATCGGCTCATCTGCAAAAGCCTTGTCCGCTTCCCCCAAATAGCATTCGCACGTTAGACCCTTCATACTAACTTTCAATTGCGGGAGGTGTTGCTCTAATCCTTTGCATCGGTATTAGCACCGTGCGAATACGTTGAACAGCTTCCCCGTTCCTGCACCCATCTTTTTACAGTCAAGGCTCTGTGCCAGCGGATTTTCAGATGGCTTTTACTCCCGCACAAAAGGCGTTATGTTCATCCGCAGTCCTACCATCAGGGCGTCTGGACTCACTCGAAGAACGCTTTAGGACTTTCACCTCTTTGGACTTCGAGGTTTGGTGATAAAACTTTTATACCGCTTTCTGCCCTCTTCCTTGCGGTGCAGCCTCCGATGGGGCTCGAACACACAACCTGCTGATTACAAATCAGCCGCTCTGCCACTTGAGCTACGAAGACATAATTCTGTTTCACACAGAAACAGAATTATAACAAGCCATCAGTGGGACTTGAACCCACAACCTGCTGATTACAAATCAGTTGCGCTACCTGTTGCGCTATGATGGCATAATTCTGCTCCATGCAGAAACAGAACTATAATATGCTGCCGGGCGGACTTGAGCCGCCAACCTGCCGATTACGAGACGACTGCTCTGCCGATTGAGCCACGGCAGCAGGCAAGTGCCGGGAGCAAGAGTCGAACTTGCGTTGGCTTCCTGTCTGCGTATCACGCTGACGTACTTGCCGCCACATTACCCAGCATGAGATTGCTCGTCTTTCCGAGCCGCCACGACCATCATGTGCGTCGTCCGCATTTCTTATAGCGCATCCCATTCGCGCTGAGAATAACCACCGATTTCACGGTTGCCAACAGGAAGCCCTTCTGCCTTGCACCACTTCCGGATAGCGTTATCCGATACACCGTACATTCTGCCAATCCCCACAAACGATTCTGTGCGGATGAGCTTCTTCAGCGTTTCACGGGATGGGCGTTTCACCTTCCGGCATCCCGGCTGTCCGATGTTCTCTTCCCGGAATTTCTTCCGACAGTTCTCGCACATTTTGCCCTTCGCGTCACGATGACCACCGCACACGGGACATACCCACCGGGCAGTCCCACAGTTCTTAATCTTTTCATACGTTGTCATACCGCAGCCACTCCTTCTTCGTTTTCAGGTTTCCAATTCTTTTTGAGTTCTTTCAAGACGGCGCTCGGCTTCACATCAGTCCCGTCGAAGTGCCAGTATTTCATCGGGTACAGACCGAAATTTTCTTTGAAGAATGTATAAATGAACTGAATTCCACGGAACGTCCAGTTCATCTGCCATGCTCTTTTCCACGGTGAAACAGACACGGCATATGTATCCGTATAACCTTTTTCAGCATACTTTGCAGTGAGTTCCCACCGTGCTTTGCCATTCTGCCCCTTCTTTTGAATCCCGCTATACCACAGGATCTTGTTAAGCGTCTGCGCCGTTGTTCCGTACATATCAGCGACATTCCCAATTGCGTCGGCCTCCCCTGATTGCAGTGCCGCTTGTGCCAGCTCCACATCAGGCGTCATTTCCTCTATTCTTTTTGCAAGCTGTGCATTCTCCTGTGCCAGTTTCCTGTTCTTCTCCTGTTCCTCTTTGAGCGTTGTCGCCAATCGAATCAGGAAGTCAGGAGACGTGATTGCCTCTTCAATTGCTTCCGGGGTCAGGTAGCCGCCATGCTTGCGGATAGCAGGAATAACCTCGTGTGTAATCCAACGTTTGAAGGCTTTCGCTTCCGGCTTGCGAGAGCCAAGGACAAGGGTGTATAGACCGGGTTCACTGACGATGGTTCCTTCACCTTGACGACCTAAGTTGAACTTAGCCCGTTCGTCGTCATCCAGCCGCCCAACGGAAACCGTCGGATTGCTCAATTCCAGCGCACGGCACACGTCCGCCGCCACGAACCACGGTTCTCCGTCGCGAAGGACAGTACGGACAGAGCCAAAGCGTTCATCGGTAAAGGTACGAAGCATGTTTTCCATTGTGTAGCACTCCTTTGTTTTTGTTTTGGGTTCCGCCTATTATAGGTGCGATTGAAGTGGATGTTGGTTCGGGTTGCTAAAATTTTTATGACGATGAAGAGAGTCGAACTCTTACAGCATCACTGCCAACGGGTTTTGAGTCCGTCGCATCTGCCATTCCGCCACATCGTCTTTTCAAAAAAAAAAGAAAAAAGCATGGAACCGCCGGGAGTTGAACCCGGAATAACGGCTGGCTAAACCTCTGTGTTACCATTACACCACAGCTCCATGTAGTACACGCTCTGGGACTCGAACCCAGAACCGTCCGGATATAAGCCGGATACGCTAACCATTGCGCCAAGCGTGTATATGCCCATCACGCCCGATGTGGTGGGCAACGAGCAAAATTCTGATGAATCTGCATAAGGTACTTGCAACGCTTCCCAAAAAGGTGTATGATATAGATGCGGATGGGTGAGCCATCCGACAATCGGGAAAAGGAGGGAAAGCCCATGAATGAATTTTCAATGGTGCTTACCGCCACCCGTGTTGGGAAGTGGCTCTTGTAGCTGCTAATCGACAAGGGATACATTGCGGTAAGCCCAACATTGGAATAGCGTCTGAAGCAGTTTGGCGAAGTCGTAGACTCACTTTCAACATGTCTTGACATTGTAGATCTGCTAATGCGGTTATTCCGATGACCGCAGGCTCTTTCTCTGCAAAGAGGAAGAGTCTCTTTTTATCATACACCGTTTGCAAGTTCCGCGAGAATCATCAGTGTCCTTGCTCTATCATAGGGAGGAGGGTTTGAACCTCCATCCGATGTTTTGGAGACATCCATGCTGCCATTGCACCATCCCCATACAAAGGCGCAGACAACGCTGCGCAGATTTGTTGCAAAGTTGTTACACTTTTTCTTGGAACGCCTCGCTGTGAAGCTGTGACTTTTCCTTACGCGCTCGACGTTCCCGCTCTTCTGCCCGCATTTCTTTCAAGCGCTTACATCCACGACACCCGTGCTGCTTGCGATTACAGCCACGGCAATCGTCATTTGCCTACCAAAACCATTTCGGCGGTTCGGGGGTTGGCTTTCGGTGGATTTCCTTTGCCATTCGTATATTCCTTTCCAGAAGAATGGTGGGCAGATTTTTCGGCTCTTCTATGTCCGTTGCCTCTGCCCAAGGCGCCCTCTCACCCATAGGACTTCGCGGCGTGGCTTTCCGTCGTGTCACTTTCTATCGGTTCGTTCATTCCGTCCGGCTGTCGGAGGGGAGCGACCCCGCAGCTTATAAGCGATGTGGAGCGAGATACCGGAGTTGAACCGGCACTAAATGATTGGAAGTCACTTGTGCTGCCATTTACACCAATCCCGCATAACTCGCGCTTGCTTTGCCATTTATCAGTCGCAGCACAAACCGCATACCCTTGCTTTTCTGCAAGGTCGGCGGAAGTTTAGCGCGAACCCAATGCGACAAACATTTCGTGCAGGGCTGAGTCCTTGACCCTGCGCACCGCTATCTCCAGCCGTTGGAAGCTGGTGGGCACACAGCCGATTAAGCTGTAAGCGGCAGCGACACTGGTTTTGCGAAAGCCAGCAAACTCTTACCATAAGGCGTTATAGATTTCCTTTCAGCACATCGCTCCTTGCGGGATGCAGAGCTTGCGGACTCTTACGGTTGCACATACTTGTACTTTCTCACATGTCGCCTTGCGAGCTTCATGTGTGTCCATCTTATTCAGGACAATAAGTCGCTTGTTTCCTTATGGTCGCACACACTTTTGCTTTTTTTCTTAAATATCAAAAGTATGCTCTCTTTGATGCTGATTTTTCTGAACGACAGGGTATGCGTCTGACCATGCGTATCTTTTGGATACGTCCCAGTCACCGCCGTCCTGCGAGGTTTGCTATCACCCCTCTTCTCAAAGCGCACCATGCTTTCGCAGTTCGATGCTCTCTTTGAGATAAACACAGCGCTTGCGCTTGCGACACTCACACCATGTATCAACTCGGACATCACGCATTTCTGCGATATAGCACTCACTTCCAAATGCCTGTCCCGCCATTCGCTCACCGATCGGCTCCGCGAAGAAGGCAGAATATATCCGATATTGGTTTTCCGTCAAGCTGCCCGAAAGCAGCCGCACACAGAGAGACAATCAGCTTCTCCCCAATATGCTTTATACGCATCACTGCGCTTATCTTATTGACCCGAAACCAGCCAAATACTTGTGTGGAGGCAGGACTTGAACCTGCATCTGTTGAGTATGAGTCAACCCGGCTTCCTTTACCATACACTCCGCAATGTTGATGCGGCGGCTCGGTTTTGAAAATACACATCTTTATCTCACCGATAATCACACCGCCGCCGTGTGCCTTACCAACTGCTTATATCTGTAATGTCTTTGCTCTTCCTGCAATAGGGACAAGTCACGGTGATGCAATCACCCAATCCTGTCCCAGAAATCCGATAAATAAAGTCGTTGCCATTCTTACAAGAAATCCAGTGCGCCTCCCGAAACTCTTTGTCCTCTTTGTACTCTTTTTCTGAGAAGACTTCCAGCGCACGTTTTCCCAACTCTTGAATCCGCTCGTCACGTTTGCGAATTTCATCCTCTTCGTTGTAAGCATTCAGCGTTTCGCGCAGCGCTTCGCACTCTTTGTTTAGTTTCTCATACATGTCCTTCATGCCCGACAACAAGTCTTCAAACGAATCCAACCCCGGAACAATCATCGTGCTGTTCCTCCTTAAAAGAAATCTTTATCCGGCTGTTACGGTGTGCCCAGAGGGTGGACACGCTTGACTTCCACAATTGGGTCTGCTCAGTTGGCGTCACACCAGCTTTGTTGTCAACTGGAAGCGAATCAAGCTGTTGGCGGAACTGTCGAAATGTTGAGGAGGAAGGCACATGGATGACTTGTTTTTGGCCCTCCATAAAGACTTTTGTCGAGCAGACCCCTGCGGCGGCTCCCACTCCGCCATGACTTGCAAACATTACCACACGACAGGGGAACGTCATGCCAAGTCCCGTTCTTTTCAAAGTGCCCGATAGGAATCTACAAACACAGGGAAGTTCCCGTCGTTCGTTTCGTTCACCAGATACATTTCATTGCTGAAGGTCGATGCCGCATACATCATTCCAAGCAGGGACTTTGCGTCTACCCGGAAGTTCCCTGTTGCATTTTCCACCACATACGCTTCATCTCCCGGCAGATTCCCAATCTGTGCCGTGAATACCGCCACCTGTGGTGTTGTCTCCAGTCTGATATGTGCTCTTGTCATTTGCTTCTCCTTCTCCCTGTTTATCAGGATGTATATCCGTAATGCTCCATTAACTGCACAATATTGTGCCTCCCCACCGGGTTCATTGTGTGGACAAACACATTCACCTTGCGCACGTCATGCTCCACAATGTACTTCGCGATGTCGTACCCCGTTTTCTTTTCCCCAAGATCATGGTCAAGGTCGATGATAAATGCTTCGTTCGTTTCCGCAAGAAGGCGAATTGCGTCAATCGCCGCCGCGTAAGTACGACAGATAATTACCGCGTACTTATCTCTGTCCATCTCCGGGACAGGGCGTTCATCGTCCACCCAGACATACCACATTTTCTTTTTCGCTTTGCCGAAATCCATTGATATTTCCTCTGTCTTAAAAACGCGGGGAAGTCATCGGTATGCGCTTACCTCGTTCACCCGTCAGAGCGTTGCGCACTCTGCTTCATGCTGGCTGCACTTGATGTCTCCCCAGTTTCCTGTGAAGCTGCGCCAGCAATCATAGCCGACTATTTATTTTCCGCCGTCGTAGGCGACAACGCGAACGATAGGATTTGAACCTATGGACGGTTGCCCGTCAGCGCATTTCAGGTGCGCCGCCATAAACCAGACTCGGCCACATTCGCAAATCTCATGTTGGCACAATCGTTTCAATTGCTTCGTCGGGAATATAGTCCATGTTTGCGTCGTAAAAGGCAATCTCGTTATCATCCATCAGGATGCAGTTGATGTAATCCATCCCGTACATCAGCCCTTCTTTTGTCTCCGTCGGGCTGTACTGTGGGCAAAGCTCTGACGAAATCCGACACTGCACTCCATCGTAGACAAACACATTCTCTGTGTTCACGACCGCACGCGTTGTTTTCTTCACATGGCCTTCGTCTATCAGCTCTTGATACTTTTCGGCGGGAGACAGCTTCCGTGCTTTCGCATAGGGCTGTTTCTCGCAAAAGCATTTCTTTCCTTTTGCAACCACCGCTTCTGTTACCGCCGAAAACGGTAGTTCTCGCTGTGGTATCTGCCTGCGCTTGTAATAAGACTCCATGCCATCGCACAAACCAAACAGCAGATAGTAGGCGACGCCTGACAAGAAATACTTGACACGCGATTCTCCTGATGTCTTGCTGTCCTTATCGCTAATCCAGTTATCTTCGCACTGGTCTTTCCATTTGGCAATAAGACTTTCCGCGACCTTCTACCGACGCTGAATTACTGCATCGTAGTTGTCCTTTCCTCGAATACTTGGTGATAGCGCGTAGAACGTTTTCCCGTTCGGCTGTCGTATTTTACAGCGTACCGCCATCATCTCACCACCTGTTCCCAATAATGATTACCCTTCAAAATCCCGCAGCAGATATGTTTCCGGTACAAGCACATATACCCAGTCACACGTCTGCATCATACTCTTCACCCGTTCGCAAAAGTGTACAGCCTGCGCGTCAGGGCGCATATACGCATAGCTGACGTCTGAGCCGCACGAACTCCACAGGTCAATCGCCCGCTGTGCATCCGCTGTTTTCTCACCGAACACAAGCCCTACCTTTAGGCAACCGGGGATTTCGTCCGGAAGTGCAATCACTTTCACTTCCGGGCATCCACAAACCTTCTGCATTTGGGCAAGGAAGCGGGAATCGACATAAGACTCCGGTTCTTCCCCAAACACCTTATACCCATGTCCAACTTCCAGCCAAACGCTCATATTTATTCCCCTTTACAGCACTTATTGCAAACAGGTTCACCCTTTGCTTTCTCTTCAATCATCTTGCGGAATTTTTCTTCGTCCTTCTTTATTTTGTTGTAAAATGCTGCTTCCTCTTCCAGCCGCATCTGCTTTGCCATCGCTCGAACCTTGCGACGGTGATTGCGCTCTTCGCGTTGCCGATTCTCCCGCTGCTTCTTCTCAATCTCCGCGTCCTTCTGTGCTTGCAGGTACGCGCTCTGGTGCGTATCCACTTCGCGGTGCAGCTTCGCGTTCGAGCCGTAGAGCCGCTTGCCGAGTGCCGCCAGATATGCCTGATACGGGTCGTCATGCGTTGCACCTTCCGGCAGCTTGACCGACGTCTTCTTCCCGTCGTCCCATGTCACGACCGTCACATTTCCAAAGCGGTCGATGCGCTCCGGATGAGGAATCGTATACTCAACAACAACCTTGCTGTTCGGAAGAACAAGCTGCTTATGACGACAGGTCATGGTGATAGTGCTGTCTTCCCTTTTGCAAACCGCGTCAGTTGTTGTCTTTCCACACAGCATATCCAACGTGGCTTTATTCAGTGCGTCTGTTTCAAATTCAATGGAACTTACATAGCCAAGCTCCATCCACGCAGGCTCGTTCATCTTATGCCTCCTGCGCGGGAACAGCGTACAGTGCCTTGTATTCTGCCACAACACGTTCCAGCTCCGGCGTGCGCTGATACTCCCACACGTTCATCGCGTCCTCACTCTTGTGCTGTCCGCACGCAACAATCTTGTGCGCATAGAGGAACTGTTCGAGCTTTCGATTTGCCGTTTCAAAGATACCGTTCACATTAACCATTTTCTATTCTCCTGTTCTTTATCTTCCAATTCTGCTTTGCTTGCTCCGCGAGTTTTTCCACCGCGCGGGAAAACAATTTGTCACATGTCTGCACAGATACTTTTCTCTCTGCCGCAATCTCCTTCGAGCCGTACCCGCCGCGCTTCATTTCCAGCACGGCCTTCTCGGATTTTGTCAGCGGCGCTTCCTGAATCAGGCGGTCAAGGTCTGCATACATGCAGATGAGTTCTTCCATGTCCTCGTGCACCCCAATGCCGTGACAAGTGTACGGAGACGCAATCAGCGCTCGCAGCACCTGTACGTCATTCAGTGGGGCATAGGACAGGTCGATGGTATCAATCTTCAAGTTGTACCACCGGATTTCTCCTTGCCCTTCTTGCCTACGGCTCGAAGTGTCTCGTTCTCCTTGTCTGCCTCTTCCAGTGCATTCTGCAAGGCTTCCATATCCTTCTGCAATCGCTCGTTCTTGAGCCGCTCTTCCGCAAGCTCCGTCTCAAACTTGAACGCTTCCAGAATGTCGTCCACGTTGTTGAACAGCACATTCATGAGCCGCTGCTTCATCGTCGCCACACCGTTCCCACTTCGCAGCGCACTGTCATAATGATTCTTCGCAGCAGTCACATCCGCCACCACACCTGTGTTCTTCATCGTCTCTTGTCCTCCGTCTCAATTACTGCGTAAGAAAACTAACTTCCGTCCGGTTCTTCTGCGCGTAGGCTGCAATTCGCATCGTTCCACGCAGGTCATATGTTACAATATACATCACTTTGGCATGGGCGTCCGATTCCTCCTGGGGTGCGTCAAGAAACGACACAAAGAACATTCTGTCACTGCATTCGCCATAAGTGCTTGAAATTTTCGCACCATACTTCTGCTCGATATACGCCTGTGCAAGTGACACAAACTCCGAATATGTTATCGGCCGAGACAGGCTCAAAGTGTCCTTCTCTATTTCGGATGCAGGGACATAGATTCGCGCATCTCTATTTTTTCGCATAGCTTGGGCAGGTGAAGAAATCGGTGCCGCCGTCGCAGAATTTGGGCAGGTTGTTTTCTCCGACTGACTGGGTTTGTGTTGAGCTTCATTTCCCGGCAAGCTGTCCAGCAATGACTGAATGCCGTCGCAAAGTTCAGAAATCATTTCGCGGATGTCGTTCTCGAATTGACTCATGTGCATTCTCCCTTCAAATTTTTTGCGAAGCGAACTTCTGGTTGTTATAAGTGCGCTTACTCCCGTCGCAGTTCCGGCTTTCTCAAAATATTTTAGAACTTTTTGCACAATTTGTATGCCGTCATCCTGCAAACTCTTGACAGTGTGCCCTCCGCAATGTATACTTCTTATAAGACACAAGGAGGAATAACAATGCACTACGCAGAGCAGTTTGTCATCAACACATTGTCTCGTCACCCCACTGCCATCAAGCGCATCTCACTGATAGAATCCCATCGTTCTGAACTCGAAGCAGACGGCGAGTGGCCTGACTGGTGTGCCTTGCCAATGGCGGCAGTATATTCCGTGCTTTGTGAAGAGTACGGACAGGAACGGCTGACGATAGACACCGTGAAAGACCTTGCGCCATTGACTGCCGCATATATCTGGCGGCGAGAAAAGCAAATCTTTTCTTTCGATGAAGACCTGTTCCAGACGCTTATTAAACAGCCGTTCGAGGGAACTCTCCCGTCAGACATTCTGCTTCGTCTGCCAGTTCCATGCGTCTTTGTTGATATGCCGTTTCTGATTTCCGAAAATGATTACAGTGGATTCTTCGCGTGGATTGAATACGACAACGCTAACAAATGGCGCGAGCTTCGTCTTCTCTTCATCAGTGAAGATGGTGCTTGTGCCAAGTCAACCCCATGTCCTCTTCTCGATACATTTGATAACTCACTTCTGGCGCTTGAGGAATCCGCGAAACGAAACACGCCCGAAGACGTCAATATCGAGGACTACGGTCTGGATAGCATACGCAACACCGTCTCCCATATTATCAACGTTCTTCTATACCTTTGTGCAGAAGAACCTGATTACGACCGAAAGCCGCGCAAGGCTTCCGCGAAGCCCAACTACATCGCGGACAAGCCTCCCCGCAAACTGTCCTACACCGTCGTCGGGCAGCGCATCGGAGCAGTCATCCGAAAAGGAAACGCAGAAGTCAAGGAACGCAATGCGCGTACCAATACGCAGGAAGGTCGCTCTCACGCCTCTCCTGTCGCGCATATCCGCCGCGCCCACTGGCATCACTTCTGGACAGGCGCACGGGACAGCACCGACCGGAAGCTCATCCTGAAGTGGATACCGCCCGTGTTCGTTTGCGGAAATGAGGAAATCGTCACGACCCTGCATCGGGTTAAATAAACACACGCCAACATCACAGGAGGAATACAGATGGACATAGCCGCGTTGATAATCATCCTTGCCGTCATAGTGGATATTATTCTCGCCGTACACGCCAGTGCGGTCGCCAATGATAAAGGCTACGACACTTCCCTCTATGGGTGGCTTTGCTTCTTCTCCGGCGGACTTGGGCTTCTTCTTGTCATTGCACTCCCCAATCTGGAACTTCAGCGTACTTCGGAGAAGATCCTTCTGGAGCAGCAAAAGGCAAACGAGCTTCAAAAGAAGACAAATGAACTTCTTGAAAAACTCATCGGCACTGACAGCCTCCCTGCTTCCGATGCTCCTACCGTTGAAACAGCCGAGGACACGCCACCCGAAGAATATCGTCCATTCGACGGCAGTAAGTATTGGGTTTGCCCGAAATGCAAGCGGATGAATGCCAACATACTCGACTACTGTTCACAATGCGGTGAACACAAGTAATAAAATACACATCAGGAGGAAACACAGATGGAAATCACGCTTATCATCATCCTTGCCGCCATCGTTCTCGATGTTGTTCTTGCCGTCAACGCAAACGTCGCTGCCGTTGCAAAGGGCTACGATGGTTCTCTCTACGGTATTCTCTGTTTTCTGACAGGCCCATTAGGACTAATTCTCGTCGCCGCGCTTCCTGACCTCACAGCACAGGCGCAACAGAAGTTGCTTCTTCAAGAGCAGAAGAAAACAAACCGCATTCTTATCGCCGTTGCAAACGGGACACCTGTCCCTGAGTTCCCTATCGTCGAGGCTGTTCCACATTCTGATGCCTCGTCGCCCGAAGAAGAGACAAAAGCCTCTGACGACGGCGGCGAAAGCTGGCCGTGGACTTGCAAGCACTGCGGGCATGTGAACAACGAAACAGACATGCTCTGCGCTCAGTGCGGCAAGCACAAGTAAACGGAGGGCAAAAGTCATGTACATTCATGGTATGTGGAACGAGGTCGTCATCGCCTGTATCGTTATCTTTGTTGATGTTCTGATTGCATACGTTGCCTTCGGAATTGCGAAACAGAAAGGCTATGACAATATTGGATGGGCAGTTTTACTTTTCTTGCTGCCTCCCATCGGTTACATCTTTCTGATTGCAATGCCCGACAAGACGATTCAGAAACAAAACGAGCAAATCATCCAGCTTCTCGAAGACGCGCAGAAAGACGTCCCTAAGGCAAAAGCAAGAAGAGCCGTGACATACGACAGTGCTGTTTTCAACATATCGGAACCGTGGGTCTGCCAACACTGTGGGTACACCAACGAACCGAACCATCTCTTCTGCCTCAATTGCGGCGAACCGCGTCAGCCGGAAGAGCAGAAGTAATCTCAATCGAGGAGTCGGTGAAATGCCGACCCCCCTTCTTTTTTGTCCATGTTTCTGGGAATATTTGGGTGACCCTGTTGTCATAATATAATAAAGATATAGCTTATAAGATAAGCCCTATCTTTCTTTTCTTTGTTATCTTTCTTTTCTTTACGACGGCTGATTGAAAAACTCGAATATGACCGTTCCCCAATGGTGACTCTGTGAATCGCGGAGTCATCGTTAGGCTTCAGATTTTATAGACAACTTTCGATTTGCCGCAAGAAGAAACCGCTTCACAATCACGCAGAGACAAACCCGCTATTGCGTTTGTCTGAAAATGCAGTAACCCCGCAGCGTTTTTGATGCTCTGAGCGCTTTCAACGGTAAAGTGGGATAATTCCACCTCCGAAGCCAGAACGCCTCAGAGTAATCAAACTCCTTGTAAAGTTATTAAGAATTTCAGACAACCTGAATTTGTTGGTTACAACACAGGCAACATCGACCGTCACTCATCGAAATTTTTCAAACGGCCATCGTTGTCCCAACTGCCCTGTACCGCATTCACTTCCCCGTCTCTATCTTCTGCCGTTCAGACCTCTTCTCCCGCCACACGGTCATATATCGACAGAAACGCCCTTCTGAGGCGCTCCAGCTTCGGGACAGGTAAAACCACTACCGCACATCCAGAAGCGCTCAGAGCGTTCTCCAGTACGTCTCTACAATGCTGTTCCAGACACACCACTAACCGTACTCCTACTCATCAGTATCCCATCTGCCATCCCCATCAGCGTAAAACCAATTCGCTCAGAACGTAAAGCCGCGCATCTCAAAGCCCTGCCTTGCCTTCCACCACGGTACTTCTCCCATCCACTTTTCAGTTTCAATGTATACTTTACCGTCTGTTGAATTGCTGTACTTGATTTCTGGATAGTTGGGAACATCCGGGAATCCCAGCGAAATACCGCACCTATCATTCATCGAAATCAGTCCTATATATTAGAAACTATATCAGTTAGAGGTTAAGAACTTAAGTCTCTTTAGAAACTAATGCTTTATTAAATAATATATATCATATATAATACTTTATTATAGCTTTAGTGTATAAGAGTTCTATATACAAAATAGCCTAAGCACATAATACAGCTTAGGCTATTTTATACAATAGATAATATATATAAACTTTATTATAGATATAGTGTATAAGGGTAATAGGGTTCTAATAGCTTTAGCTTATAATATAGCTTAAGACTTAGTAGACAGAGTTCTATTAGATAAAGCTCTATTACAACTTCTATTTTTAAGAAAGATAGTTTCCTTATACACTATATCTCTTTTTGTATATATTGCACAATATAAATATATAATATTATACAATATGTAGAATTTAATACTATTTGTCTTAAAAGCCCATCTTTCATTATATATATAAGTTAATAGAAAAATATATAATCCACCGAACATAAGTTATGCCGTACCAAGGACAAATAAGACATAGGTCTTTAATAAGCTCTGTCCAAGCTCCATGACTATTGCGTCCAATAGCCATAGCACTTTTCCACGGTTTAATACATCCCTCATACCCCATATCAAATCAAACAGTCACCAATTCCGCAGCAAACCACAGGCATTCAACAGACTGTGCAATGATTCGTCCATCAGATAATCCGGCGGGTAAGAACCCGTTTTAAGCATGGCTGGAAAATAACCTACGAGAACTGGGCTGTGTTCATTTTGGTTCTGGGGGAAGTACAGATGACTGGTATAGTGCAATCGTCGCTGGTGAATCTGAATTGAACGTAAATGCCCATTTTGTACAATTCGCGTTTATAGGCATGTTTCTATATATCCAAATACTGACATTTACCATTCCTTTACATTTTCCGCTATTTGCATGAAAGTGCTTACATATTGCATAATTATTCTTTTCTATTCTTTCCCACCTCTGCCCCTTTTCCGTTCCTCTTGATCCCATAATCAGTTTTTGAAAAACCGTTCATCTGTTCTGGATATTGACCGCTTTCAATTGTTTATAATTTCATAGCTATTCTTGTTTAGTATTGCTATATTTTTTGTTTTATCCATCTGCACAAAAACAGTTATGATTTTATTCACAATTTTAACTTAAATCCTATTGATTGTGTATGCTTTATTACGTTAAAGTCTATCACTCTGCTATGCAATGGTGATCCAGCCGTCTCGGTTCGCCTTTTTTCTTCCATTTGATAGAATTATTTCGTTTTCGCTGTTTTACGAAAATTTTCGATGAACTAACCGCGTTCAGTTGTTGACAGTCCGCAAATGTAGGAAAATCAACGGTTCGCGGATATACCCACGAAAACGATTGAAAACAGCCCTACAAGCGCTTGTAAGTACATCCCTATTGCTATATGCTCATCTGCCCAGACGCCTGTTATACGCGATTTTACAAGAAATGGGATTGTTATGCTTGCAATTTATGTATATTAAATCTTTTCTATCTTTGCAAGTTGTGCAATTGCTACATTATTATATACGTGCGCGCGTGAAATTCCTTTTTCTTCCATGCTCGTTATTCTATATTTGAAAGGTTCAAATGGAAGAATATGGTGAACGTTACTTGTTGGGAAATATTGTATCGCTTCTTGCCCAGCGCCATGCAATCATATGGCGCTGGATAGTGTGGCGTGATCTCTACTATTATAGGCAGGATTGCAGCCGGTTTGCCTTCCTAATATTTCCCAGTTGATAGGAAATAGTCTAATTCAAAAATTCTTTTTTTTCAGCCGTTCGCCTTTTCCGCTTGTTTTCTGGTGATCCCAGCGCTGATCGTTCGTTCCCAGAGGCGAACGATTTTCGTCTATTGATGAATAATATACGTTATAAAATAAAGTAGCAAAAAAATCGCAAAAAAATGCGGAAAAGGGCTTGACAATGGTGTTGCAATGTGCTATTATGTTGGTGTTGCAAGGCAAGCGCAAGCAAGCCTTGCAAGGGCAAGGGCGCAAGCCCCAGCCAAGCCCCGAATCGGTGTAGGGCTATAATCCCACCGGGCGACGTGGCAAGCCCCTGCCAAGCATAGCGGATAACATCCGCGGATATGCTCGGCGGATTACAAGCGCGATTGATCGTGGCTGTAGCCATGTGCACCTTGACAACTGCAAATTGTAGTGTGAAAAGTGCGTGATCAGCATACAGCCCGCCCAGAAAATGGAGGGCAAAGTATGAAAAAGTTTTGTGCCGTCGGTCTGCTTGTACTGGTTTTCGTCGCTGGTCTGCTTGTAGGGCGTGCCGGAAATGTCACGCCCGAACAGCTCAAAGTCTACACCACTAACGGGACAACTGTGTCCGTAGAATTCCCGGACGGGAACATCTACGACTACAACTAACGAACGCCGGGCGGGCTGTATGCTGGTCATGCGCAAAGGGTCTTTTCCGCCCCCAGTCTATCTGTCAACAAAAACGACTGATTTAATGGAGGAATTGAAAATGGAAAAGAAGTTTAACAACATTGCCTTGTTGTCTGTCATGACTGCCGAGGAAAACGCCGAGGCGGTTGAACGTCTCAAGTCTGCTGCCGACACGGCGAAAACCGAGGCGGATAAGTCCGCCCTGCGCGAAATGGTTGCGCGGGAAAACTCTGCCCTTTTTGCCAAGTACGTTGCAAAGCATGGCGTGCGTGCTATGTTCGCGGCGGATTACATCAAGGGGTATTATGCCGTTGCAAAGTCCGAAAAGAAGGCGGCGGACTATGGCAATAAAGCCATAAAACCAGAATCCTGCCTTTACGATATTGTGAAGGAACGGGCAGGCGTGCAGTCTGCCCTTGAAAATGCACGGTACACCTTCGTTTGCTATGCCTTGCAGGCGAAGTGGGAAAAGTTGGACGAAGGCAGACTGTCTGAAATCCGTCAAATGGTTCGTACCAAGGACGGCGTGACCTATGACGAGGTGGAACGGGTGAAGTCTGTCGTTTCCAGCACGGACGAAGTGTCTGAAAACGTCGCTTGCTTCTCCAAGCGCGGGTGCAAGCGTACGCTTGAAAAGCTGTTCACTGCGATCTTCGTCGACGACGCGCCTGCCATGCGTTCCAACTATGCAGACGCGATCCTCCAAAATATCTGCAAGATGAATTTTGGGGAATACGTTTTCGCCCAGTCTGCCCGCGACTTTTTCAAGGTCTGCCTGCCGGTTCTCATGGCGGCGGCGCGCGGAACGGATGAAATCAAGGCGCGCGCAAAGCGTCTGTCAGAGGATGAAGCCGACGCGCGCCGGGCGGTTTCCGATAACCCGTTCAAAAAGTGATCCCCTTGCTCCTGTTCACTGGGGGCGGAAAAGACCCTTTGCAAAAAGCGCACTAAGTAGCGTGTCGTTTCCAGCGTTCCCCTGTGCGTCTATTCAGGCGTTTCGGGTTGCGCATGGCGTGTGTTTGCTGCACCCAAAAACGATCGGCGTTCCAAGAATTGGTCTGCCGAACGTGGGCGCGGTCTGCCGTCCATGCTATGCCCTGCAAACGTTTGTATCCCTTTACGGGCGTACTGTATCACTGGGCGACTCCCGGCACGTTGTTAGGCGGAAGCGGTCAACACTGCCGGCAGGAATTGTGTAGCACGTTGCGCGAATGTTTTCAGATTCAGGGGGACAGTGTGCCCCTTTGCGCAAAAAAAATTCGCGGGTGGTGTCGTGTCATTCTGCCAACGAATCCCATCGTTGGCATACCCTTAAAGATGTTAGGCAGTTTTCGCACTGCAAGATTCTTGTTTGACGGGGTTTCTGTCGCGCTCAGGCGCGGTACATGGCAGATAAACGGGGACGGGCGCAAGCCTAAGACGCACTACACCGGAATGCGGAATCTGGGCATGAGTGTCATACGGGGATAGTCTACCCCTGTACGCCTCAGACGTGACAACTACATTCGCGGGGCTGTATTGCAGTGCAGCCAAAGCACCGAACTTGGTACTGGTTTATACCCGCCCGCAAAGGGACAAGTCTACCCTAATCGGCAGACTTGAAGAATGCGGGCGACGTCTGCCAAAGAAGCACAAAGCGGGCGGCTATGCCGTCCCCCGTTCATGCCAAAGGACGGACAGAAGGCTTCTGGGCTTGGGCTATAAATGCCCCACCTCAAACGGCACGAGTGTACCATGCAATCGGTGAGTATCCATAGGCAAGGGGCGCGGTCTGACTATCTCGTCCCCTGTCCTTGTGTGCATCCGGCATTGTCTGCCGATAGTGTCTGGATGTACACAAAGACAGTATAGCACAAAGCGGCTATATTGTCAAATAAAAAAGGAGGCAACGACCATGAAATTGTATCGTTGCATGAATAAAAAAGAGTTTAATGAGGCAGTGGAGCTTGGTCTCCAGATGCACTGTCTCAAGGGCGGGTCGTTCTGTTTCTTGCCGGAAAATATTCCGGCTGGGGACGGGGCGACTATTACCCCTGCGGATGTACTCCCGTGCATCCGCGATGGGGAAATTCTCGTGGAGTTTGAGGCTCCCGACGCAATGCTTCCCCAGCCCGTGCTGGGCAGCTATGACGACCCATTCGCTGAGGAGGACGAGTGGGGGTGCATTCCGGGCTTTATTGTCCCGGAATACCATCTCCCGGCATACAACTGTCGGGACTTTGTGCCCCTGCGGTACTCCATATGGAGGGGGGAGTGGTATAATATCAATACCGCTCCATTTACCGATGCGGCAGGGGAGGAATGAAGTCTCCACCCCGCAGGGCTAAAAAGGGGCGCTTGACCTACACCCTCATTTGTGGTGAAAGGATAGCCCATTGGCAAAAGAGTCATCTCATCCGGGATGGCTCTTTTCATATGCGGAATTTTACGCCGAAAGTCTCCAATGCGGAAATTTTTGAAATTTCACTAATGCGGAGATTTTCGGTTGGTTCCTATGAGCGCCCGTGTAATGCGGAAATTCTTGCGGAGTTTCTGTAATGCGGACGTTCGCAAGAGCCAATGCGGAATTTTTGCAACGCGGCTCTACGACTACCGCCAATGCGGAGATTTGAGGAGGGAAGTATGGCTTGGCTGGAACGTGCAAAGAAAATTGAGGGAGTCCGTTTCTGGAACGGTGTGTGCGGGGAGAATCGGGAAGACTTTTTCTGTACGCCAGATTACGTCCTTATTAAGGACGAACGCTGCGGCAAGGACATCTGGGTAAATGTTGAGTTCTTCAGTGTAGGCATCCGGGAATTTGGGTATTGTGAATTCCCGGATGATGATGAATTGGTGGAGCTGACTCCGGATCAGGCGGAGCGTGTATCTGCCTACTTGGGAGAATACGAGACGTTTCTCAAAGACTATCGGAGTTTTGCGAAGTACCTGTCTCTTGCGGAAACGTGGAAGAAGCGAATGGAGAGAGAATGCCCGACGTTCTGTGAAAGACACGGGCAACTCATCGAAAAGAAGCTCAACGGCATTTGTGCGAATAAGGACGCCTAATGCGGAAAAATAAGGAGGAGAAAATGGGCGAAAAGAAAATCGAGGGCGTTCGTTTTCCCGGTGATAACGTTATGTTGCAGTACGTCCTGTGTATGGACGGCAAGTGCAACCGGGAAATCTGGGTGGACGTCGCGGAGTTTAAGCGTGGCGTGCGCAAATTTGGCTACTCTCCGTGCACGCGGGAAGCCGAAAAGGTCAAGCTGTCTCCTAAGCAGGAGACGCGTGTGTCTGCGTATTTGCAAGAGTATGCCCGTTTCCGGGAGGACTTTCGCAAATACGAGGAGGCTTTACGCATTGCAGAAGAAGCAAAACGCAAGCTGAAGGCAGAGTGTCCGACGTTCTGTGCGCAATTTGCAGGGCGTATAGATGCGGAAATTTTGCCTTGACTTCTCCCCTCCCCTATGGTAGAATCATCTGGGGGGGGATGAGAATGGTTAGCGAAGCACAAAAAGTAGCAAACAAGAAGTCTGTTGAGAAAATATACGACGTTCTTTCCGTGCTGTTACCGCTCGAAATGAATGACACATTCCTGTCGGCTGTTTCAAAAAGCGGAGAAAGTAAAGGCGCTTACGTTAGAAACGCATTAGTTCGGAAATTAACCAAGGACGGCTTCCTGCCGCCCAAAGCAGAATAAAACAACAAGGCATGGAAAGGCTATCTTTTGCGGATAGCCTTTTTCTTATGCGGAAATTTTCAGGAGGGAACAGCTATGTTCAATGTTGTGGCATTTATTGTCACTCAAAAAGGGCAAGCAACAGAACTTCGTTTTGCAAAAAACGAAAAAGATAAAGCCATTGCGGTTGCCCGTGACAGTAGCAAGGGCTGCAAGAAGGTAACGCTTTCCGCTGTTTTTGACGACGGGAAAGTGCGGGCATATCGGTGTTATTGGGATGGGGTGGAAGTTCCGCCTTACTGGTTCAGGTAAATTAAGCTGTGCTATCGGCAAAACGGGCAGAAAGAGAGATTACTATGAAGGTTGAGTTCACTGATGAAATGAAGCGGCACATCTGCATTGCGGATGCTCCGAACGTCCGGCGGCTGATTCGCAAGATGGACAATGAGGACACAAACACGGCAGATGATTACGCCCTGAGTGCCGCAAATCTGGTTGCCCGGATGCGGCATTCGGGCATGAACCCGAAAATCATTCGGGCGAATGCGGAAATTTCGATGAACGCCCGAATCAACGACCGCTATTTTGAGGGGTCGGGGCGGCTGGACATCTGGATTAACTTCGTGGCGCAATACTATGATTCCTTCTGTGTCGGCGGTGCTTATCTCTCGGACATTTGGGAGATCTGCATTAACGACACAACAGATGCGGAAATTTATAAGCGGATGTTCGTCCGCTGGTTCAAGGAGGAACGGTGATGGATCAAAAGACGCTGCGGGAAACCGCAAAGTTTATTCTTTGGTGTATGAATAGGTGGTGCAATCATTGCCGCCCGGTTGATTTGGGTTCTCTCACAGGGGCGGAGGCAGTTCTCCGAATCGCTGGGCATACTGTCTGCGATAACGAGGTCGAGATGACGGTCACGATTGATGGCGTTGTGTACGCCTATAAGGAGTTGTTCGCCAAAGAGGACGAGCCTTGTTTCTGAAAAGTCAAAGATGAAATAAAGCAAGAAAAATAAGGAGGAATAATCACAATGGAACGAGAGGTATTCTGCACAATCAACCATTACGGCAAGAACTGGGATGTTGTGGCGTTTGAAAAGCGCTACGATGTCGAAGGCAAGCCGTATTACGGCAGGTACGACGCTATCAACACCAAGCAGAAAAAGCGCCTGATGGACTGGTGCGCAAAGCAGCCGTGGAATATCCAGCGCAATGTTCTGCAATTTATTCAGGAGGTGGAAGCCTGATGGAAGCATTTGAGATGATCGGGCAGGTAGTCTTCTTCTTAATCTTGTTAGTTGTTGTGAATATCTATGCGGAAATTCACCGATAAAGGAGGCAAGTCGAAACGGGAGCGGTTGTGCTCCCGTATGTGCGAACCGCCCCACGCACACTGATGAGACAGGGCAGAAAGGAAATAAGCAAACATGGAAGAGGCAACGAAGAAATGGGTTGAATTTGGAAACGGCGACATTTTGAGTGGTGCCGACATTTCGAGCATCTACGCTCAGTCTGTCGGCAGAATTTGGGAAGATGTTTTTGCGAAGGTGATTGAGATACAGGAGGCATATCAAGAGGACATCCTGTACGATGTGGTGCAAGTCGGCGTGAAGCTATCTTCCATGCAAATTGATGAAGAGGAAAAAGAACTACGTCAGATTGGTATCCGCACATGCGGCTGCGATAGTGGACGTATGATTGAGTTTCGTGGGTATGATTCTGAAGACTATATCGGCGGAATCTACAAGCTGACCATTGCGAAAGAAGACGGCTTATACGTCTTCCGCTGGTATAAGTATAATAAGGAGGCATGACAAAATGAAAAAGTACGAACTGACAGGCGAAACAGAAGAAATCGGCGGAAAGATTCTGCATCGCATCCGTGCGCTGATTGATATTCCGGTGCATGACGTGAAGGCGGGCGACTTGGGCGGCTGGATTGAGGCGGAGAGAAATCTGTCTCAGAAAGGTGCAGCGTGGGTCGCTGACGAGGCGTGGGTGTTTGGCAACGCGTGGGTGTTTGGCAACGCATGGGTCGCCAACAGGGCGCGGATGTTCGGCGAGGCGTGGGCGTACGACGAGGCGCGTGTGTTCGGCAACGCGTTGGTGTTCGACAATGCGCAGGTGTTCGACAAGGCGTGGGTGCAAGATGTTGCGAAGGTTTTCAATTGTGCAAAAGTGTTCGACGATGCGCTTGTATCCGGCGACGCGCAGGTGCGCGATTGGGCGTTTGTGGGTGGCAATGCAATAATCAAAACGAACGCATCAATAAAAGCGCCGAGCGATGTCCTTACCATCGGCGCAATCGGAAGCCGTAACGACACAACCACTTTTTACCGTGGCAAAGATGGGGGAATATACGTTTCCTGCGGATGCTTCAGCGGCTCGATTGACGACTTTGCTGCAAAAGTCAAGCAAGTCCACGCCGGGACGAAGCACGAAAAGACGTACCTGTTGGCAATCGAGCTGGCAAAAGCTCAGATTAACGTTGAAAGTGAGGTGAACAAATAATGGAATTTATTATTCCCGGAGTGCTTGCGCTCCTGTGCCTGTTTGCACTGGCTTCCAATGGGGACTTGTGATTCCAAGCCCTTGACACTCCCCTACCGATATGGTAAAATATTAGCAGGAATTTGTCAAGGAGGAAGAAATCATGGCTAATAAGTGGGACTTGTCCGAAGCGGGCAAGGCGTATCATAAGAACTATCAGAGGAAAGATTCGCAATTTTCAGTTAAATTCCGCAAAGATAGCGGTGTTCTTGATGCACTTGATACTGCTTGTGCAAAAAATGGTACTACGAGAACAGAATACCTCCGTCTTGCAGTCGCCGAGCGTCTGGAAGCGGAGGGGTATGAGACGGGATATAAGAAGGAGTAAAACATGGTGGAATACAATTTTCCACACACAAAAGGGAAAGTCATTCACTGGCAGGGGATGGATTATGCTCTTGCTGAAAACATTGCGTATGAAATCGACGAGGAACGCTTAACCTTGTGTGGACGTGACCCGGAAATGTATTTCATGGCAAGCGCTCATGCTCAAGCAACAAATGATGACGAGGTTTCTTGGAGCTTTACCACGCTTCAAGAAATGTTTGACTGGGCAGAATCTGGTGACTTCCAGAAAAACCTTGATGGCGTCGTGCATATTGACGCAGAAGAATAAGGTGATGACAATGAGCGAATACCAGAAAATCGCCGACAAAATCAACAATACAGAAGATTACGCAAACTGTCTTGATGATATGCGAGCACTTTGCCATGCCGCAGGGATGGATAAGGAGCTTGCAAAGCGCCCTGATGATTCCGACTGGGTTTGGGAAGTCGCTTGGCAGGCAGCGCAGAAGCTGGATGTTCATATTGCTACGCCGGACTTTCACTTCTATGAGGATTTCCGCGTGGAAGTGAAATCATCCGAAACGGAAGATGTACATGGTGTAAAGCGACATTATTCCTGCCCTGTCTTTTGGGATGACGATTACTTTACAACAAAAGATAAACTTAAGCAACTCTCTGCTGTCTTCGACGAGGGTATGCGAATCGTTGGCGTAGAGAAGGAGCCAAACTATTTGATAAAGACTCACGCGGAGGCGGTACTAACAACAGATGAAATCGGAAAAGGCTGGACATATCTGGATGAGTATGTTAAAAGTCTTGAAGCTGAAAAATACCGCCTGACATGTTGCTTAAAAGAGATTGATTTGTTGCTGAAAGAAGCGTCCGAAGGGCAAGGATAATTGAAGGAGGAGTGAGCTTTACGGCACGAGCAATCGCAGAATGCACATGCGCACAGTGTGGCGCGAAGTTCGAGAAAGTCAAGTTCCGCCCCAATAGCAAGATGGCTAATGAATGGAAAGCATGGGCAGAAGAGAACTGCACTATCTGCCCTGATTGCTGGCGGAAGTTACAGCAGGAAGAAGACGCGGCAAAGGCAGCAGAAATTATTGAGCGCTTCAATTTGCCTGAAATCACGGGCAAGTCTGATAAGCAAATCAAGTACGCCAGCGACTTGCGGGACAAGCTGCTGGCCCAAAAAGAAAGCGCCAAACGCCTTGCTGGAATCGTTCGGTTTTTGAATGATGAGAAGTGCAGGGAGAACGCAGCCAAGCAAGGCATGAGTATCGAGGAGTATGCGGAAAAACAAGCAGCCCGTGCGTGGGTGATAAACGGGAAAGCCCTCTGCATCATCCTGCGGACAGGCGAAGCGCGTGATATTATCGATACATTGAAAGGCTGTTAAGGAGGAGAATGCCATGAGCACACTTGATACTGCCATCAAGGATTATCTTGAGAGGGCGAATAAAACCAGCGCCAGAGTGTACGTTGTCGGCGAGTACGACGTGGAAGTGAAAAGCCCTTTCCATGAAACGCCAAGCGAATTCATCAAAATGGAGGAAGAGGGGCCGGACTTCAACGAAATAGAGGAAGATTCTGATGTGCGCCTTGTTACAGAAGACTGCGAGAAGGCGCACAAACTCTTTCAAGGCAAGCATTCTGGGTTCTATGTGACGCCGGGGTATTACGGGAAAATCCTGTATAGAAGCGGCTGGTTTCTCGGTGAGTACGAGGTGCATATTGCTCAGGATGACGACGATAGTTATGACTACGCAGAGGGCGACCTCGTTTATGATGAGACGAGCTGTTCAGATGCTCCGCAGGAACTTGACCTCGTTGATGAGTATCAGCTTCCCGACGAAATAAGCTGGGAAGAAGAGGTTGTCGGGAAGTTCAAAACATACAGAGAAGCCTACGATGCGCGAGATGAAGCGCAAGCACATGCCGATTACGAATATAGGTACGGTGAAAGTGAAACCTTGCACGATTTCCATGTGCGGTAACTAACTAAATAGGCAACCATTGAGCCGAGCATAAACGCCCGGCTTTTAATTTACCCATCAAATCGAATTTAAGAAATAAGACGAAGGAGAATGAACAGATATGGAACGTGTTACGCAAGCTCAGATTGCAAAAGACCTCGGTGTTTCGACTTTTACCGTCAGTGCGTCTCTGAAAGGCAATCCAAAATGCGGACTGCGCCCGGAGCTGATGAAGAAAGTGCAGGAGTACAGCCAAAAGGTTGGCTACAAGAACACGAAGACTCTTTCTCTACATCACTTTAAGGATGTGGGCGACCGCAGCCAGCACATGCAGATGCTTCGTGCTAAAGGCTTCTCCAATGCGGAGATTGCGAAACTGACCGGGTATGCCTATCAAACCGTGCTTAAGATCATCGGCTATCAGCCGCAGAGCATCACGGTTGCTTCCTACAAGAAGGCTGGCGAAATCGCCAAAATTCGCACTTCGTATCGCCGTGAAGGGATGAAAGAGTACGACGAAAAGTGCCGCAAGATTCGAGCCTACAATATGAAGATTGTGAGGTTTGAGAAGAAGCTGGAAACGCTGCAAGCCGAAATGCGGCAGCTTGATGAACTCCGCAAGACGCTTCCGACTGATACAGAACTCGCAATCCATGAGCCGTATCGAAGTGTGGAATTATAATCCATGCGAACACATGAATGCCTAAACCGCACCTACAACAATAAAGGAGGAACCATTATGACCATTGATGTGTATCAGATTGTTACCGACCGAATCATTGCCCGTATGGAGAAGGGCGAAATCCCGTGGAAGAAGCCGTGGGTTTGCCTCGGAGGGACGAACGTCGCCTACAAGCGAGCGAATAAGGAGCCTTATTCCCTGCTGAACCAGATGCTTCTCGGCGAACCGGGTGAGTACGCCAGCTTCAAGCAGTGGCAAGAGGCAGGGGCGCACGTCAAGAAGGGCGAGAAGGGTTCCATCAGCGTATGGTGGAAAATCCAGAGCTACCCCATCAAGGACAACGATGGCAATCCGATGATGGGCAAGAATGGGAAGCCGCTGATGAAGACTGTGCCCATCTTGAAGTACAACACAGTGTTTCATATCTCACAGGTTGAACCCAACGACCCTGATAAGCCCATCAAGCCGCGCATTGCTCCTCCTGATGATGTGCAGATGCCGAATGGCGCGACTCAAATCTCTAATGCGGAGAAATTTTTCTCTGATTACCGCACCAAGTACGGCATCGCCTTCCATAATGGCGGCGACCGAGCTTATTACTTCCCCGACAGGGACGAGATTCGTCTGCCGCTAATGGCACAGTTCCGTTCTACCGGTGAGTATTACTCGACGCTTGCCCATGAGCATGTCCATAGTACCGGGCACAAGAGCCGCCTGAACCGCATCAGCAAAGCGGCAGCGTTTGGCAATGCAGATTATGGCAAAGAAGAACTTGTTGCGGAAATGGGCGCGGCAATCTGCATGAATATGCTTGGTTTGACGAACGAGGAAACCGAAACAAACAGCGCAGCTTACTTGCAGAACTGGCTCAAAGCAATTTGCAAAGACAAGCGCCTGATTGTTGATGCAGCTTCTGCCGCAGCGAAAGCAGTCAAGCTGATTTTCAACATCAAAGACGAGGACAAGGAGGACAAACATGAAAATTGAAATCAAGAAAGGAGAACGTTATATGCGATTTGAGCAGATCATGTTTGAGGTCGGGCGTGTTGCGCAAACGCTCATCGAAGAGGGGCTTATCGCCTGCCCTGACAACGAAGAGCTGTTCAAGAAGTGTTATACATTAGCTGTCCGCTTTGAACACGATGTGGATATTCCTAACGCGGACAATCCTGATTGGGATTTTGAGGCAGCATTCTTCTGCCACGTCGTTCCTGCACTGATGGAACAATTCGGGACAGGCGTAGGTGCACAGGAGGTGTTGGCATGAGCAGATGGATACTTACGGATGATGATGTCTATCAACATGTAAAGCAGATCAATCCTCATACATTTGCCGCTTGTCAGATCCTTCCCTGCCTTAATCAGGTCGCTTTCGGAGTTATTGACCTCGATTGTTATGATGTTGATAGCAGAGATTTCTTTGAAAAATATCTTTCCCCGTATGGTTATCGTGACATCGAATCATTCAGAACAATGTATGGTTGTTATGAGAATCAAGTCCTTGCAGAATGTATTTTAGAAATAGATTTCGACGAGTTCCCTCATCGCAACGCAGATAATTGGGATGATGCAGAACGAATTGCAGATGAATGGATGCGCAAGTTTGACGAACAGGAGGTGCGGCCATGAAGAAAATCGCCTCCATAACGCAAAATTCCAAAGGTGTCTGGGTAATTCATGGGATTATCGGTCGCCGAATGTACTGTTTTCATAATAGACAGCTTGCAATGCGCAAGTATGCAGAGGAATGTCACGTTCTCCGCAAGAAGAAAGGGTTGATTTGATGAAGATGACCATCGCGTGTAGTGTTATGATACAACGCCCGTATCTTTGCTACGTTCGCGTCGATCGGAATGCTTCCGACACACAAATTGAAGAAATTGTAAAGAAAAAAGATTCTCGAAGGACAGGAATCTGTGCTTGTAGAGGATAACGACTTGGAGATTGAAGAGCAGGACATCACACATGTTAATGTGTCATACGAAGTTATTGGTGACGAAGACGAAGAGAAGGGGGAATAACACATGTATTACTACGGCTATAAGAAGGACGGGAACACGCCTTGCAAGAAGCGTGCGCTTGACTGGGAGAAAATGTCAGACACCTTGTTTATCGACCATGAAACCCTGACGGTCTACACGCTGCTGAACGAGAAAGGACTGTGCTTCCCTTGTGCACGAGTTCCAACTTATGAAATGTCTAATGCAGAAATTTTGGAAAAGTTATCCAAGCATCCGCCGATGGATGCTAATTGGCTTGTCAAGCTGCTTGATGATACCATGCGTCGTGGTCGCTTCCTGAAGAAGGCGGATGCACTGACCTATATTGAGCTTTGCCCTTCAAGCAGGGTGAAAATTGAACAGTATTTGGAAAATCAGTATGTTCGCATTCAGAAAGAGCAGGAGGAAGAAGCACGGCAAGAAGCAGAACGGCGCAAAAAGGAAGAGGAAGAAGAGCGTGCGAGAAAAGAGCGCGAAATGGAAGCCGTTCGCGAAAGGGTTCTGCACGGAGGTACTCTTGAAAAGGAAGAGTTCCCCTATCTATTTGCAATTGCCGCAGAGGTTGATTACAAGATCCCTTTGCGCACCAAAGGCTGGCTTATCAAAGAGGAAGAAGACCGCAAAATTATTATCTACGAGGACGGTAAGGTCAGAGTACGCTACGCCGGAAAGAAGACGAAGGCTACAATGCCACCGGTTGTATGTGAAGGAATTGTTGAAGAATATCGGAGGATTCACGCATGATTAAAATTTCAGATGGCAATTCCAAGATGGGACAATGCCCATCTTTTTCATTGCCGGCAGGTGTGACTTGCTCCCCTGAGGCTTGCCGGACATGCTACAAAGATGGTTGCTACGCCAGAAAGATTGAGCGACTTCGCCCCACTGTCCACAACTGCTATATGCAGAATTTGCAACTTTGCAAAGAAAACTTGCAGTTTGTGGAACAGTATTTTATGTGCTACTTCGGAGGGCTGAATACGCCTCGTGTATTCCGTCTTCATGTTAGCGGCGATTTCTTCTCTACCGACTACTTTGAAATGTGGCTGCGTGTAATTGCGGCAAATCCGGGGACGCGATTTCTTGCATTCACGAAGCAGATAGAAATCATCCGCCCTTATCTGCACAAGCTGCCGAAGAACTTTTCGCTTGTGTGGTCTGCGTGGACGGGCGTCCCGATTCCGCCCGATGTGATTGGCGTGCTTCCTGTTGCATGGATGGATGACGGTAAAGAAGACCGCATCCCGTGTGATGCAATCGCCTGTGCTGGCAACTGCGAATCATGCGGCAAATGCTGGGCGCTGAACGGGCGAGACGTTGTGTTTCATAAGCATTGATATTAAGGGGGCATAGTTATGGGTTATTACACGATGTATAGTCTTGAAGTTCTGCATGTGCAGAATGAAGAAGAGTTCTCTCGTTTGCAGAAGTACATTCATGAAAACGAGACAATGGATCTCGTCTTCTATGACGGCACTTATTGTGATAATGCGGCGGCTTTCGACTCGAAGAATGACGCGAAGTGGTACGAGTATACAGACGATATGATTGCCATGTCGAAAGCCTTCCCGGATATGCAGTTCCGCCTGCATGGTATTGGTGAAGAAGATGATGACCTCTGGTATCATTACTTCCACAATGGCGCGGATGAATACTGCCCTTTGACATCGCAAAGACCTATCAATGTCAAATGGGACGGCGATTTGGGGTATTCTTCTGCATCCCCTGAAACAGTGGTGGATGTCTGGTATGACAGAGAAGATATTGCGAACATGCTGGAGCGTCAAGGCATTGCAATAACGCCCGTCAATATCGACAAGGTTATTGAAGCGATGGATATGGAGAAAGTGGAAGAAGCAATGATGAACGTGTTTGAGGATTATGCTTACAAACAGATTGAGAAGATTTCCGAATGCGGAAATTTTAATTAAGGAGGCGCGAATATGGGAAAGTTTTACAAGCGGATGGATGCTGATGAGTTTACCGCTTACCTGATGACGCTTAAAGTTGGGCAGCAAGTGGATTTTGCAGCCGGTATTGAGGAAAATGATTATGTGGAAGTCCTGAATGATAATGACCCTCTGTACAATTGGTACTTTGCCAAGCGCATGAAGATTTCCAAATACGGCTCCAACTTCATCCTGATTGATTATGCGGGCGGTGAAGAGGCTATGGCAATTCCGCTGAACGGTTATTCTGATACGCTGGACGAGGATGACCGTGAGATTATTAGACGGCGAATTAAACGCTTCTTCTGTGATAATGATAGAATGGTCACTATTCAATACGTTTACGTTGAAATGGAAACGGAGGAATGATTAACATGGCGCACATGGCTTACATGAAGACTGATAAGAAGGCGGTCAAGACAATTGAAAACTTACTGAAACGCGAAGACTTGAAAATCAAGGGGGCACGAGTCTTTCGTGATGAGAAGGGATGGCAATATATTTGCGGCTCGTATATATCGTTCCGAATGAAAGAGAGCATTGTTAATGACGACGACGATTTCCCGTTCATGATTACAGCTATCAAGAAAATCTTTGCAGAAAGAGAGTGCATGGCTGACTTAATTCCATTCCCGAATGAAAAAGTGATGAAGGGATATATCGACGCTTCGCCTCTTAAAACGCCGCATTTTAGCTATGATTATCCCGGTGTTTCTGTTTCTGCCAAACTTTTGTTGGATGCCATGATGGTTCTTGGTTCGCAGACATTGTTTTACGGAGACAAGCAAAAACCTCTAAACGGAATTTTGGCAAAGAGTCCACGCGGTGAAGCGATTATTATGCCGTATAAAAATATTTCTGTCGATGACATCAATGATATGCGAAAAGGCCTTGAAGAAGAGGATGACCTTGGGTTGAGATATTCAAGAAATACTCTTCAAGAAGTAATCGACGATCACGAGATGATGGTGTATAATCCAGCACAACAAAGGTTTTCTCATGCTCAAGATTACGAGATTTTGAAAGCTGCATATGATCTCATTGTGCAAGTCTACATTGAGCAGTTGAAGCGCCTAAAAGTCAGTGAACAGAAAAAGGAAGAAGATGGCACAGATGCTGATGAAGATGCTGCTGGTTGCGGTTGTTAATCGCAACAGCTATGAGGCAGAAAATTCCCTTGCGCCCTACGACGAGCTGAACGAAAACTATTTCTCCTTCGTCCCACTTCCGGCAATTCGCACATCTTCTATGTGGGACTGCTTTGTTGCTGACCATTACAGATATGGCAGCTTTGATGCCTATCTGAAAGAGCAGGGGTTTGTATTGAGCGATTCCGGCGGCATCGGTAAGATGGAGAACATAAATGCGCGATGGGATTGGCGTGTTCCCAATCGCAAATGCTATGACTTGTGTGACGAGCGAGATAAAAAGTTCCGTCTTCCGGATGCACTTGTAACACTCAATGGCACATGGGTGGATAATCCGTCTCACACGTTATGGCTGTCGCAGTTGCGGCAGAAGGATGCTCAATGTTTAACCTACTTCGTGTGCCATTCCAGCAAGTTGGAGCTGAAAAAGGAGAATCAATATGGAGATTTTGATTGGGCTGATTGCATTGCGGTTAATCGTTGAGATGACAGAAGTATTGGGAGGCATGTAATATGGAGCGCAAAACTTTTTCCATCGTCCGTGAAGGTAAGACCTACGAACTCACACCGGATGAGCTGATGGAAGCGTATTTTGCACAGCAGGAGAACTTCAACATTGACGATGTTGTGAATAACGCAGACACAGATTTTATGCTCGACTTATTCCCCGATGCGACCGACGAAGAATGCGATGTCATTATCAATGCTTCCGAGAATGAGAGTGTTATCAAGCAGATAGCAACGGTGTACGAGAGTAAAAAGGACAACGATAATAGTTGGTATGACTGCTTGAGAAACGCTGTGAGAGAAGTTCTGGAATGTTTGCTTGAAAATGCAGAATCCTGATGTGGCAAATGAGTCTGCAAGTGTCATGCAGGCTCTTTTTATTGCGGAAAGGAAGTGAACCGCATGAAAACAGCACTTATAATCAGTGGGCGGAAACAATTGTCTGCAATGCGGCAATCCGCTCGCGACGTTATTATGAGGAGGCGCGAATCGCTGGCGAACAAGCCAAGGTAAACGCCTCGATTAAGTAAAAATCTGGCTCATTATATAGAAAGGCGTAAATATTATGAATAAAGAAGCGTTGGAAGAGGTTTGTAGACTTGCAGCAGAGGGATGCGACGAATGGAGCGATATGATTGACAAGTTACAAGCGATTCAAGGAAAAGTTGGCAAGGCTTTTGCACAGATGATAGAGTTCATGTGCCAGCAAGGGCTGATTGGACGCGCTCACCCATTTTCCCTCGAAGAATTGAAGTCCTATTACAGGTATTCGCACACTGAACGCTCCCCTGCCGATGGCGTCTGCGGCTACGCAGAAACCAATGACGGCAAAATCTATGCAGTGATTGTTGTAAAGTCTATAAATGGTATGTTTGTAGCTGCGCGGAACATTCACATGACAGATAACAAATCTTTTTTGTTTGGAGAAAACACATACGGGACAGAATGGCGCTTCTGGAATCACATTCCGTCCGAGGAAGATATAAAGGAGGCAAAATGGCATGGCAAAGTCGCTTGAAGAACGGGTTCTTGCTTTCGACAAGGAGATGAAGAAGCAAGATGGGTACAAAGTACGATACATTGAGGGCGCAACGGTTATTATTACGAGCTACATGGTCACTTTTCTGCGCGGCAAGACAGATAATCTGATCAATAATCTCCCCTGCCCTCAGTGGGCAGAACCCGAACAGTTAATCTCCCGCCGCAAAGCGGAAGATAGTGAATACTTGATTGCGCTTCGGAACATCACGCAGAAGAAAATCAAACAGGCGTCCGACGCGCGATCTGATATTTGCTGCATGGGTGATTTGATTCCAGATAACTGTACCTTTAATGGTTTTTCTTCATTTGATGCTGCGATGCGCCGTTCTATTGCAGTGACCCAAAATTCTTTTTGCCAGAAAATTTTCCTGATTTCTGTTGTCCGCCTATTTCCTAATGCGTACTTCACCTGCAAAGGTTTGCGTGAGCTTATTTACTGGGCGGATGAAAGCACTGGCTCAGATGGATTTATCTGCCCGTATTTTATTTGCAAAGGAGGTCTTGCTTGATGGATGCTTTCTTCGGTTTTTACCCGGCTGCTATCTATGAGATGGAAGATGCTCGTGTCAGTCAGACATTCACGCCGCTCGCACATTTTGCGCTGTTCACATATCAAGATGAGCACGGCAATTGGCGAGGTGAAAAGTACACTTTGTGGGACTTTACCCTTTACGATGGCGTTCGAGCGTGTGCGTTTCATTCGGACGAGTCGTGGAAAAAGATTCCAAAAGGGGTTGTTGAATCCTATCGTGACTACGATAAGTTGTACGGAAAACGCAAGCAGTTTTGTCAGGAAGAGTATGATGCGTTCAATACGTTTGTGAAAGCACAGCACGAACAGAACGCTTCTGAATCAGAAACCCTGATGGCGTGCATGAAGCGTGGTTGGCTCATTCCAAAGCGTGACGCAGAGGTGAGAGTTGATGTTGAAGTAAACAAGACTTCTTATCGGCTTGTACGTTATGTTCCGCAATGGGACATGGGGATTGGCGGCTCCTCTGTTTGCGAGCAGAAGGTGTTCAAGACGCGTGAAGAGGCACTTGTTGAAGCACAGTACATGATTGCGTGTCGTATCAAGGAAAAAGAACGTCTTTTTCTACGGGATATTGCCGTGGATACATTATCAATGCTCGATAGGATTCCTGCGGAGTACCATGATGAAGTCGCATTCCTTCTGAACGCGTGGACATTCCGTCCGGGTTATTCCCTGCGCTACTATAACGGCACTTTGTTTTACCAAGACGGTTGGTTTAAGTCTCCGCAAATCATTTGGCAAATGCCCAAGAAAGTTGAGGAATAAGCACATGAATAAAGCACGTCGCATCAGTATTACGAAGATTGCTGACAGCCTTCAAGCCTTGAAGTCCGATGTCGAAAGCATCCAGTCCGAAGAACAGGACGCCTACGACAATCTCCCCGAATCTATCCAAGATGGCGAGCGCGGAGACCGTATGCAGGAAGCCATTGAAAATCTGGATGATGCCTTAACCCTGATTGACGAGGCTGTTACATCGCTTATGCAGGCGGCAGAGTAAGGAGGCACACATATGGACATGATTTCCCGTCTTGAAACCGAAGAAGCAAGGAAGAATTTTTATCCAACGCCTCCTGCGCTGATTGAAAAGCTGCTGGATGGCATCGACTGGTATACAGTTGGATGTGCGCTTGAACCATCCGCTGGCAAGGGTGATATTGCGCTTGCCGTAGCCCATAAAATGTGTAGAGACTCCTATATAGAGCGGCAAAATCCAGAAAATGTTGAGTGGTTGATGGAGGTGGTTGATTTTGATTGCATCGAAATCGACCCGTACCTTCGTCATCAGCTTGAAGAGCGCGGATTTCGCGTCGTTCATGACGATTTTCTCAACTACTGGACTTACAAGCGCTACAATCTCATCGTTATGAACCCTCCTTTTGATCAAGGAGCGGCGCATCTGCTTCATGCGATTGAGTTGATGCAGAATGGCGGCGAAATTCGTTGCTTGCTGAACGCCGAAACCATCCGCAACCCCTATACCAACGAGCGAAAGCGTCTGCTGGACACACTTCATAAAGGCGGCGCAAAAATTCAGTTTCTTTCCGGCGAATTTGAGGATGCGGAGCGAAAAACCAGCGTTGAAGTGGCACTTGTTGCGCTTTCTATCCCAAAAGTGCAGAAAGATTCGACGATTTTCGATGAAATGAAGGCTTCCGAAGTCCAGCGCCCGACTGCTGTCCCTGAAGGCGCAACAGAAACAGAAGTTGCTCGCTATCATGTCGTCGATGAGATGGCGAACCGCTGCCAGTACGAGATTTCCTGTGGCATCAAGCTCATCGAAGAGTATCAGGCGCTTGTCCCCCATATGTTGAGCGACAATGGCGCATATGCGAAGCCACTTTTGAAGATGACCTTGCGCGGGAAGAGTGATTTGTCCATCAACGACTATGTTCGCGCAACCCGAATCAAGTATTGGCAGATGCTTTTCCATAATCCCATCTTCAGCAGCGGCTTGACAAGCAATCTGTTGTCAGAATTGCAAGAAGACATCAGTCGCTTTGCTGATTACGATTTCTCTGCCTACAATATCTTCACACTGATGCAGAAAATGGTGCAGAAAATCAGTAAAGGCGTGACTGATACCATCATTGACCTGTTTGATAAATGGACGGCGCGTACATGGAATGAGGACAGCCCGAACCGCCACTATTACGACGGCTGGAAGACCAATGACTGCTTTGCTGTTGGCAAGAAGGTAATTATTCCCTTCTTTCAAGCCTACTATACGTGGTCGAAGGAGTTCCGAGCCTATAATGTGGAGAGCCTTTTTATGGACATTGAAAAGGTGTTCGACTATTTGGATGGCGGACGCACCGAAAATTGCAATACGGCGCTTCGCTTTAAGGAGGCGGAGTATACGCAGAACACACGCAATATCGACACAAAATACTTCACTGTCACCTTCTACAAGAAGGGAACTGCGCATCTCGTCTTTAAGGATGAGAAATTGTTGGAAAAGTTTAACATCTTCGCCGCACAGCATAAAAATTGGCTGCCTCCGACCTACGGCAAGAAGACTTATGCTGATATGGATACAGAGGAACGCGCCGTGATTGATAGTTTCCAAGGCCGGGAAGCCTATGAGCAAGTCATGGCGCACGCTGACTTCTACCTGACGTCCGAGCCGAAAATGCAGAACCTTCTGCTGGCTTGACAATACATATAAAGGAGCGAAATCAATGGCTAACAACGAGCATCTGGTCGTCCCTCATGAAACAAAGTATGGTATCATCCGCACCACGACCATCACCGGCAGGACGTGGTACATTGTCGCGGACATCATTCGCGGTATGAAAATCAGCAACCCCACCGTGTGTATGTACAAAGTAAGCGCCGAAAACAAGCGCAACGTTCCACTCTTCGCGAATCAGCGTTACTATCCCATGAACGTCGTCAATAAGGCTGGCGTTGTGGAGATGCTGACAAACCTGAAGTCGAAAGATGCAGACTTCAACCGTTTCCTGTCGGAAGAATTTCTTCCTGAGGTTGACCCTGATGAACCCGAAGAAGAACAGTCGCCCCTTGTCCCACCTGAAAACGCATCTATTGGCGCCGAAAATGCGGAAGATTTTCCCGACAATGAGGGGGTGGCAAATTTGCCGTCTGCCGCCGAGCGAATTTTCACGAACCCGGAGTTCGGGAACGTGCGAACCATCGTTGAGGATGACAAGGTTCTGTTCTGTGGTTCGGATGTGGCGAGAGCGCTGGGGTATACGGCTCCACAGAATGCAATTATCAAGTATTGTAAGAATAGCACCCTAAGAAAGGTTGCACCAAATCAGTGCACCCTTAATAAGGGCGGAATCCAGACCATGTTATACATTCCTGAAGGCGATGTGTACCGTCTGATTGTGTCAAGCAAGCTGCCGGGTGCAGAAAAGTTTGAGCGTTGGGTGTTTGATGAGGTCTTGCCCTCCATCCGCAAGCATGGTGTATACGCGGTGGAAGAAGTGCTGAATGACCCCGACATGCTCATCGGTGCGCTGACCGCACTCAAAGAGGAGCGCGCCAAATCAAAGGCGCTTGCGGCGCAGAATGCGGTGCTTCTCCCGAAGGCACAGCATTACGACAAGATTTACGACAACAAGACGCTGATTAACGTCACATCTATCTCGAAGGAGTACGGCATGTCGGCGAAGGATTTCAATGACATGCTCCATGAACTTGGTATCCAATGGTGGAACGGCGGCAAAACCGAACCGGCTTGCTACGAACTCTATGCGAAGTACCAGAACAAAGGGTACGCTTTCAAGAAGACGACTATTGTTGGAGACGGCAGCATCATCTCGAACACTCTGAAGTGGACGCAGAAGGGGCGCAAATTTCTGTACGACTTCTTAAAGGAGCGCGGCATTTATACCCTCCTTGACCGTGGTATCCAGCCAGATTCCAAATGAGGAAATATTGAACAAATGTTCGTATTCCTCTTGACATTTGAGGAATCTCTTGCTATAATACAGGCAACCAAGAACGAAAAGGTTTGCGGTTGCGATTGGACAAAAACATCCGAGTAAGAAAGGAAGATTCTATGCAGCAGGTCGCGGAACTGTACACCACAATGAGTCGAGATTTTGAACAATTTCTGTTCGCTCACGATGTTTTCTTTGTTCGCTCTTACCGGACTGCTGATGGTACAACTGCGTGGCAGTACGAGAACACGCCGTACCTTCAGGGTATCTTGAAGGAATGGCAGGAAATCTTAGAGCGGCGCAAACTTCGCCAGAAAATCTGTGGACGCGCCCGCCCTTATCATAAGGCGGCAAAATAAAATACATAGAAAGGGTGACTCACATGACCACAATTATCACAGCCACCACCCTGCTGAAGCAAATTCGGCACTATCCGATGGTTGATTTCTATTTGGAGTCGAGAAGATTCGATGTGACGGAGAACACAAACTTTCTCTGTAAGCAGCGGCTGAGTACATTCTTCGACGACCTTACGTCGAACTACGGTGTCATTGTTAATGCTGATCTGATTGAGCGTTTGAATGGGGAGGTTTTGCAAACGTGGTACAACACGTTTATGCAAGACAAGAAGCCATCGACCGCAAACAATTACGTCGCGTTTATCAATCCCTTCTTGCGCTGGGCGTATGCAATCGGCTATATCGCGGTTGATCTTTCGCATCTGCTTCACACAGCAAAAGTACCGACAGCGGAAGCACTCCCGGAATGGGAACGCCCGAAAGAGAAACTGTTGTCTCATAGCGAGGTGACAGGGCTTCTGGAAGAGGCGGGAGAAACAGGGTTCAAGGAGCGTAATCAGGCGATTGTTGCCTTGTTTGTTTACTCCGGCATCCGTGTCGAGGAACTTTGCTCGTTGACGATTGGTTGTGTGCGGCGTAAGCAGGTCGGTCTAATCCATTGTCGCAGAAAGGGCGGCGCATGGAAGGACGTTGAGGTGGCAAGCGCGTTTTATCCGTATCTGGAAGAGTATTTGAAAACTCGCCGTGATGCGGATGATTATGAAGCACCGCTGTTTGCCTCCAAAAGCGGACGACCGATGACGAGAAGCGCTGTATATGCCATGCTTCGTCCTTTGCAGGACAAACTGGGCTGCTGCACAGGCTCGCATGTTCTTCGTCACACATATGTTTCCGAAGTCGAAAAGATTGGTGGTGTAGCCGTGGCGCGCGACCTTGCGAATCATAAGTCTATTCGCATTACAAACCGCTACGACCACTCCAGTTTGGAAGAACGTCGGGCATGTGTGGAAGCGATTGACTGGTGTCCAGTCAAAGCATTGAATCCGTAACAACTCCTATATAGAGGCGGCTGAAAGGATAGAATCTTTCAGTCGTCTTTTGTTTTGTCTAAAAAGCGCGGCTGACAACTGCAAATTTATTTCCAAGCAAGCGGGAATAGCGCCGCTTTAATCGCACTTAAAAGATGTACGCTGATTATTTAAGGAGGGATGCCCTATGTTTCGATAGGTGTCTATAAGTGAGGTGCTGTTTGGTGGGTAAAATTACAAAACAGTCTACCGCTAACCACGATGAATGGGCGGAATTACGAAGCCATTATATCGGGGGGTCTGATGCGGCGGCGGTTGTCGGTCTGAACGACTACACTTCCCCTTACTGCTTGTGGGCAGAGAAGACCGGGAAAGTACCGGGGTTTGCTGGCAATCTGGCAACAGAAGTCGGAACTTATTTGGAGGATTTTGTCGCAAAGAAGTTTGCGCAGGAAACAGGCAAGAAGATACGCAACGACCAGCAGTCCTACTTTAATTCCGACTATCCGTGGGCGATTGCTAATATCGACCGGGCGATCGTTGGCGAAAACGCAGGATAGGAAATTAAAACCACCAACGAACTGAACCTCAAGAAGTTCAAGAACGGGGAATATCCGTCGAATTACTACTGCCAGATGGTTCATTATATGGCAGTCACAGGGAAGAAACGCTGGTATCTTGCCGTGCTAATTGGCAATCACGACTTCCGAATCTTCACGCTCGAACGTGATGAGGATGAAATCAAGGCACTGATGGACGCGGAAAAAGAATTTTGGTCTTACGTCGAAACCAAACAGCCGCCGCCTATTGATGGTTTGAAATCCACGACGGATACAATTGCCGCCATCTATACAGGCACATCCGACGCGGATGCTGACTTGTCTGATGTTTCCTCTGCCCTTGATACTTACATATCTTTGGGGCAGAGAATCAAGGAACTGGAAACCCTGCGCGACGAAGCGGCAAATCGTATCAAACTCACAATGGCAAGCGCAGAGCGAGGCGAATCGGCAAACTACTATGTAACGTGGCGACCGCAGACGCGCAAGAGCTTTGACGTCAAAGCCTTTGTGAAGGACAACCCACACATCGACCTCTCCCAATACTATAAGGAGAGCAGTTTTAGAACCTTTAAGGTTGCAGAAAGAAAGGATGATATGTAATGGAAGCAAAGATTCAGAATCAGTAGGCGAAGAAAGCCCCCGAAAAGATGACAATGCAGGCGTACATTGAGAAGATGGCTCCGGAAATCAAGAAGGCGTAGCCCTCCGTCATTACGCCGGAACGATTTACTCGAATTGTTCTCTCTGCGATTTCTGTCAATCCGAAACTTGCAGACTGTACACCTCGCAGTTTCCTTGCGGCAATGATGACCAGCGCTCAGTTGGGTATGGAAGTTAATACGCCGCTCGGTCAGGCGTATGTCCTCCCCTATCTTAATAAGGGCGTTCTGGAAGCGCAGTTTCAGTTGGGCTACAAGGGATTGATTGACCTCGCTTACCGCTCCGGAGAAGTCGAATCCATACAGGCACATGTCGTGTATGCGAATGACACGTTTGAATGTGAATATGGCCTCAACCCGAAGCTCACCCATAAACCCGCCGAAAAAGACCGGGGCGAACCTGTCAAGGTCTATGCTGTGTTTAAGACCAAAAGCGGCGGCTTCGGTTTTGAAGTCATGAGTATGGATGATGTACGCAAGCACGCTGCAAAGTACAGCAAGGCTTACAACAGCAGCCTTTCTCCGTGGAAGTCTGACTTCGAGGGAATGGCGAAAAAGACTGTTCTGAAGCGTGTTCTGAAGTACGCGCCGCTGAAGACAGAATTTGTCCGCGCTGTTGTGCAGGATGACAGCATCAAGGAAGATATTTCCGACGAAATGTACGCTGTCCCTGCGACTGTTATCGAAATGGATGGCGACGTCGTAGATGAAAATGAGAACCAGCAGGAGGAAAAGAAATCGTGAATAGCATCACCGTTGTTGGGCGGCTGACCGCAGACCCTGAGCTTAAAAATGTCAATGGCTATGCGTGCCTGTCGTTTAGTATCGCCGAACGCTCTGTGTCAAAGAACGCAGATGGCGAGTATATGACTAACTTTTTTGACGTAACTGCATGGCGCAGCCTTGCCGAACGAGCGTCTGCATGGTTCCATAAGGGAGACAAGGTGTGCGTGTCTGGCCCTGTTACTATTCGACACTACGTTAAGAAGGACAAGACGGATGGCGTATCCGTGCAGATCCGCGCAGATAACATTGAAGGTATGATGCCTCGTCGTGATAATGCAAACTCTGCTTCCAACGGACAGGCGTATAGTAATGCCGCGCCGCAGTGTGCCGCCGCCTCTTCTCCGCAGAGCAACGGTTTTACTCAAGTCGCAAATGATGATTTGCCCTTCTAATTTCTGTCACATGTCACACTAATTCACCGACATTGATTGCAGTCGTCACACACACACTATCACCGCAGTCATCTGCGACACGCTATCACCTTCACCGACTGCTCCATAAGGAGCGTTTAAGATGGAGGAACAGTTAATCCGAAGCATCGAAGTCAGGATTAAAAACTGTGTGCGAAACTTTTACAACGGTCACTGCAAGATGATTTCTTCTCGCGTGTCCGTCGAGGATTTAGAGCAGGAGTGCTACATCTATTGCATCGAAAAGTTTCGAAAGAGCAGGTGCAGCGTAGAGGATTTCCGCGTAAAAGGCATTGAACTAAAAGGGGTTATGTGTTCTTATACGCAAAGTCAGTTGGCTGTGAGAGTTCCGCAAAGGCGTGACCGTTATACGCAGATGATGCAGAAGTATGGTAACGCTTTTGACGTAGAACCTGCAATTGCGATGGTAGCGGCGGAAGACGATTCCGAATATAGCAGAGTTTTGCATGACGTTAATGTCGCGCGATTCGCTGCGCTGTTAGACGACAAAGATAAACTCGCGGTTGAGACAATCGTTGGTGGCGGAGACTGGAAATCCGTGGAATCTGCCTGTGGATTCTCAAAGTCTGGTGTTTATCGCGCGAAAAATCGCATTGGAAAAGCGTTTACCAAGTACATGCAAGGTTCTGCCTGATATGCAGAAGCAACAGCCGAATACAGCCACTTGTGTTCGGCTCCATTCTTTATAAGACCAACTACGAAAAGTCAATGGGTTAATCAGTGATGATAGCCGGGACACAAGGAGGTAAAATGTCAGAAGCAGTCAAAGCAGAACTTGTTAAGCTCGGCGTGCAGCTTGGGAACTTATTGGCAATCATTGCAGGGAGGAAAAACGTATGAAAAAGACGGTTCGCGTGGTCAGCTTACTTGTGGTTATTGTATTGGCGCTACTGGCGCTGACGGGTTGTTCTGGTACACCCACCGTGGGCGGTACGAAAGCGGACGTTCAGGCTCAGATAGCGGTGGCAAATTCCCTGACGGATAACCAGCCTACACCAAAGGACATCAGCTACTCGCTGGAGCGGTATAACCTGATTCGGCGTGCTTACTGGGTTAATGGTCAGCGTGAGAAGGCAAACGCGCTCATGTGTGCGGTTGAAAAACCGCTGGGCTATATCGTGCTCTTTGCCGGAAATACTGTTGTCGGCAATTTCGTGGTAGATGGAAAGGTAACGAGCCTGAATAGCTTCCTGTCCCCTGACAGTGAATACTACGAGTATTCAGGCGGCGAACACCGGGCGTATAACAAGTGGCTGGCTGACGTGGATGGCAGCTACGGCGAGAATGATGACGGCATTTTCTTCTTCACCCCGGATGGAAAATATATAGAGTGGACGGGCGAGTACCTTTACTCCGACATTCCCTTCATCGTTGATAGCCCGGTTGTTCGGTACGAAGGAGGTGTGGCGGATGAATAAGATCGTTGTTGGTTTGCTGTGTCTGTTGATGGTCGTTCTGCTATTCTGCACGGTTTTCTTCTCCTGCTTCCCTGCCGGACGCGCCATGTGGAACTCATGGTTTTTTGCCGTCCAAAAGGCTGATGATGCGACGGCGTATAGCACTCGTAAGCAGGTTGAGGATACCTGCCGCGCAATGATGACAAGTTACACAAGTGACAGCCTGATTTACCAGCAGTACAAAGACAGTGAAAATGCAGAAAAGCTGTCATGGGCTGAACAGGCGAAGATGCGTGCCAATAAAACGGCGGCAAGCTATAACGAATATGTGCTAAAGAACTCTTTTGTTTGGAATGGTAACATTCCAACAGACATCAGAACATCGCTCCCGTATTTGGACTAAGGAGGGAGTGGCGATGGCGGTAAATAACGAATCCGAAATCATCACATTTGCTGATAAATACCTCTCACCGTATAAAATACGAGAGAAGCCGCTTGGTCGAGAAATTGTCCCAGAATTGTGCCCTTTTTGTCACGGCGGAGAACATGGCGACAAAAACACCTTTGCGCTATCAATTGACAAAGGCTGCTATGTCTGTATGCGCGGCTCTTGTCGAGCACATGGTACGCTTCCGATGCTTGCGGAGAAGTTTGGGACTGCTATGGCTGCTGTAAAGCATTCATCGAGCAACTCTGGACAAGGAAAGGACTTTTCGCTTCCAAAAGTAGAGATACTTCCTGCGACAGACGAGATTTATCGCTACTTTGAGCGGCGAAAAATCAGTCGCGAGACGGTTGATGCGTTTAAGGTGGGCGCTGACAGCAAAGGAAACATTGTTTTTCCGTTTTTTGAAGGCGGAATCAATGTTTTCGTGAAATTCCGCCCGCCTTACAAGCCGAATCCACAGGAAGCAAAACGTCCAAAGGAATGGCGTGAGCCAAACACAAAAGCGGTTCTCTTTCATATGGACGATTGCGTGTTTAGCGAGCCGCTTTACATCACAGAGGGGCTGATTGATGCCATGAGCCTCTATGAAGCGGGTATCAGCAATGTTGTATCCGTTCCGAGCGGCTGTGAAGATACGACATGGATTGAAAATTGCTACGATTGGCTTGAACGCTTCAAAACCATCGTCCTTTTTGGCGATAATGATGCTCCGGGGCAAAAAATGGTGCATGAAGTGTCACGCAGACTTGATGAAAGCCGCTGTAAAATCGTCAGCAATTATCCAACACGCCCAGATGGGAAGGTTTGCAAGGATGCGAACGAAATTCTGTACTTTTACGGGGCTTTGGAAGTCATAGCGGCGGCAGAAACGGCAGAGGAAATCCCTATTAAGGGGGTAATTAACCTCGCAAAAGTTTCTCCTGTCGATACAACGGCAATTCCTCGAATCAAGACGATGATTCCCGCGCTGGATGACTGTATTGGGGGGCTTGCTCCCGGAGAAATAACCATTATGACTGGTAAGACAGGTCATGGTAAGTCAACATTGGCAGGGTTGATCTTGCTGAATGCCATCGAGCAAGGGAAAAGCGTCTGTGCGTACTCTGGGGAGTTAAATAAGGAACGTTTTCAAAACTGGATTCACTTTCAGGCAGCAGGAAGCGACTATATTGGGCTGAAATTCGACCCAGTTAAAGGGAAAGAAGTGCCATTCGTTCCGTGGGAGGTGCATCAGCGTATTCGTCAATGGTATGACGGTAAATTTTTCCTCTATGATAACAAAGAGTTCTTCGATACATCTCAAGCGGATGCCATCATCAATGTGTTTACGGGCGTTGCAAGGCGATATGGGTGCTCCCTGTTTCTAATTGACAACATGATGACTTCCGTCTCCGACTCCGAGGAAGAATTTCGAGCGCAAGGCAAGTTTATTAACGCGGTGAAGAGGTTTGCGGAACGTTTTAATGTCCACGTTATCCTGATTGCTCATCCTCGCAAGACAAAAGCAGGAGAACAGCTTAGAGGGGATGACATTGCGGGCAATTCACAGATTTTGAACCTCGCTGATAACGGAATTTCTTCAGAACGTCCGAATTTGCGAGTGCTGAAGAACCGCGAAGAAGGCGTCTTGAAGGTAATCGAGTGCGCTTATTGCGCAGATAGCCGCAGAATCTATCAAGTAGATGCTGGCGACAACAACGAATTTAGCTGGGACAAAACAGGTATCGAAAAACCTGCCGTCCCCGCCTGCTCTCGTCCTGAATACGGTGTGAAGTACGCAGAAACAACCATGCCGTTCTAATAAGGAGGCGCGAAAAAGTTGAAATATATTTGCCCGATTTGTGGGTCTGCCGCTCGGCCGTATATGCTGCTTGATGGAGTTGCTTTTTATTGCAGCAATTATTCAGAATGCGGCGCTGCCGTTTCTTTTGAAGGAAAGAAATACGAAGAGCAACCAATGCTTGCAATGCAGAAATTTGGTGCACGATTTGGTGTATCGGACAAACCATATAGGTCTTATGCTCAGCAGGGTGACGACTACATTCTTGAAGCACAGAAAGTGGTGAATGCTGATGATGCTTGATGGTGTAATGCTTGCTCTGTTTATCGGGGCACTTATCATGATGATTGCACTGGCTGACAACAATAACCGCTGGCCTATGATTTAACAGGAGGAATTGTTATGAAGTATACCATGAAGGATTTTATCGAGAAACCTATTGCAGTTCGTCTAAAGAAAGAAAATGCAGAATCGTTTTTAGTTGCATGTGGTAAAAATGGAATCTCATGGCATTATGGAGGCTCTGCAATTTGCGGTATACATATCATAGCAGATGCAGTGACCCGTTTGATAGAGCCTGCGGTTTTCTTTATTCGGAGCGAGAATGCCATCAACTGGGATGATGTGTGTTATTGCGTAAAAAAAGGACTACTCATTGCGGACTTTGAAGACATTGATTTAGGCGAAGCTGTTCCATCTTCTCCGTATCGCATTACCATTGACTGCGACGGCAAGACGACAACTGCGCGGATGATTATCAATGGAAAAGAAGTTAAGAGCGCAACCGCCCGCTGCAATCCGGCAGACAAGTTCAACTTCAAGGTCGGTGCAACATTCGCTTTCAAGCGACTGTTTTCCAGAGAGCCAAAGGCAAATGATTCTGATAAGTTCCGCATCGGAGATAGAGTCGTTTGTTCCTACGCGGATGACAACCCCCGCATCCGCAACGCACATGGCAAAATTCTTCCATACGGAATTGGCCCAGATTACTACGTTGAATTTGATGACAAAATAGGAGGGCACAATGCTGATGGCGGAGGGAGATATGGGCACTGCTGGTTCGTCAGCGCGAGCAGACTACGGCACGAGTAAGTAAAGAGGTGGAAATAATGAGCGCGAATATTGCAGAACTGCGTTCCAAACTCAACTTGAAACCTTGTCCGTTCTGTGGGCACGAACCGCTTTTGGCAAGAGAAATGTTGACTACTGATTTGCGTTACATATGGGGAACAGGCTATCGCATCTATTGCCCCGAATGCGAGATTGCAGAAGCCAGAGATATTGAGGCAGAAGAGGCGGCCGAAAAGTGGAATCGCCGTGCACCGGAGTGGGTGTCCACTAAAAAGGCAGTACCAGTAGATGGGAACGAGTATCTCGTTGCAGCGGCTGGCAGATTTGGGATTGCGCGATACAGCCTTGCGGGCAACTGGAAAACGAGAATCAGTGTGATCGGGTATGAGGTGACACACTGGCGCGAAATATCGAAAGACTGGATTCCTGTATCGGAGACGTTACCAGCAGAAGAAGGAAGGTATCTCGTCATGTATGGATATGATTGCGTTTTCGCGGGCTACGACGGGAACGGCGAATGGATGACAGATGACCTGTGTAACATCTCGCGTCTTGTGACGCACTGGCAGCCTGTGCCGGAAGCGCCAAAGGAGGATGAAGAGGATGAATAAGGAAAACAACCCTGCTCCGCGCTGTCCGTACTGCGGCTCAAAAATGCGGCACAAGCAAAGTCTCGTGTGCCGCTGGGGAGAAGAAGCCGTTGACGTTATGGTGATGCTGCACTGGTACGAATGTACCAATGAAGAGTGTGAAAGCGAAAGCCCAGCGAGGAACACGGCAGAAAGAGCGTATGAAGCTGCTATACAAGCTGTGAGCAGATGGCAACTCGTTGCGAAAACACTCCCGTCGCATGAAATGTACGTTCTTGGATTTGACGAAAAAAAAGAGTGTGATTATCCCTACTTGTGTTTTTATCCAGATACGCAAGAATTTCACGACGAAATGTACCCCGGCAAGCCTGTGAGCATCACGCACTGGATGCCATACCCGGACGCGCCAAAGGAGGAAAGCGACAATGAGTAACGAGAAGTTTCCCGTTTCTTGTCCGTATTGTGGGTCAAAGATGCTTCTTAAAACTGGAATCTTTGACTTGCTCGAAACGGACGGGAATTGTGTGCTGCGGTTTTGGTACAAATGTACAAATGCAGAGTGTGAAAGCAAAAGCCCAACAGGTAGAACGGCAGAAGAAGCCTACAAAGCGGCATTAAAACGGGACGAAGAGCCGAACAAGATTTTGTCGCTGTACAATATTTGCTCAAAAGAATGTTTTGTTGAGTGGCATGATGAGGCGTGCGATATTGAAGAATGTCTTGTGGCTGTGGAAGAGGTAATCAACGACAAAGAGAAAACAGAAAAGAAAATCAAGGTGTATACAAAGAGCTGGGACGTTTGGGATTATCCACTGGATGAATATCTGCGTGGTTTCCGCTGCTGGATGCGGAAGCCGACGGAGGATGAACGCGAGGCTGCGAAGTGGCTGCCGAAGAAGAAGAAGGATGGCGACGATGATGAATAATGAAAAGAAACAAGCTCCGCGCTGCCCGTACTGCGGCGCGGAAATGAGCTTGGAAAACAACGAGGATGTTCTGTTCGGACTTTTCGCGGACGAGGAGAAAATGTATTGGTATCAATGCAATACTCCGTTGTGTGGCATCAAAAGCCCTGCGAATCACACGAAAGTCGGTGCTTACATAGCAGCAATGTCGCGCTGGCAAGGGCCAAACCGGGTGCTGACGCTGGATGAAGTGTTTGTAATTGCAAGTAGCGGCTACAATACTCCGGAGCAAGAGACAGTTTTATGGTTGGAGCGCCGTGTCGAGGAGGGAGGATATGCTACCATTCCAAATATTTTTGCAGAAGACGGTAAAATTGTCGCTGAATTTTCTGGCATTGGCTTTGAGGTCGCGTTAATTACGGAAGGTTATGGTAAACATTGGCGGTGCTGGCGGCGCAAGCCGACGAAAAACGAGCGGGAAACCGCGCCGTGGGAGGACGAAGGAAGATGAATGAGTACAAAAACCGTGTGCTGTCCCTTGCAGAGCTTGCGGTAAGCGCAGGAACGCTCGTGTGGATTGAAGATAACAACGGAGACGACGAGCCGTGCGTACATGCGCGAATGGTAACGTACTGGGAAGGTAAAAGCCACCGCATATATTTCGACAGCGGACGCACATGGTACGCCGATTACACCTACGGCGAGACGTGGCGGTGCTGGCTGCGGAAGCCCACGCCGGAAGAGATGGCGAATACGCCGTGGGAGGAAAAACAAAAATGAAATATGAGTTTACTGGCGAAGTAAAATACATCGGCCGTAAGATATTGCATCGAATCCGTGCAGTGCGCGACATCCCGGAATACGAGATTAAAAGCGGCGACATGGGAGGATGGCTCGAAACAGAGAAAAATCTTTCACATGACGGCTCAGCGTGGGTGACGGATTCTGCGGTGGTGATGGACGCGGCGTGCGTGACGGGAGATGCGTGTGTGATGGATTCGGCGCGCGTGACGGGAAAGGCGTTGGTGACGGATTCGGCTGATTACATCGCCATCAGAGCAATCGGTAGCCGTGACGACACAACCACTTTTTACCGTGGCAAAGATGGGGGAATATACGTCGCCTGCGGATGCTTCAGCGGCTCAATTGACGACTTTGCTGCAAAAGTCAAGGAAGTCCACGCCGGGACAAAACACGAAAGGACGTACCTGTTGGCAATCGAGCTGGCAAAAGCGCAGATTGGGACGACGGAGGAGGAAGATAAATGCTGATGGAACAAATTATCGGTGCTGACGGTACAATCCGCACAAAGCTGGACATTGCTATCCAGCGTTAGAAATCGTTTGAGCCGCCGGAGGGGTATTTCCTTGCGTTCAGCGGCGGCAAGGACAGCCAGTGCATCTACCATCTGGCGAGGATGGCAGGGGTCAAGTTTGAAGCACACTACCACGTCACGAGCGTTGACCCGCCGGAACTGATTTACTTCATCCGTGAGTATTATCACGATGTGATTTTCGATGTGCCGCACGATGAGAACGGAAAACGCATCAGTATGTGGTCACTGATTCCGCAGAAGCGGATGCCGCCGACAAGAATTGCGCGTTTTTGTTGCGAAAAACTCAAAGAGACGAATGGTGATGGGCGGATGGTTGTAACTGGTGTTCGCTGGGCTGAATCAGCGAATCGGAAAGCGAATCAGGGAATTGTAAATATTAAGGGTAAGCCAAAAACAACGCAGGCAAGAGCAGACGCGCTTGGTGCGTCGTACAACATCAATAAGTCGGGGGGACTTATCCTTAACGAGGATAATGATGCAAACCGCCGCCTTGCGGAGTTTTGTTATAGGACGCAAAAAATGCTGTTGAATCCAATTATAGATTGGACTGATGATGATGTTTGGGAATTTCTGGATGACATTGTAAAAACGCCGCATTGTTGCCTGTACGATGAGGGCTACACGCGCATCGGCTGCATCGGTTGTCCGATGGCTGGTGCTGCTGGACAAAAGGCACAATTTGAGCGTTATCCCAAATTTCGGACTTTGTACATCCGGGCGTTTGACCACATGATTGAGCAGCGCAATGCGGAAGGACTGCCGACGACGTGGCAGAACGGCGAGGAAGTCATGCACTGGTGGCTGAAAGAGGAGACTGACAATGTATAAATTTCTCAGTGTGATAACCAACTTTGGGTGTCATTATACATGTCCATATTGTATTGTAAAAAATAATAATCTCAAAATTCCGAAGACCACTTTGGCCGGACTCGATTGCCTTGCCAACGCGATTGAAAATAACCGATGCAATTGCGTTTCCTTTTCGGGAGGCGGCGACCCCTTATTCAATTGGAGGGAACATACCGATTGGTGGGAAAAGGCACTTGCTATTTGTTTTCGATATAATTGCTGGACGGAACTGCACACGTCTTACTTTAACGAAGATCCATATTTTTGCAGTGCTTTTAACCGGATTGTGTTCCATTGCCGCTCGATTAGTGATTTGTACAAAATCTACCATCGCGACCGTCATCAATATAACCGTGCAGTTTTCGTAGTGACTTCCGACATGACAGAGGAAGATGTCACGGCAATCGCCGACTATGTTGAAAACAGTGACGACATTGACGAACTATCCTTCCGGCAGTTGGTCGATGACCACTACGAGACAAAATACTACCTGCATGATTTCTTGAAAGCCGGTCACAAGAAGCGTTGGTATTACATCGAGCAGAACGACTACAATGTGTACTACGCAGAGAATAGAGTAGCTTATCGCTATCGAGACATTTGTTTAGAGTAACTTTAAGCGAAGGAGATGCCAAGCAATGACGAAGAAGTACAAAACCATTTACGCCGACCCTCCGTGGATGGAGAAGGGTGGAGGGAAAATCAAGCGCGGCGCGGACAGGCATTACTCTTTGATGCGCACAGCCGACATCATGGCACTTCCCGTCCGCGACCTCGCAGACCCTGACGGATGCCACCTGTATTTGTGGACGACCAACAACTTTTTACCGGCCGCGTTGGAAGTAGTCGAGGCTTGGGGTTTTGAGTACGTCACCACGGTCACATGGCTCAAAGATAAAATGGGGTTGGGGCAATACTTTCGAGGGATAACGGAACATTGTATCTTCGCCCGGTCGAAAATCGCCCCCCCCGTATAAAATCATTGATGGAAAACGTCAGCAAGGTGTGACTGGCTTCTATTCGCCCAAAGGAATCCACAGTGCAAAGCCGGAAGAAATGCGTAAAATGATTGAAAAAGTCAGCTATGCACCTCGCATAGAGCTTTTCGCAAGAGAGAAACACGAAGGCTGGGACGTGTGGGGTGATGAAGTTGTTTCTTCCGTCGAGCTTACAAACAATAAAGAGAGGAACGGCTTATGTTTTGTCCAGAAAACGTGCTGCTTTTGATACTTCTTGTTCTTATTGTCATTCTCGTTGCTGCGAGATTAAATGCGGAGCGGTTCAATATCGACGAAATTCTATGCGAGCACAATAACCGCGACGCATATCGTCGTATTTGACACACATATATAGGAGGCGGCAAAAATGTTGAATAAAAATCGGAATAATAGGGATTCCCATTTTCAACCCGTATGGGCGAAGCGTATTTCTGCTGAATGTGCATCCTACGGCATTCGCTCTGAAACTGCTTCTATTATGTGCCGCGATTTCGGTGAGAAAAAGATGTTGTTTCTCCTCAAAAAATACGCAGAGAATCTTCATCGAACCGACAAATGAGCCATAAAAACAGCACTTATATATAAGTAAAAGAGGTGGGAGGTGTTGATTTTTGCCCTCGTATGTATATACAACAGATGACCTTCGGCAGTTTCAAGCACTGCCATTGGAAGCAAAAGTAACCATGTCCATGTCTCGTATTCAGGATGCCTACAAGCGTTTCAAAGGTGATATGTTCGTCTCTGTTTCCGGCGGAAAAGACAGTGATGTGCTTGACCATCTTGTGCATGAGATGTACCCGGACGTTCCTCGCGTGTTTGTAGATACCGGGTTGGAGTATCCAGAGGTGCGGAAACATGCGCTATCAAAACCAGACGTCGTTCGTTTAACGCCGGAGAAGTCTTTCAAAGAAGTTCTTTTGACGTATGGCTATCCTGTGATTTCAAAAGATGTTGCCGGACTGATTGAGGCGGCGCGACGTGGAGCACCGTGGGCGACGAACAAATTAAAAGGAAAGACAGTTGACGGCACGAATAGTCAATTCATCGCGTCTCGTTTTTCTCGCTACGCATCCCTGCTTGACGCACCGTTCCTGATCTCCGAAAAGTGCTGCGGCATTATGAAGGAGCGCCCGGTGATACTATATGAGCGGCAAACAGGGCGTTATCCATATATTGGAACGCTTGCTTGCGAATCACAACGACGGACGGAAGCATGGCTGCGCACAGGATGCAACGCCTTTTATAGCCGTCGCCCGCATTCCACCCCCCCCTGTCCATCTGGACAGAGCAAGACATCCTTCAATACATTAAGTCGCGCAACTTGCCCATCGCGTCTGTCTATGGTGACATCATAGAAGACAGCAATGGCAAACTGGAATTAACAGGCTTAAAGCGCACCGGCTGTATGTTTTGTATGTTCGGCGCTCAAGTAGAGAAACAACCGAACCGATTCCAGCGGATGAAAGAATCTCATCCAAAACAGTATGAGTTCTGTATGCGACCGCCTGATGAAAATGGTTTGGGGCTTGATGCTGTTCTATCTTACCTAAAAATTCCACATTAAGTTAAAAGGAGAATAAAAATGCCTCCGAAGAAGAAGCGAACGATTGACTATGCTGATGTTCCTGAAACGCTGGATGACCATATGTTCTTTGGACTTCAGCTCGACCCTGAACAGATTGCGTTTCGTAATGCCATCTACAGCCCTAATATTGACGCAGTGTTTGTAGATGCTCGCGCTGGCACAGGCAAGACGACAATTGCCGTTGCAACTGCCGTGCTGATGTACCACTACGGTTTGTGCGACGGCATCAACTATATTGTCGCGGCAAATGCTGAATCGCGTCAAGGCTATATTCCCGGCGATATGTTTACCAAAAATCTTCCCTATATGACAGGACTTTATCAGGCGCTTGAAATCGCGAATGAATATCCTGATAAGGCAATCAAAGGTATTACGCCTGAGAGTGACAAGGAAGGATACGCTTTTGTGACCGCAGAGACAGGTACATTCCTGCGCGGCAGCAATATCGGCGGACACGGCAAGAAAATTGTCATCGTTGACGAAGCCCAGAACTTTACGGTATCTGAACTTCGCAAAACGCTGACCCGAATCTGTGAAGGGTCAAAGGTGATTGTAATTGGTCATCAGCTTCAGGTGGATATTCCGCAACATGCTTCCGGCTTTCTGCCCTGCATGAAGCACTTCCATAGCACGGGTAATCCGCGTTTCGCTTTCTGTTCCCTGAATACATGCCATCGTTCGCTCATTGCGCAGGTCGCAGACGAACCGTGGAAAGAATAATAAAGAGGTGAATAAAATGTCTGAAACACAGAATACTTCGATTGACTTGGGCAGCCTCCTAAAAGGTTTGCCCTCTAATGGGCCATTTCCTGAACCTGAAATTCTGAATTATTACAAGATGCTCCAGAATCGAAAGCTCTGGTTCGATATTTCGGTGGACGAAACCGTACTCGACTTTATTCGGTTGATTATGCTTTTCAATATGGAAGACCAGCAGGCAAATATTCCCATTGAGGAACGGGAGCCTATCTGGATTTATATCGAGAACTACGGCGGCGATGCGGATATGATGTGGGCGCTGATTGATGCCATCAAGACATCTGTAACTCCTGTTTATGTCGTCAACATGGGGCTTGCGGCAAGCGCGGCAGGCATCATTTTTATCGCCGGACACAAGCGTTTCATGATGCCGTCTGCTCATGTACTGATTCATGAGGGCAGCGGCTCTATTAAGGGTGATGCCGTGAAGATTCTCGACCAAGCAGACAGCTATCAGAAGGAGCTGTCGCGGATGCGTTCGTTCATCCTCGACCATACGAAGATTCCTGCGTCAACGCTCAAAAAAAAGCGCAATAATGACTGGGACATCAGCGCGGAAGACTGCCTGAAATATGGTATCTGTGACGTAATCGTCGAGAGGATGGATGAGATTCTGTGATAAAAGAAGTTGAAGAAATCTTTGACCCCGTATAGGCGGCAGAAAAGCAACGGTAGTACGCCGACGAACACCATCTGCTATACTTCGCGCCTCGCAACGGATGGTGTTATAGATGCCGCCGAAACATCTACAAGCCAGACCGTGGATATAGCGTTGAAGTGGCTGGAAAGAAATTGATAACAGGTTGCCCGTGGTGCTGTTATAGTTTCTGTGAATAATTACAATCGGAGGTTACACAATGACCTATACCGTATACCATCTGCACTCCGATTACTCCCTTCTGGATAGCTGTACGAAGTTTACAGATTATGTTAAGCTCGCAGCTTCGCAAGGCATGACAGCCATCGCATCAACGGAGCACGGCAAACCATCCGGCTGGGTTGAAAAAAAGATGGCTTGCGAAAAGTACGGATTGAAATTCATCTATGGGGTCGAGATTTACTTGACGGAACGTCTCGAACCCAAAGTGCGCGATAATTACCATACGGTTCTGCTGGCAAAGAACTTTGAGGGCGTTGTGGAAATTAACCGTCTGATTGAGTTATCCACCAGAACAGACCATATGTACTACAAGAATCGCATTACCTTTGATGAGTTTCTATCTATCAGCCCGAACGTCATCAAAATCAGCGCTTGTATCCAGTCCCCTCTCAACAAGCTCCCGCACGGGCATCCACAATATATGGTGCTGGCGAATGCGTATGACTACTACGAGATACAGCATCATAATGTGCAGGAGCAAGCAGAGTATAATCGTTATCTTTTCACTCTCTCCCAAAAGACCGGGAAACCGCTGATTGCAGGAACGGACACACACAGTTTGAATGCTTACTACGCAGAGTGCCGCGATATTCTGATGGAGGACAAAGAGCAGCACTATGAGGGCGAAGATGCTTTTGACTTAACGTGGAAATCATACGAAGAACTTGTTGCGGCATACGAAAAGCAAGATGCGCTTCCACGATGGGCGTATATGGAAGCTATCGAAAACACAAATAAGATGGCAGAGTCGGTCGTCGATTTTAAGTTAGACAAGACCCCGAAGTATCCCGTCCTCTATGGAACGCCGGAAGCCGACGAACAGAAGCTCCGCGAAATCGTATGGCAAATGCTTGACGATAAGCTGGAGAAAGGGATTATCCCTCGCTCGCAGGAAGAAGAATTCCGGCGCGACATCGTGGAAGAACTGGAAGCCTTTCATAAGACGAACATGTCTGGGTTTATGCTGTCCATGTCGGACATCATCGCGTGGTGTCGAAGCAGCAATATTCCGATTGGCCCGTGCCGTGGTTCGGTTGGCGGTTCCAGAGTGGCTTACGTTTCTGAAATCATCGACTTGAATCCCGTTGAGTACCACACTGTATTTTCCAGATTTTGCAATGAGAATCGTGTTGAACTTGGTGACATCGACGTAGACTGCATTGGAGCAGACCGCCCGAAAATCTTCGAGCACATCATCAACAAGTTCGGCGAAAAGCATTGCGCTCGCGTCTCGTCCTACGATACGATTGCCGACCTGAGTTTTATCGACGACTGTGGCAAAGGACTTGCTATCAAGTGGGAACGCCAACACTCCCCGGAGAAATTCGACGAGAGAGGGCATTTCAAAAAAAAGACGGCTTCTTATGACGCAAAGAATCCTTATCGTCCAGCGATTCTCACATCCATTAAGCAGGGCTACAAGGATGACCCTGAAAAAACAAAGAAGCAGTACCCAGATTTGTTCCGGTATTACGACGGCTTTATTGGTACAAAGGTTTCGCAATCCGTTCATCCGGCGGGCATGGTCATCTCGTGTGATGCACTGCATGATAACTGGGGCGTCTTTAATAAGGACGGCGAAAAATGTTTGTTTCTCAACATGGACGAGGCACACGATGTGATGCTGGTCAAGTACGACCTGCTCATCTTGAAAACGGTTGAAGTCATTGCCAAGTGCTGTAAGCTCGCTGGAAAGCATTATCCCCGGATGCACGAGATTGACTTCCATGATGCCGCAGTCTGGGATGATATATGCCGTGACCAATCCGCTATCTTCCAGTTTGAATCAGGGTTTGCGGCGGATGCCTTGCGAAGATTTCAGCCCCGAAGCGTTGAAGATATTGCTGTTGTTACTGCCGCCATCCGCCCTTCCGGTGCTTCTTACCGCGACGATTTGCTTGCGCGAAAGGTACACCACAACCCAACAAAACTCATAGACGAAGTTCTAAAAGATTCGTTGGGCTATCTGGTGTATCAGGAACAGACGATTTCTTTCCTTCAGATTGTTTGTGGTTTGTCCGCCGCTTACGCCGACACCATTCGTCGTGCAATTACAAAGAAGAAGAAGGAGCAGGTAGACGAAGCGCTTCCCGTTATTCTGGAAGGGTATTGCGACACCTCTGATAAGACTCATGATGTTGCTGAGCAGGAAGCAAAAGAGTTTTTGCAGGTCGTCGAGGACGCCAGCGCGTATTCGTTCGGGAAAAATCATGCAATTGGCTACTCTCTTCTCTCTTACCTCTGCGGTTACTATCGCCACTATTACCCCGAAGAATTTATTGCAGCCTACCTGTCATGCGCAGCGAATGATGACGACATCATGGTTGGCAAGGCCCTCGCAAAGCGTCTGCACATCACGCTGACGCACCCAAAATTCGGTCAGGACAATCGCGATTACTACATCGACAAAGTGCATCATGCAATTTCCGACTCCCTTGCTTCGCTTAAAAATGTCGGGCTAAAGGATGCCGAAGCGCTGTTTTCCCTTTCTGATTTCTCCGGGAAGTATTTTGTAGACCTCCTCTATAGGGCGCAAAATTTTCCGGGAGTGCTGAACGCCACCGTCCTAAGAACCTTAATTTGGGCGGATTATTTTTCCGCATTTGGCAAAGCCGGAAAGCTCATGAGCGTTTATCTGGAATTCTTGGAAGGGAAGAACAAAATAACAAAGAACCTCATAGATGCAACCATCTGTAAGCGGATGGAACTGCTTCGTGAATATGAAGTGGCGCAGCCTGATGAAGACATTCCCATGTCCGCCATCGTCCCCTTTGACATCGCGACCTTCGGTGAACCTCGTCACCTCTACCCAGACCAGAACGGTTTGTTCGCAGTGCTGGAAGTAGATACGAAGTATTCCCCAAAGATCAAGCTCTTCAACCTTGCGAAAGGCACAACGGGTATGATGAAAATCAAGAAGCCGCTATATAAGGAGCGCGAAATTGAGCAAGGGAACATCATCCGGATTGTTGCGTGGAAGCAAACACCCGCCTACCGTTACGTCAACGGTAAATCCCAAATCATTCCGGGCGTGCATGACATGTGGCTCGATATGTACGAAGTATTATAAGGAGGCGATTTTGTGAAAGCAAATTATCCTGTTTACTACATCAGAGGGCATGACAGCGTTCGCGTTGTTGCCCCTGATATTCCGGGCTGTTACTCTTTCGCGCGAGACTTGCCCAGTTCCCGGTGTTTGATTACAGACTGTCTGTGCGAATGTATTGCCCTGTTGGAGCGGTTGAAGCACCCAGTACCGCCGCCGACCCCGTTGGAAACGCTCTTCCTCCCTCATGGGGCGATTGCAGAAAATGTTTTTGTTGATACGACACAGTATAGAAAGGAAAAGAAGTTGTGAGACAACTTGCTACTATTCAGAAGATTACTGCCATAGACCCTATCCCTGATCGTGACCAGATTGGTCTGGCACACGTTCTTGGCTGGCGCGTCATTGTGCGGTATGACCAGTTTGCTGTTGGAGATTTGTGCGTGTTTTTCGAGATTGATTCTCTTCTCCCGGAAAAGCCGGAGTTTGAGTTCATGCGAGCGCGAAAGTTCCGCGTCAAGACATTAAAGATGGCTGGCGTCATTTCACAGGGCTTGTGTATGCCCGTCAGTATTCTTTCTCCTGCCGATTATAGCGAGGGGGATAATGTGACTGACGTCCTTGGCATCACGAAGTACGAACCGCCGGAAGATATTCCGCAGACCAAAGGTGCTATTAAGGGCGGCAAAAGTCGAAATAAATTCCGTGGCTTTTTGTATCGTTTCCCGTTGACAAGAGCGCTGATGAAGCGTTTGTCGCAGGATGTTCGTCTTGATTTCCCGGTCTTTATTGCAAAGACAGACGAATCCCGGTGTGAAGGATTGCCGTGGATTTTCGGCCGCCGCGACATCCCCTATGAAGTCCACGAGAAGGTAGACGGTCAATCCGGAACATTCCTTTTGGAGCGCCACAAACATCTTTGCGGCCTGTATACGACCTATGATTTCAGCGTTTACTCCCGCAATTACCAGCGTTTGAAGGATAACTCTTCTTACTGGTCTGTTGCGGAGCGCTATCATATAAAGGAAGTGCTTCTGTCGCTGCTGAAGAAGTGCGACGATAAGTCTGATTGGGTTTGCATTCAGGGTGAATGTATCGCACCGGGTGTGCAGGGCAATAAGTATCATGTTGATACGCCTGACCTGTATTGCTTCAACCTTATCACCAAGAATAGCGGGCGTGTAGATAGTATTAAGGCGGCGAAAATTGTCGAGGAATACGGCATGAAGTGGGTTCCCTTGATTTCCGAAGAATATTATCTTCCCGCTACAATTGAGGAACTGAAGGATTTTGCGGACGGAGAATCCGCGCTTTATCCAACACTGCGCGAGGGGCTTGTTTTCCGCAATTATGAGAAGGGCATTTCGTTCAAGAATGTCAGTAAGAAATTTCTGCTGAAGTATAAGGAGTGATAACGATGGCAGATTTGAAGTTTGTTCATGTTGGCTTGGGCGACGTGGTGTGTGCAAACCACGTCATTGCCGTCATTCAGTATGGTACAGAAACCGGGCGTAAGTACCGCCAGTATTCCCGCCGCGCTCATAAGTATATTGACGCGACACATGGGAAGAAAATCAAGTCGTACCTGATTCTTGATGAAGGCACAGTCATGGCTTCCCATATTTCCGTTGCTACGCTTCAGCGCCGCTTGACCTCTCTCCCGTCTACGGATACAGGCATTGATGATTATATGCCGCCCGAAAATCCTTATGAAGAAGAGGATGATGACGACGACGAGGAAGAAGCGGTCGAAGAAATGGATGACGAGGACGAAGACGAAGGAGAAGACGATGAAGGTTTATCTGAATGAAATTTCCGGCTTGTGGCAAGCGATTGTGTCCATGTACCTTTCTAAGCGTACATGGACGCGCGAAAAAGAGCAGCGTATCATGGAAATCTATGAGCACAATTTCGACCGTCACGGCAAGCTGATTCGCGAAGAACCAGACGACGAAATGAAGAAACTGCTGGTTCCTCTCTTTAAGTGGGCGCCGCTTCATATCACGATGGGTAAGTTCATCGACTTCCGCTTCACCGTCGAAGGACTGCACCGTGGCGCGCAGGATGATTTTGACTCTCATGCCAAGCGTTTTGATAATCGAATTATCCGTTCCAGCACCCGCCTTGCCAATTATGGCGCGGAGAAATCGGATTGGTATCACGACAAAATCATCACGACGGATGAAATGCTTTCCCACTTGAAGATTGACCTGCCGAAAGAAGTTGAGGGGAAAGACGGCACAAAGTATGTGCGCGTTGCGAATGGCTACGTCAAGGAGGCTGATGCTGAAAACCACGACGTAACGCGTGGTCTGCTGATGCTTTCCATTCCCTCTAACTTTACGTTCGCTTGCAACTGCACGGAGTTCGCGCACATCGTTAAAGAGCGCGATAAGAACTCCCATGCCGCGCCGGAACTACGGGACTGCATCGAAGAGATGCTTCTGCAGATTCACCAATGGCTTCCCTACTGCACCCGCGAGTTCTTCTATTCCGTGAAAAATTGAGGTGCAGTGTGATGAAAGAAGGATACATGGTGAACCCGGACGATGCTTTCGCGAAGGGATAGAAGAAGCGCATCAAGTCGAACGGTGGATATTGCCTGAATAAAGACAAGTCCACGAAGAAGAATAAATGTCCGTGTTCCGTATTCGAGGATACGGGCGAGTGTGAATGCGGTCTGTATATCCGTTCTTCTTTTGATGAAGGATGGGACGAATAAATCTGTGCGTGTCTATAGGAGGCGCAAAATGGACTACGAAGTTTGCATCGAAACTGGCAACGACAAGAATACCCTCTATTTATCCACAGACTATCCACCGATTATCAACAAGTTGCAGAAACTTATCCGCAGTAACCCCGGTGATTTCATTGTCAAGGGCGACCCCAAAACAAATGACGGCTGCCTGTACATCAAGATGCCCGCAAAGTACCTGTCTTTCAGCTTCAAGAAGCGCGTATATAAGCCGCGCGACTTGACCGAAGAGCAGCGAGAAGAGCTGCGAGCAAGAATGAAGAAAGCACAAGCCGCCCGAAAAGAGAAGCAAACGGACAGCAAGGAGGATGCTTAATGCTTACGGTCAAAGGAAAATATAATACGGCGCGAATCATGACGAACGGTGAAGTGGATGAAGCAACACTCGAACAGGTTCGCACGATGTGCAACTTGAAGAGCTTGCAGGAATCCAATATTGTCATCATGCCCGACTGCCACGCAGGAGCAGGATGCACCATCGGCACAACCATGACGATTCACGATACTGTTATCCCAAACTTCGTCGGTGTCGATATTGGCTGCGGTGTACGCGCGGTACAGATTGCAGGGGATGTTGACTTGGAGAAACTCGACCGTGTAATCCGTGAGAAAATTCCCTGCGGATTTGCTGTTCATGATGAGCTTGATGAGTCTGACGATTCCAGTAACGAAGATGGCTATACTTCTGATCTTTACATGAAAGCGTTCTCCATACTTCTTGACACATGGTGTAAAGAACATGTGGATACAGACCGTGCATGTCGTTCGTTGGGAACATTAGGAGGCGGCAACCATTTCATCGAATTGGATTGTGATTCCTATGGGCATTATTGGTTGGTCGTGCATACAGGCAGTCGCTGCCTTGGTAAGCAGGTTGCGGACTATTATCAAAACCTTGCCTATCGCGCCTGCAATAAGCATGACTTTTCGGCTGAAATCGAGAAGTTAAAGCAGGAAGGTCGCCAGCGAGAAATCAACGATTATATTAAGCGCAACAAAGAAGAGCCCGTCCCGAAGGAATATGCACACTTGTCTGGACGCGATATGATGCTGTATCTTGATGGTATGACCACTTGCCAAGAATATGCAGCGGCGAATCGTAAAGAGATCTGCAATATCATCATGGATGCTATGGGTTGGCAAGCCATTACGCAGATAGATACTCCCCATAACTACATTGACCCTCGTGATGTCATACTCCGAAAAGGCGCGGTGGCCGCTCGTGGAAATGAGTTTCTTGTCATCCCTATGAACATGAGAGACGGAACGCTTTTGTGCGTCGGAAAAGAGAATGCGGCGTGGAACGCTTCTGCCCCACATGGTGCTGGGCGAGTTATGTCCCGTGCAAAGGCGAAAGAGTCTATCTCAATGGAGTCATACGAGAAAAGCATGAGTGGCATCTATTCCTCGTCTGTTTGCGAAGGGACTAAAGATGAAGCGCCTATGGCTTATAAGCCCGCTGAAATTATTAAGGACGCCATCGCAAACCTTGAAGGTGGTGCGGTTACGATTGTTGATGTTTTGAAACCAGTTTACAATTTCAAAGCAAGTGATAAGGAGGAATCCAAATGAATGTAATTAAGAGGAGCGGCGAAGAAGTGCCGTTCCAACCCGAAAAAATCAGGAATGCAATCAGGAAGGCGAACGAATCAGTCCCCTCATACAGTAGACTATCCGACATCGCGCTTGATAAGGTTGTGCATCGTGTCATCATAGACTGTGAGGCAATGCCTCATACGCCAAATGTCGAGGATGTACAGGAAATCGTCGAAACACAACTGATGGAAGCTGGTGCTTTCGGTGTTGCGAAAGCATACATCCGGTATCGGTATAAGCGAGCGGCTATCAGAAATAATGCGCATACCTTCCTGTATTCTCTAAAGCCTATGCTTGAAGCGTCTGATGTTCAGAATCAAAATGCCAATGTTGACGAGCAGTCTTTTGGTGGACGTGTTGGCGAAGCAACGAATGAGATGATGAAGCAGTATGCGCTAAACTTCTGCATGTCTGATATGGCGCGGCGCAATCATCTCAACAACGAAATCTATACGCACGATTTGTCCAGTTATGCAGTAGGGAATCATAACTGTTTGAGCATTCCATTTGATACTCTGCTCGCTAATGGTTTCAGCACTCGCCAAACAGATATTCGTCCTGCTGGAAGCGTCAATACAGCGTTTCAACTTCTCGCTGTCATCTTCCAGTTACAGAGCCTCCAACAGTTTGGTGGCGTGAGCGCAACACATTTGGACTGGACAATGGTTCCGTATGTGCGCAAGTCTTTTTATAAGCATTATGTGGACGGTTTGAAGTATATTGGTAGACTGGACGAAGAGGAAATTGCTTATAATCTGGCACACAATTACGCATTCTCTCCGGTTGAAAAACCTGTTGATGATGAGGTCTACAAGCAGCATACGGAAGAATATGACTATGCTATGGATATGACCACGCGAGAATTGCAACAGGCGGTCGAAGGGATGTACCACAACCTCAACACATTGCAAAGCAGAAGCGGAAATCAATTGCCATTTACCTCAGTCAACTTTGGCACATGCACTTTGCCAGAAGGTCGCATGGTTATTAAGGCGCTTCTTGATGGCTCTATCGCTGGCGTTGGCAAACTGCATCGAACTCCGACTTTCCCCTGCTCTATCTTCCAGCTCATGAAAGGGGTTAATCGCAAACCGGGAGACCCCAACTATGATATGTATCGCTTGGCGTTAAAGTCAACAGCGCGGCGCTTATACCCCAATTACGCGAATGTTGATTGGGGCGGGAATGCTGGATATGACCCGAATGATCCTCGGACTTATTTCAGCACGATGGGTTGTAGAACGGCAAACGGATACGACATCAACGGTTTCGAGCAGCTTAAAGATGGGCGCGGCAACATCTGTCCGGTCACGATTATTCTTCCCACGCTTGCGGCAGAAACGAAGCAGGAGATATACAAAGAGTGGCCGGAAGCAGACCCCGTGTATTTCGAAGGTGATGTTGACAAGCTCGTTGACAGCTTCATGACTTTACTTGATTCAAAAATCCATGAGGCAAAAGATCAGCTTATTGAGCGATTCAATTATATTTGCAGTCAGAGTTCTGCGTCTGCAAAATTCATGTACGAGAATGGCATCATGGCTGGTTATGTCCCGGAAGAAGGGATTCGGTCTGCGTTAAAGCATGGAACTCTTGCTATTGGTCAGCTCGGACTTGCTGAAACGTTGACAATTTTGATAGGAAAAGACCAGACAACCCCGGAAGGAATGGCACTCGCAAAGCGAATTGAGGAGCTTTTCAAGCAGCGTTGCAATGAGTTTAAGCAGGAATATAAACTTAACTTCGGAGTATATTACTCACCCGCTGAAAATCTATGTTTTACTGCCATGAAGAAATTCCAGAATCGCTTCGGGCATATTCCGGGAGTAAGCGACCACGACTTCTTCACGAACTCAATCCATGTTCCTGTCTGGGAACAGATAGATGTGTTTGACAAGATTGACATAGAGTCGCAGCTCACAGGCTATTCAAGCGCTGGCTGTATTACCTATGTGGAGTTGCCGAGCACAGCAGAAAACAATATTGACGCGCTCGAAGCCATTGTGAACTATGCAATGGATAAGGACATTCCTTATTTTGCAATCAATGTTCCCAATGACGCCTGCCTTGATTGCGGATATACCGGGGAGTTTAACGATGCTTGCCCTGCTTGCGGGAGCAAACACTTTCAACAGCTTCGCCGCGTAACAGGGTATCTGAGTGGAGATTACAAGACGGCGTTTAACGCAGGGAAACAGCAGGAAGTTGAGCAGCGTGTGAAGCATGTAGGAAGGATGACGCAATTGGAATGAGCAACATAGCGGGTATTATTAAAAGCGATATTGCCGATGGCCCCGGCGTTCGTGTCGGGGTCTTCCTCTCCGGCTGTCCTCATCATTGTCCCGGATGCTTTAATCAGGAGCTGTGGGATTATAACTACGGCAAACCGTTTGATACAGATGACTCTAAAAAGATAAAAGAACTCCTTTCTCGTCCATATATTTCCGGGATAAGCATATTAGGAGGCGAACCTTTATGCGACGAAAACCTTTGTGTGACATGTTGGCTTATAGCCATTGCCCATGAACTCGGCAAAAACGTATGGATATATACCGGGTATACGTTTGATGAACTTCTTAAGCGAGTGATAGAAGTGCCTACCAATGTTTTTCTCTGTATCGCCTTAAAAGAGGTTGACATTCTTGTCGATGGTCGCTTTGAGCAATCGCTTGCTGATAAACGTCTGCAATTTCGTGGTTCGTCCAACCAGCGCATCATTGATATGAAGAAAACTATCAAGGCAGTCTCTGTCGTCTTATGGAATGGAGGCGACTATCAATGAGCGAAATCTATATCGTCAAGAAACAGGAAAAGAGCCGTCCTCATCGCGGGGATATGCTCATCTATCGTATTTACTACGGCGATGAGATTGTCTATATTGGCAAGACAAAACAGGCTTTAAGCACTCGCATCAAAAGTCATCTATATGGGCGCAAATATGAGACACGCATCAACATTGATAGGATGACTCATATTGATTACAGCATTTATAAAACGCCAGCCGATTGGCTCTTGTATCACGTCTATTGGGTCAACAAGTATCATCCGCGATTGAATCAGACGCACAAGACCAGAGGACACCTTACCGTATCCCTCCCAAACGTGCGGTGGGTAAAGTATACGCCGCTTCTGCTCTCTAAGTGGCGTGAAGACTTGAAATCCAAAAAATAAAATACGGGGCAGCCGACAAAAACATCGGTTGCCCCGCACCTATAATCTATGATAATAAAGAAAGGACGGTGCTCTATGTACCAGTTTTCTCGTGTGTCCCAAGAAACCTTCGATGACGCGTGGGAGGATAATGTCGATTACCTTCGCAATCCTCCCGATGTTAGCGAGATCGAACTTCCTGCTCGTGCAACTTCTGATTCTGCGGGATACGACTTCTTTATGCCGACGGACATGACCCTTTATCCCGGAGAACGCTACGTCATTCCTACCGGTATCCGTGCAAAAATCCCACACGGTTCGTTTCTGATGCTCGTCCCTAAGTCCGGACTTTCCTTCAAATACGGCACTCGCCTGTTGAACACGGTCGGTATTGTGGATGCGGACTACATCAATTCTGACAACGAAGGACATATTCTTGTCGGCCTTACTGTTGACAAGAAGCTGGAGTTGAGCGAAGGTCAGAAGTTCGTGCAGGGAATCATCCTCCCTTATCTGACACTCGATGATGACAATACGACGGAGGTGCGTAATGGTGGATTCGGAAGCACAGGTGCGTAATATAGAGGCGGCGCAAACCTCTCCACGGGGCGATGCTGTAAATCATCCGCCTCATTACAATCATGGTGGCAAAGAGACAATTGACTATATCGAATCTCTCGGCATCGGCTTTGAGTTCTGCGTGGGCAACGCTATCAAGTATCTGTCTCGCGCTGGCTATAAAGACGACATTGTTCAGGACTTGTGTAAAGCGCTTTGGTATATCGACCGCGCTCGCGAACGCTCACTGGAAGACTTTATAGATAATCTCCTTTGTCGAGTCCAGTTCTGTGTAAAGGAATATATTATGCGGAGTAAAGAAACTCCCACACTGAAGGCGGAGGATTTGGTTGACTCCATTGGTTGTGGAAAACTGCGGCCGCGCTCTCTAATTGACCTGCTTGGTTCAGCAATTATATACTATAAGGGGGACATATGAGTAATCTTATCAAGTAGTTTTGCGCCGATTAGTCCCTCAATCGTCCGGGTTTCTGTATTCTTCACTGCGATCCTGAAGCCCGGACGGTTGAGAGCGTCCGCAAGTCTGTTGTCAATCATCATGTGGCGGCAGGGCATAAGAAGCCGCATGGTCAGCGCCTTGCAGAGAATGCACAGGAACTTGCTTCCTACATTGATTCTGATCCGGACTTGATTCTTGTTCGTGAGCGTGGATTCCATCGTTTCGCGCGTGAGACAGAAAACATTTTCAAAATGGTTGGAGTTTCTGATTACATCGCATGGACACACGCCCAGAAGTCTTTTGACGAAATCACCCCGACCAGCGTCAAGAAAACGCTGACAGGAAAGCCACGAGCGTCCAAAGAAGAAGTCGCGGCCATGCTTCCCTTATATATAGGCGGCGTTGTTTTTGACTTCGACGATGAATCGGATGCCGTTGCGCTTGGTATCTGCTGGCTTATCCAGCATGAATATATTGATGTGAAAGGAGTACCTACATGAAAAAACATGACAATACGAATACTGCCGCAGCGGGCGGTGGAATCACTTTCATGGGAGCGCTGCAAGTTGCATTCATTGTTCTGAAACTTTGCGGTGTTATCTCGTGGTCGTGGGGCTTGGTGCTTGCCCCTGTGTGGATTGGTTTCCTTGTTATCGCAATCATTGTTATTGTTACAGTCCTTGCTGCTGGGCATATCGAAAAGAAGTACACAGAATAAAGGAGACGCGCATGATTAGACTTCCGTCATTGTTCTTGCACGAATATCGAAACGGGTATATGTGGAATGCAATGCCTCTTGTTCGTATGGGGTATGAATGGATAATGAAGGGGCAAGGAAGTGCAACCGTCCTGCTTGATGGATACGGAGCATATGTTCTTGCGGGGCAAGGGTATCTATACGGCGAGTATCCTCCCGGCCATGATATACCGGAAGGTGCGGTCGAATTGCCGAATAATCTGGCAGAGCAAATTGCAACAGCATATAGGATGCCATTGCTGATTCCTATCAATAATAGAGATATAAAAGAAAAAGACCGCCTATTTGCTGAACTTTCTGATGTAATCCGTAATGCACAACGCGATGCGGCTGGACTTCCAGATGGGCATTATACTGTCATTGGAAAGAATATTTACGACAATCCTTATGGTTTGTCAAAGGATCATCTCGTTCGCGACGACCTGATTACAGCAGATGTCCCGCGCACCTTTTCTGGTATCATGTCATATTTGGCTTCCCATAATATTTATGGGCTTGTGTTTTGGAAAGACGGAGTTCCGCAGTGTGTCGTTAAGAGAAGCGATTTTTGCTTGCGCTTCCCTGATGAAGCAAAGCCTGTTGAGGTTCCTCTTCTTCCTGACACAAGTATCATCGGAGGATAAAACGAATGACGGACGCGGAGTTCCTTTCAACCATAAAGCAGATAGTTGCAAATTATCTGACGGAGTACCACCAGAGAGCGGTTTCAGAAAAAGAAATCTATGTTGTCTGGCGGCGAGAAACGTCGCAAGTCATGAAGCTGCTTCTGAACGCATCCACGCCAGACCACCTGATGTTTGAAATTTCGCTTAATGCGGTTAAGAATGAATCCTACCTAACTGTCTATGACGGCGGCAAACACAAGCAAAGGATTCGCCTGAATTGACTCTTATTGGTTTAATAGAACGGAGGAAAAAGAAAAATGCAAAAAAGCGGATTAGGACTGGGCCCATGTCCCTTCTGCGGTAGCGATAACGTGCACGTCATTAGATTTAGACCCAACGGCGAACAGCCCCTTTGGGCTGTTGAGTGTTGTGATTGTGAAGCTATGCTCTTGCGCGAAACAGAAGAAGAAGCAATGGTTGCATGGGACAGCATGTATTCAGAGGCGGCAAACGACTTGCCACGTCTAAAAGACCTCTATGCGGCACTTACCTACTGTGGCAGCAAGAACAAGTTCCCCTCCATCGAAGAATCGTGCCGTAAAGAGTTATGCCCGCTGTTCCCTTTCCGATGGAATGAGAACGCAGTGTGCGTGACGTGCATCGAGACTGTCTTCCGTAAAGCGGCGGATGTTGTGAAGAATATACTTGACGAACAATCAGAAACGGAGTGATATATGTGGCTGCAAAAATAATGGATGGCAAGAAACTCGCAATTGAACGTCGTTACCATAAACTGCGCGATCTGCGGGGACAAGCAGGTAAGAAACCATGTCTTGCAATTATTACCGTTTCGATGTACTCAAACGAAATTGAGACTGCCAGTGATGTATACGTTCACAGCAAGCAGCAAGCCTGCGCCCAGATCAACATCGACTGCATCGTCATCAAGAAGAGCTATTCATACGAAGAGATAAAAGGCAGGGTGGCGCAGTACGACTTGGCAAACACTATCGCGATGCTAAACGAAAAGGACTCCATCACGGCAATCATGGTACAGCTTCCCCTTCCAGTAGGGATTGATAGCCGTGCGGTGCTCAATTGTATTTCGCCGTCAAAAGATGTGGATGGACTTACCGATGTCAATATGGGAACCCTTGTGACGCATTGGACCTATCGCGACATCGCTCCATGTACACCAAGTGGGATAATGGAGTTATTGATTAACGAAAGAATCAATCTCAAAGGCAAAGAGGCGGTTATTATCGGGCGGAGCAACATCGTTGGCAAACCGATGGCGGCACTGTTATTGCGCGAGGACTGCACTGTCACCATCTGCCACAGCTACACAGAGAATCTCGCCCAGCACGCGCGCAATGCAGACATTCTCATCGTGGCAGTTGGCAAAGCAGGCTTCATTACCAAGGATATGGTTAAGCCCGGTGCGGTCGTCATAGACGTTGGTATCAATCGCATTGATGGCAAGATTGTCGGTGACGTGTCTCCCGATGTAGCTGAAGTGGCTGGTTATATGACGCCTGTCCCCGGCGGCGTTGGCCCAATGACCGTTTCCTGCTTGATGGAAAACGTGCTCAATATCGCAATAAAGAACAAGTAAGAGAAAGTGAGGAATTTGTAATGGACTTTAATCCGCAAAACGTTAAGCACTTTGGCTTCGCCCCGCATAAGATGCGCAAGCTGTACCGCCAGCGCATCCGTCATGGCTTCTGTGATTACGACGTGTGTGATATGGGGTACTATCTTTCCTGTGTTCTTCCAAAGATGCTTCGTCAACTTGCAACGGAAGGTATCAGTTACAAACAGGACTATGCAGAGTTCAATAGTCCGGAAGATTGGAGACAGTATCTCTTAGATACGGCGCGTTCATTTGATGTTCTTCGCAATCGCTTCGATGGCAAGTACGACGACGAACCCACGCCAGAGCAACAGCAGAAAGAAGTTGACGATGCCTTTGCAAAATTGGCACATGTCTTTTATGACTTGTGGGATTAAGGAGATTTCAGCATGGGAGAATATACCAAGTTTTGCGAACGTATCTCCGTATTCTCGCTGATCCTTGCGTTTATTTTCTATGTTATCAGTTGCATCCTTATCGACGAGAATGAAGAATTGCGAAGTCTTAACAGTAAACCTTCGCCCGTTTGCAATTGTCAAGAATATGCTCTTTATAATTGAGGTGTTTTATGGATAAAGAGTTCTGGATTGGTCTGATCGTTGTCCTTCTTATACTTGCCGTTGGCGTTTGTGTCGTCGCAACTGTTGCCAAAACCTCCCCGGCAAGTGTCGGCTGCGATTCTGCTGGCTACGGCAAACGGATAACTTACAGCCTTCCTGATGGGTACGACTTGAATTTCAAGAACCCTTACAATGTGATTGATACAGAAGATGGACTTGATGTTATATTCCATTTCAGCAAGGAGGATTGAAATGTTGGAAAATATGTATACTTGGCAAGAGCTGAATAACCTTGCCTCTTCCGGGAGAATGGATACGCCTATCTGGGTGCAGTTTGTTTCGTCATGTGATACATATGTCGCTGTCCCCGATTGGAATCCGAAAAATAACTTTATTGCGGTTCTCGGCTGTGATTGGAAAGAGTTGTCTCGTCGTTATGGTGTCAAATGGATTGCGTGGAAAATGCCGCCGACTGCACAAGAAAAAGCCGACGCACTTCTTATGGCATTCAAGCGAAAGTAATGGAGGATAAGTATGCAGCTATTTCATGGAAACTGTCTGGAATAGATGAAGGATATTCCGGACGAAAGCGTTGACTTGATTTTGTGTGACCTTCCCTATGGAATCACAAACTGCGATTGGGATAACCCCTTGCCGATGAAAGACGTATGGGATGCGTATTACCGCATCGCAAAAGAGAACGCGCCCATCGTCCTCTTTTCGGCAATGCCTTTTACTGCCCAACTTGTGATGAGCAATTTGAAGGACTTCAAATATATGTGGGTTTGGAATAAGCATTATACGCGCGGCTTCTTGAACGCAAAGAAACAGCCGTTGCGTCAGACCGAAAACATCTGCGTGTTTTACCGCAAGCAGTGTAACTACTTCCCGATTATGAGAACGGGCAACGCTCGTATTAAGGGCGGCAAAAAGGCGTTGAATCGCGGAACGTATAACGCCTTCACCCAAATCCAGACTTACAACGACCAGTATTACCCAACCGATATACTTGATTTTCCGGGAGTCCCTGTGAATCAGTTGCAGCATTCCAGCCAGAAGCCAGTAGACCTCTTGGAATATCTGGTGCGCACTTATACGCGGCGCGGTGATGTTGTGCTTGACAACTGCATGGGCGTCGGCAGCACGGGCGTAGCCTGTTTGCGTACTGGACGAGAATTTATTGGCATAGAACTTGACGAGCATTACTACGATATAGCTCGCGAACGACTTCGACAGGAGGAAGCCGCCGTATGATTTACATCACTGGTGACAAACATGGCAACTATGATGATGTCGTTGCGTTTTGCAAAAGTCACAATACCACGAAGAAAGATGTGATGATTGTGCTTGGCGACCACGGATGTTTGTATTATTCTGATTCGGATAATCGGACAAAACACCTGCTTCAGAAGTTGGAAAATCTGCCGATTACCTTTGTAATGATTCGGGGCGATCATGATCGCCGACCTTTTGTGTCTGACAACGGACGGGAACTTCGGTACTTTCTGAATCCATCCTTCACGGGGTGGTTTTATGTTGACAAAGCATATCCTTCTATTTTATTTACTCTCGAATATGGATGGTATTGGTTCACAGGGCGTCACACGTTCATTATCGGCGGCGCTCATAGTTTTGATGCGCCGTATCGTTGTTATATGCGAGATATGGCCTACAAAAACTATCGCTGGTTTTCGAACGAACGGCTATCCTCATCTGAAATGAAAGACGCACTGGACGTATTTCGTCTGCTTCAGTTGAAAAAGTATTCGAAAACTCCGTTCTACATCATGTCTCATACTGCACCGATGAAGTATGTCCCAGATGACGCAAAGAAGCCAGTTCATGATGAGCGTTTCTCGTCTGATTTCAGCATGGAAAAATGGATGGATGAGCTGGAATCTGCACATACTCCAAGTGGACTCACTTACTCAAAATGGTACTGTGGGCATTGGCACATTGACAAGGAGATTGATAATGTGCGCTTCATGTATAACGACATTATTCCATTTTATTGA